TCAGTCGTTTCCCCCCGACCCGTCAGTCGCCCTTCGAGCGCGCGCGACAGCGCCGCCGAATAAGGCTTCAGCTCGTCTTCCGGCATCGGGCGCCGCGTCCTTGATCCATCGGCCGTATCGTTGCTCGATCATCTTTAGGCTGATATGGCCCATCTGGCTAGCGACCCACATCGGCGGTTCGCCAGCCGACAGCATCATACTCGCGTAGGTGTGCCGCGTCTGGTAAGGGCGACGGTAGCGCGCTGCCGATTTTTCAATGGCGCGGTTCCACGCTAGCCAGATCACGTTGTCGCCGCTCCACGCTTCGCCGGTTCGAGGATTCAGGAAGATCGAGCCACCGAGAAGCGAAGAGAATCGTTTTTGGTCGTTAAGGGCGGCGAGTGCGGGCTCAAGCAACTTTACGTTGCGGCGGCTGCCGCGCGTTTTCGTGTCCTCGACCTTCTTAGCGACGCGAGCAGCTCGCGTCCGTGCCCGTTGCACGCGAACGATTCCGCGTTCCCAATCAACGTCGCTCCACTGAAGGGCGATCAACTCGGATGTCCGCAGGCCAGTCCAAAACGCAAACTGGAACAGATTTTTTTCTTGCCCGACCATCGCGCCGAGAATCGCAGCCTGTTCCTCCGCGGTGAAGGGATCGACATCGTCGTCTCGGCCCGGGGCGTCGTTTCGCTGATACGTCCACCCGTACAGAACGTTTGTCTCGACGATCTCGTCTTGCACGGCCTCGGCGAGCGCCGCACGGAAAACCGACAGCACGTTGGTCATCCGTTTATTGCCGAATTTCTGCTTCGAAGCCCATTCGCGTACGTGGGAGCGACGCACGTCCGACATTACAAGATGGCCGAACGCAGGTTTCAGAGTCCCCTTGATGATTTTTTTGTAACCCTCGATCGTGCTGGCCGCTAGAACGTTTTCCTGCCGTTCAAGCCACGTGTCTAGGAACGCTCCGACCATCAGGGCATCGCCTTGCCGCTCGACGAACTGCGCTATCCGTTTTGACTCCGGGAAGGAAACTCGGTAGTCGAAAGTTCCGTTTGCGATGGCGGTGCGAACCGCACCGAGAAAATTGGCAGCCGCTTTTAGGTTAGCGGGCGTGGGCTCGAGGCGGATGCGCTCGCGACAACGGACGCCCTTATAGGTGAAGGTGACTTCGATCGAACTGCCACTAATGGCGCGGACACCCGTGCCGTTTCTACCCATCTTTCATACCCCTCGATATCAATCAAAATGCGCCCGTCCGGCGCCTTAATCCACAGTTGTCCTTCTAGCCACACACCATCGCGGCGTTTGGATTTCACCGCGTCTTCCGTATAGCCGGTCATGTCACAGAACTTGAGCACGGTGACATACCGGGATGCGAAGGCCGCGATCATTGGCGTGTCTCACGAAATCTGATTCGCGAACGGCCGTCGAATTGACGAGGTCTCAGTGGCTGCGTGGCGCGCTGCCGCTTCACGTGATAGCAGGCGGTTTTCATGCTGTTGCTCATGCTAGGATTCCTTGCATTTCGATTTCAAAACTTATGGGGATAGTGGTGGAGTTCGAGACGATCAAGCTGTGTGCCGAGTGCGCCGAACTGCACGGGCAACCGTCGACTGTGAAGCCGGCGCATCTCGTGATGGTCGGCGCAGGCGTGTTCCAAGGCGAATGTCGAGAAGAGCACTACGAGTGCTCGGCGTGCGGTGCAGCGTTTGCACGCGTCTTGACGGGCGATGCCGAGTCCCGCGTGTGGCTCGCGGTGAATTCAATCCAGCACTGACCCCCGCGCGCGTCGCGCCGTCAGACTCATGAAACCCGGGAGTGCTACGATTGCCCCGGTTCGTTTCATGATCTGATTCAAATGAAGCATTTATTCACGATGCGCGGCTATCACGTCGACTGCACGCCGCGCGTGACCGAGGACGGTCAGTTCGCCGCACAGGTGACGTTCACCTACATGGGCTACAACCCGGAAGCATCGTTCAAGACGCTCGGGACGTACGAAACGGAAGAGGCGGCGGTCGAGCGGGCGCGGTCGTTCTCCGTCGAGTGGCTCGCGCGTAACGGTTGAGCGAGCGCCATGCTTGAACGGTCCACATACCGCGGCTACAACGTAGAAATAGAGGCGACGGAGCGCGAAGGCGACGCACTCGGCCCGCGCGTGCTGGTCGGCATGTCGATTGTTCGCACACGCGATGGCGAGGTGCTGTTTCTCGAGGCGCCGATTCGCATGCTACCGGCCGGCAAAACGATTACGCGTGAGCTGGCGATCGAATACCGACGGGACGAGGCGCGGCGACGCATCGATAATTCACTTTCATGATTCAAACATTTTGCTACGATTGAGCCATCCCTCTTCGAGGAGGTCGACATGTCTCGCGAGTCGGAGTGGTTGGATTTCATACTGCATGACGACTTTCCATCGGACGTGGAGTTTCTGGAAGGGAGTCGAAGCAATCACGTTATCGTTAGGTGGCAGGTTGCAGGTCGAGACGATGCGCTGCGGCGCAATGCGCCGATGGTAATCGTGATCGATGTTGACGCGATCAACCGTCATGAAACTGGCAATGCGACGGAACAGGCGAGAATCGAAAGGCGTATACGTGAGATCGTCGCATTGCGTATGGTTCGGTACGACCCGCTGGGCCCTGTTGATGTGCCTGACCCCTTCGTGATTCAGATCGACGAAGGCGATCTCTAGCGTTAGACCGACTTCGCGAACTCGACGACCCACACCCACGGATTGGCATCCCACCCGAAGCCGCGCGCGGCGTTGAGGCTGTTCCATAGGCACTGGTAAGAAAGTCGGGGCGAGTATGTGCCATCGACGTCGCACTGACCGTACGTGCTCCAGAAGCCCGCAGCAGTCTTATCGATGCCCTCTGAAATTGCGTCGACCTCGCTGATGTCCTGCAACCGCTCGACGCGCACGTCGGTGATCTTGAGCGTGATGCGCGAGGCAGCGCGCAGCATGTGGATCGACGGAATCCACTTCTCGCCGGGCTGCAGCCCATATCCATCGGCCGCGTATGCTGCGACGTGAGAAAACTCGCGCGGGCCGTCGGGATTCGCCTCATTGAGTTTCCACCAGTTCAGGTGCGTTTCGCGCACCCATAGCCGGTCGCCGGGCTCTCCGAACGGCGACTTGCATCCCCATTCACCGTCGTCGCTGAACGCGCCGAAGATCTCGAGGCCGGGCGCTTGCTCGCCGTGCCGATCGATGATCGTCGGGTTGTAACGCGCGACGGTGATTGGTGCGACGTCATCAGGTGGTTGGCACTTCACGATGCGCCGCGTTTGGGTCTTTCGGCCGTCGAGGATGGCGCGTACCATCGGGCCGCTGAAAAGGATCGGACATTCGGTCATACTACGAAGCCTCATCGCTCGATGTGGAGGTTGTCATGGCCTTCGACCTGACTCCCGGCAAACGGCCGGCCGTCATAGACCACGATGTACATTTTTGGCTGACTGTCGATGGAACCAAACACCATTGCGTGGTAACTCGCGTGGCCTTGGAAGATCGGTTTCCGGACGACGCTGGAGGGCAAATTTCGGACCCTCTCACCGCGTTTGAGCGGGGTAAGGATAGGATTCTTGCGGCAGCCGCTGCGAAGGTTGGGCGCAATCCAATCACGATCGTCACGGTCGAGGATCTTTAATATCTTCCGATCGTCTCGGCGCGCAGTTCCAATCGATCAACTGCGTGTCGTATCCAAGCATCAGCGGGTGCTTTGGGTCGCCCTTCGACGTCAGGCCGAACACCTTCACGGGCTTGCCGGACGAGAGGAGCATTTCGGCGAGCGCGTCGAGGCGCGGGCGTATGCGTCTCGGCAGCTTCCCGCGGTCGCCCCAGCAGGGCACGAGAAGGTCGGCGTCCGCGATGATCTGCGCGAGATGCTCGTCGTTCTCCGGTCCGACCGGATCGACGACGGCGATCAGGTCGTGCACGTTCCGAGAGCGCCACGCGAACGGATTGCCGGCGATGTACTTCCGCGCACCCAGCGAGCCGCGAATCCCGTCCATTTCAAGTCGGTCTGGTCGCGCACGATCGCGTCGGCGCGTGATGGATTCACGCCGAAGAACGCGACTACGAATCCGGCCGGCGCGACCTCACGCTCGAGTCGATAGCGGTAGCCGCAGCAGTGGCTGATAATCGCGCTCACGATTGGCTCCCTTGGGTGCGGGCGGCGTCGAGCGCGCATTCGACATCGTCTGTATCAGGGGGCGGCTCATCGCCGTTGCGCCAGCGCTCGCGAAGCTCGAGCGCGTACGTCGCTGCATCGACGTACCACGCTCGCTCGCGCAACCACCGATACCGTTCGGCGCACACCTTGTCGTCGTTCGTCACCTCGGCGCGCGGCTCCGGCTGCTGAGCGGCGAGAATTCCGCGAAGCGCGTTCACGAAACACGATGCGTCGTTAGGCCCGATCGTAGTGGGCTTTTCAAGGCTCAAGGTCTCGATCAAGATCTCGACCCAGCGCCGGTTGATCTGCACCTCCGTCAGCGTCTTATTCATGCTTGGCTCCTTCCTCGGCAGTCGGCTTTCCGCAAAACGGGCAGTAGCTCGACAGCACTGGAACGAGCTTTCCGCGCGTGAAGCCTTTCGCCTGAGCCACAATCTTGAATTCGGTTTGGTGGATCACACGGACCGAGTTGACGCTCATTGCAAACCCTGAAGACTGGCAATCTGCCGTTGCGTCCGCGCCGAGTTCTTCGGTATATCGCTTGGCGAGCTTCTTCTCGATCTCACCGATGCAGTTGCAGTTCATGACTGATTGGCTCCCTGCAATTCCTTGATAAATGAAGCCGCCGCTTCAGTGGACTCGAAGAAAAAAGCCATATTCGTTTCGCCGTTGTAGACGTGCGCCCACTTCTTCAGATCCGGCTCGTAAGCCTGCACGCTGTACTTCGGCTTGAGCGTGTTCATGTCCACCCACGGATGGGGGCGCATTTTCCAATTCGGATGCACTCTGCTGCGCGCGATTCCAAGTTGCGTCTTAGCCATGGTTGGTTCCTTCTGCTTGGTGTTTTTGAATTTGTTTTTCTTCGGCGGTTTTGTGCTGCCACAGGAACGTGTCGTGCCCCTTGGCATAGAGGTAGGTATCGCAGGCGATAAACACCGCGCAGCACAACCAAAATGCAGCCCACGAACTCATTGCTTGGCTCCGTCGAGAAGGGCGTGGGCGAACGCGAGTAAATCACGCGTGTGCTCAGACGCGTTTCGCGAATAATCGCCGTAGTGGTCGATTCGATATTTCCCGGCGCACTCGATGATCTGCTCATCCGTCAGCCCCTGCCGAGTGGCGACCTGCGCGGGCGGGGCGGTGAGAAAGCCCAGCGGGAACCAAACTCCCGAGTCCTTACGGCACTGCTCGATCACGTCATTCCAGAGCCAATCGCCCGAGAGTTCTCCCGTGTCCGGATGCTTGCGGACCCACGCCACCGCCTCTTGCCCCGCTGCCGCTGCGGATTGCGCGGGCGGGGTGCGGCTGGTAAGCCGCTCGACGATAGGCCATGCTTCGGCGATTGCGGAGCGAATGGCGAAGTACCGATGTTCACCGAGCTTCTTCAGTTCGCGCAGCGCAGAGATCTCGCGCGGCGTCAGCTCCGCTGCGGGCTGCGACGCTGCCGCGCGGGTATCTCGAAGCACCTTGACGTATCCGTCGCGCGCCTTAAGGGCAGCTTCGTAATCTGCGCGCGCATCGTTCGAACCGAACTGCCAGCCAAGCTGCAAGCCGTGTGCGAATGCCATGTCTTGCAGCGCGTCCGCGCGCTCATCGTCCCGCGCTGCCGCGTCCACCAATTTTCCCGTTCGGGAAATATGGTCTGCCGGCGCTGCTGCTGCATCTACGGAGGGAGAGGTGTCGTGCTCCATCAGATACTTCGCCAGTGCGCACGCAAAATCTGCGGCGAGCCGTTCGTCGATATAGCGGCCGAAGTCGTGTCGGCAAAGGCGCTTCGCGAAGAACTCGGCGATGTAGCCTCGTCCTCCCGCGCTGGTGGTCACGTCATGCGGCCCGATGGGTTGCGGCACCGCTCCCGCCACCTCAGTGCGAGGGGCGCGGGATACCAGCTCGCGATCGATGCACGTCAGGCAGACGTAGCCGCCCATCCAGTCGATTCGCAATGGCGTGTGCTTGTGCTCGCCGCAGGCTGCGCATGCGGTTGCCTGCTTGGTCGCGTAGGTAAATCCATCCGCCCCATTGCCCGTGCCTTCGAGCGGGGCGGCCGGTGCGCGTTGCTTGGGGTAGCCGGGTTTCATGCCCCGCACGATGCGCATGCAGTCGAGCATCCCGGCTCGTTCCAGCCCGAGTGCGGCGGCTTCGAGAAGCTGGTTCACGTCGGCCGGCGCTGCTTCGTGCTGCTCGACGGGGGATGCGGCGCGCGCGACTTGAACTGCATCCGCGATGGCAGGCGCGATCGCCTCGTCGATCAGAAGGTCGATAGCGCGCGAATCGCAGTAGTCGAACGCGGCGAGCAGTCGGCCGCCGTCATCTTGCTTTCCGAACCACTCGGTAATGAGCGATCCGAGTGCCATGCGTCGTTCGTCCGTCATCGCATCAGCGCGGCTCTTCTCTTCGTTCGTTTCGTTCGTCATGTCCGCCTCGCGGTTCAGTAGTCACGACCCGGGTAGTAGGTATTGATGCTGTTCTCGTCACCGTCGATGATCAGCTTCGTGCCGGCGGCGTAGAGCTGGAACAGGCGGCGCTTGAAGCCATGCATGGGGCCGACGAAGAGTGCCTTGCTCGGGTCTTTTTGATCGATCTGCACGCTGTATACGCGGCCGTCGTGGATGTCGATCTGATACGGGCACTTGTAGTATTCGGTGCCGTGCTCCTTGTCCAAGTAGATGTGGTAGAACTCCGAACTGATGATGCTCGCTTCGCGAACAATCAGCGTGATGCGATCCGACTCGTCGCAAGAGCACGAGCGGTATTGCCGGTCGGTGTGCTCGTCCTTGATGAACTCCTCGACGAGTTGCGAAAGCTTGATCTCGGCCGGAGCGGGCGCGAGCAGTTCCTTCATCTGCTGCTCGATCTGCGTTGTGATCGTTGCGTTCAATTGCGCGTCAACCTGTTGCCGAACGATCTTGAGAATGAGGTCGTTATATCCGGGCAGCCCGAGGTTATGAAAATCGACTTGCAGCGCGGTTTTGACGTGTTCCTTCAACTGCTCACCGAATGTCGAGTACGGGCGGAGTTCCTCGTCGATGACCGAGGTGATCGTCTTCGCCAACTTTTCTTCGATCGCTTTCTCGATCGCGCCGGCCGCGACGATGTTCGCGAAGGCAGTGGAAACGACTTGTTGCAGTTCTTTCATGGCTTGGCCCTCATGCGCATCATTGGAATTCGAAAAGATGCTGGCCCATACAGGCGCCAGCAAAGCGGGGGTTCAAGGGCGGACACTCAGCGCTCGCATAAGGCAGCGTTGCATGGAGTGAACGGAGTGACGGAGCCCAACCGCCACCGCCGAGCGTCCGCTCTTGAATCTCCGCGGGGAAAAAGAGGGTGCCGAACTGGCCACCCTTAAAGGCCGCCCATATCCGAGGGGGAGAGCCCGGGCGCAGGCTCAGAACTTCGTTACTTGATCTGGACGAACGGGACGCTGTTCGCGCCCATGTACTGGGGAAGCTTGCCGTCCCACTTTTCGATCGCCATCTGTTGCAGGATCTGGCCGTTCTCGCGCAGTGCTTTTGCTTTCACCTCCAGCGCTTCGGCCTCGCCCTTGGCGATCGCGACCTGCTTCGCCGCGTCGGCCTCGGCGGCGCGCAGTTCGTTCTCTTTCTGCTGCGCGATCTGCGTCGCGGCGATCTTCCCGTTGATCGAGTTCATGACTTGTTCGGGGAGGCGCATCTGGTTCACGAAGTAGACCTTCTCGACGCTGATCCCGACCTTCGCGGCGTTTGCCTTGACCTCGTCCTCGACGCGCTGCTGTAGTGCCGCCTTGCCCTTGCCGTAGACGTCCTCGACAGCCATCGATGCGCCGGCGAGATTCAATGCGTCGCGCACGATCGCGCGCAGATAGACGCCCGTGATTTCGTCGACGCCGCGTCGGTACTTCTGGAACACCTTCGGGGCGTTCTCTCGGGGGATCGCGTAGCTGACGCCGATGTCGGTGTTGACCGACAGACCTTCAATCGTCTGGAAGGTGAACGACTCGTCGGACTTGCCCGCCTTGTCCCACACGTAGGACTGCGTGAACGTCGGGAACAGGAATATGTCGACGTTCGGCCCGTTGAAGTAGCGACCGGGACCCTTCACCTCGACGTTGACGCCGCGGTCGTCGCCGTAGCGTTGCACCTTCACGCCGACATAGCCGGCAGGGACGTTGTCGCAACCGGTCACGAGGAACATCACGGGCGCGAGTAGCAAAATCAGAAGCAGGCGTTTCACTTGTTCTCCTTGATATGAGGGGGAAGAAATTTCACGAAAGCGGCGGCATACGCCAGCCACGCGAACGGCACGGCGAGCAGGGTGATGCTGCTGTCCTGATTCACCAGCCATGGAGTCACGATCGACAGCAGCACCAGAAACAGCACGGCCGCGACAACGAATTTCGAAGCGGTTTTGATGGGTATCTCCGGTAAAAAACGGCGGGGCGCACATACGGGCCGCCCCGCCGAAAGGCCGCGCTTATCCGAGAGGAGAACCCGCGCGCGGCGAGCGGGGAACTACGGCGTGTGGCTTGCGACTGCCACAAAAAAGCCACGCGCCCGGAACACCGGAATTTGCGTGGCTACAGGGTAAGTAGAAAACCTATTGTTATAGTGTGCGGGTGCACTATGATTCGAAGCGCCATGTGGCGAATAAGTAAGATCCGGGGGCGAAAATGAAAGTTAAAGTGAAGGATCTCTCTGCTGAGATTGAACTCAAGAACAATGGTATTGAGCTTGAGATTCGCAATAACACCGATAATTTTCTCGGAGATCTGATTGTCACCAAATCATCCGTCATCTGGTGTGCAGGGAAGACGAAGCGCAGAAACGGCGTAAAGATGAGTCTTCAGGCGTTCATTGACTATATGAACGGACATGCTCCGACGAGAAAACGAGCAGTAAAAAAGGCCGCAGTAAAGAAGGCCGCGGTAAAGAAGGCTGCCGGCAGGTAATCGACCAATCTGCTCTCGGCTGTTTCGAGTGGCCGCGTGCTCGGCAAGCCATGCGGCGATTCATCGGTAATACATCAGGCTACCCGCCGAAACGATGCTCGCTGTAGTTGCTGATCGCGATGATCATCGTAAGCATTCCAAACTAGGAAGATGATTACCGCTGCGGCTGCTTTGATCCAGATCTTGACTGTGGCCAACGTCAGCCTCTGCGTGCATCCGCATAGCCAAGCCGATAGCCAATCGTCTTCGACCGCGGCTCGCGGCCGAGAGCTGCGTCGTTCCAGCCTTTCACATACTCCCTGATGCGTGATTGCTCCATGATCAATCCTCGTTGGATGATGTCGAGTTGCCGTCGAGGCAGTTGAGTAACTAGACCGTTGCTGCGGCGACGCCGGGGGCGATCAGATTCAGCGCGATCTCGCGCAGCAGGTGTTCGACGAGCGCGCCGCGAGGCATGCGGCGCAGCTCGAGCAGGTTCTTTGCGGGTTGGCTCATGATCGAATTCCTAGACCTTGAGCCCGACCGTACGCAGGAACATGCGTCGGTCGTAGTCGAGCTTCATGCGCGCCGCGTGTCGCATAGCGTGAGCGCGGCCGATGTTCTCGCTGTACCGATGGGATAGGCCGAGCAGGGCCCAAGTCTCGCGGCTCGCGTTTGCGCTCACCTCGAGATCAGCTGCCGCGTTCTCCAACCACTCGACCGACACGGTTGGGATCTTCCGATTCGATTCCACTGGATCTCCTTTTGAAGATTCGCGATTGCGCTGTTTCTCTTCATAATTTAGTAATCCGAAATCAATACAACGCTCAAGGAACGGCACTGAGAGATCAATGCCATTCGATCAGCGCAGTCGGAGGTGCCGGTTACGTCATCCGGCGTCACTTTGGCATGTGACCGTCTGCGCGGCCGTCGGGTAGCTTGCCATCGCCCAACTCACGGCACCCGGCCCACTTCGTTTATCACTCGCAGGGCTGGCGAGTCGCGCTCACCGATGGAGTTGGCTGTCCATCTACCCGGGCGCAATTCCGAAACAGATTCATGGAGCCGGGCCGGCGCTGATCTCCGGCTTTGGGATTCCAGCGACTATGCTGGTCGCGCATCAGCCTGCGCATTCCGGCTCCATGAATCTGCTTCCACTCGCGCGCCCGGCTACATCCGGCCGTGCCGGCTCCGGGGCGCGCGAGGTTTGCGCCGATTACAAAGCCATCGGGCGCTTTTCTAGTGGCTGTCTTGTATCAGGTTCATTCAGATTTCTGTCCGGTAGCCAACATCGGCCTAGCGCGGTTCGTCTGCCCTGATTCACGAGGCTAGATCGCCCCGGCCGGTTGCTCCCAATACTGCGGTCCCGGCTTACCTTAGGTTGTTAAAGATCGATCCGCCGGAGCGGTGGCGCAGCGATCCGTGCTGCGGTGAGATAAAGTATAGAAAAGCTGAACATCAAAAGTCAAGCAAAGATATACTTGCCCAGTATAGAAATTCGTAACCTCGGGATGGACGCGCCGTACACATAGACAGAGGAGGGATGTCCGCCACGTCGAACGGACGCAAAAAAGCCCGCGGGGAAGCGGGCTGATTCTTCGGATCGGCGGGGAGGGCGGGCAAGCCCGATTATTTCGCGGGGAACCCCCTTCTCAGGGAGGCTCCAGCCGCGGGGTGGCGCGCATTCGCGCGGAAGGTCCTTACTCTGTGGAATAGGTCAGGGAACTGTAGCGAATGATGCCAAGGTCTATTTCGGTAGCAGGGAAATAGAATTCATTTAGGTGCTTGCTAGCATCGAGGCCTGCCGATCGGGCATCTCGCAATGATCTAATTAAATCGATTGATAAAGATGCAAGCTCATGGCGCGCATCTTCAATTTTTTGATACCAGTCATCCGATTTATACCAGCGAGCGTCGCGAATTTGGCTTTCGAGTGTGCTTTTCTTGTCTATGAGCTCGACGATGCGCGTCACACTTTCCTTGTAGATATTTGCAATATCTGCTAATTCTCTGCTTTCGAAGGGCGAGAATGGTCCGTCTGAATGTTCTTCTTGGACATGGTTCATAGGTCTCAAGTCGCCAAATCTCGCGTAGTCCTCCGGTTTCTTTGTTCGATCCGATTTGAGCGATGCCTCCAAAAGCAGGGAAACTTGGATCAAGCTGCGTTCCGTTCGTCTCTCCTGGGAAATTCTTGCTGTTTTGTATACTCCAAGCAGTATGATTATTAATATAATTGATGAAATTGTGAGTAATGTAAATTTTAAGTTTCTTAACAATATCTGCTCCGTGGCGGTTTGCCCATGCTGACATTGCAGTACCGTATCACGCATGGCATATCAATTTTATCAATATGAAATGTTCTGCGCAGCTTTGTGTAAGTTGAAATCAACAGGGGGAGCGCCAACCATGACGTCACACGGAGTGATCACGATCTTCGAGTGGTCGAATGTTGAGGGAAGGGCGTCCGCCGACCGGACGATGGCCGCGCTGGATTTGACAACTGGCTATCGGAGGCGTGGCGCCGCCTGAGACGACGAGAGTGCGCTGCTGACGTCAGTGGGTGCAACGTTCTGGAGGGAGACGTTCGAGCGGGGCCGGCAATGAAAAGCCCCGCGCGGGGCGGGGCAATTAGAGGCCTGGAAGCTGGATCTGCCGGGCAGCTGTGCGATGTTCGAGAACTTCAGTCACTTCGTAATCTGTTTTTGCACCAGATGGTGTTTGCCATTGCTTGACGCGGACGCTACAGACCAGAACGTCTCCTTTTGCAAAGCTGATTTGATTGCTGTCAACACGTTTGAGAAAGTCGGCATCGGTGATTGACGCATGAATCGTTGCCGCACCGTCGTACAGGCGCCACTTATTGTCATCTTTGAATGCCAGAGAGACGATTGAGAAGGCCATCTTGCGAGTTTCATCAACAAGCAGAATATCCTGCTGCTCGGGCGCATGAAACCAACCGATCTCATCGTCTGTAACGGTTTCCACAATGTCGGAGTCCGAGCCGGCGGAGAAGATCATAATGCCTTCTCTGGAAAGCGGAGACAGCACGCGGGCCGTTGCCTCGCGTACGGATACGTCGCGTAGTAGGGTGAGCACGCTGAGTTCGATCTCAAGCATGTCACCTTCTACATACAGGATTGCACTATTGTCTTGAACCTGGACGCGCTCAATGGGGCGACCGCGTAGCCACTTTAAAACTGAAAAGAGGCCGCGACCGCCCTTTTCCGCTGCAAACCCGATTGCTCCGAGAATAGCTAGTGCGTTTGCGATCGCCGTTGCCTCGTTTCCGGCAAATAGCTCTCGCATCCTGCTGACAAATGATGTGACGAGATTGAAGTCGATACCGAAACTTCCAGTCTTGAAACTGCCACGGACATTTACCTGTGATTTGACTTGGTCGCCACAAAGGGACTTGGTGGCCGCTTCCAGCAGGTCGCCAATTGCAATGAGAGCGGGCGCGAGTTCGCGGACGTCCATTTCAGACGTCTCGAGGGCTGGCCCGTCGTAGGTAATGCGAAATTCACTCATGTCCATCAGTTTACATCCCCCGGATTGTGGTTGTAGTTCTCAATAGCGCTCTTGGCGCATGCCGACCGCATCTTTTGCGCGCTTAGTTTGTTCGGCTGCACGGGTGACATGACTGACAAATTGTATCCATGCCCTATATTGGTGATGCGCATCAATGGGGATAGATTTCCCTTGGTGATGATGATTCATCTTTGATATGGCCCCATTATATCCTGTCAGAATTGTCATTGATAGGCCACTTTGACCTTGGCAGAATACTGTATATTCATACAGTTTTGTGGCGAAAATAATAAAGAGGGCGGTAATGAACAAAGAATCGACGGCGCGCCTGCGCTGCAGGCCGGGGGATCTGGCAAGGGTGGTTTCTGCGTGGAACCCAGCCCTAGTGGGGCGTATCGTACTGGTTGGCAGGATTCACAAGTCCACAGAATGGACGATAACCCTTCTTGGCGAGCCCGGGATCACACTCACAAAAAATAGGCGCCGATTGGGAATCGGTAACAATATGCTGGCAGACGACGCTCAGCTTGAGCCGATTCATGGCTCGATGGTCGACTCACGCGAGTCTACAGACGCAGCTGTTCACCGTCCTCGGGATCTCCCCCGGGAATTGATTTAAGCAAAGTTGCGATTGCTTCGAGGGCGGCCGGGGATACGCTTCTTTGGTCTGCCACGGCGACTGCGTCGATCAGAGATCGTGCGCTCGGGCTGAGCTTGGCGAGCCATGCATCGCTGATGCTCAATCCCACTTCGACCGGCGCGTCAGCAAGAGTCGGCAGATCGACGGCACGATTGGTCCGCTCATAGATGGCCAACACCTGCCAATAGCTCGGCTCTGTCTTCCCGTTTTCCCACTGAGAAATTGCCCCCTTTGATCGGCTAACGACGTCGCCGATCTCTTCGAGGGTGAGTCCCGCTTTTTCCCGGGAAATTTTTAGCCACTGCGCAAGGTTCATGGTTAGAGAGTAAAGAAAACCTTAACTAGTTGGGTGTTGTATTGCTTGACTTCTGGTGTTTAAAATTTCTATACTTTCACCATGGACAAAACCTCACCCATCGCCCGCGCTGCGGCCATTGCTGGCTCGGCCGCTGCATTAGCTACCTGCCTCGGCGTGACGAAGGCTGCGGTCAGCCAATGGAAGCGACTCGGGGTGCCTGTTCGTCATTGCGTCGCGATTGAACGGCTCACGAGTGGTGACGTAACCCGGCGCGATCTACGGCCAAAGGATTGGCACCTGATCTGGCCGGAACTCACCCAACAGAAGGAGACAACGGCGTGATGCCGCTCAGTCTTCTTCCGTCGGAATCAGGTCGGCGAGCACGACCTCAAGGTGCTTGTGCAGGTCGGCAAGCACTTCGCGGTGTTCGTCGTCGAACGCGGCCGCTTCGGCTGGATGCCATTCCGAGGTACCGGGTTCCGGCTCTAGCCCTTGAAGCGCTTCACGTAGGCGCAAGGGCGCGAGCTCGCGCGTTTCCTTCGGATCGCCGTCGACTTCCTCGAACGATCGTTGGACGAGTAATCGCAAGACGATTTGCTGTAGGGCGAGGACCTGGATTCTGAGGCGGTGGTGATCGAGGTCGTGCTGCGTGAGCGGTGCCGGTTTTATCTTATTCAAGTTAACGATATCCTATGGATGGCAATCAGATGGCGAGTGCTCAACAAAAGGAGATTTCATGAAGCGCATGTACGCGCGTTTCGTCCTGTGGCTGATCCGGCCGGCGATCGAAGCACATCGTGCGGAACGCGAGCCGGACATCGCCGCATTGACCAAAAAGCTTAGTCGGACTTTACGAGCGTCAGAGTTGGTTTCTCGGGCTCGTTAGAGACGACCCGCAAAGCAATCTCGGCAATCTTTTCGCTCAATAGGTCTAGGCCGTCGACCTGAGTGAATTTCTCAATTAGCCGTTTGATCGTTGCCTCGGAGCCGGGATGCGCCACTTCGAGTGCCGCAATGATCGTTTGAATGAGGACGCGGTTAGCAAGAATTTCGAGTTCGTGGTTTGGAACTTCCATGAGGGCCCGTAGAGAAGTGGTTGTTTGAGAGCTGCCAATTCTAAGACGAAAGTCCGGGACCCTCGCCCAATGCAGTAGATCGCGCCTGCATGGCGTGGTCGAGGAAGTTGAAATTTCGTTCACGTCATAGGGACACACTTTAGTAGTCCTTACCGTGACGAACAACGTTCAGATGAGGATTGAATGAACATCATCGACGCCGCATACGCGGTTGTTCACGATTACCCGGGCGGCAGTGAGTCGCTCGCGCCGCGTCTTGGTATGTCGGCGGCGGTGCTGCGGAACAAGGTGAACCCAAACAACGCTACGCATCACCTCGGGCTCGCTGACGCGGTTCGCGCGACGGACGTGACCGACGACGATCGGATGCTCGAAGCGTGGGCTACGGCGCGGGGTTATGCGCTCGTGAAGTTGCCGAGCGCTGTGGACTGCTGCGACGCCGCGATCGTCGAACTGATGGGCAAGGCGTGGTCCACGCACGGCGACGTCGGACAGGAGATCGTGAAGACGCTCGAAGACGGCCGTGTCGAGCGGCACGAGATCGAGCGCGTGGATCACCGAATCTTCAAGCATGCGCAGGTGCTTCTCGATATTTCCGCGCGGCTGCGCGGTATGGCCGAGTAGTGGGGAGCGCTTGAGTGTCGCCTACTACAACGAGCACGATCCAGTCGCCGCCGCATGGCTGCGAAACCTCATCGCCGCCGGTCACATTGCGCCTGGCGACGTCGACGAGCGCGACATCCGCGACGTGCATCCCGACGACCTGCGCGGCTACACCCAGTGCCATTTCTTCGCCGGCGTCGGCGTCTGGTCCTACGCGCTCCGTCGCGCCGGATGGCCCGACGATCGACCTGTTTGGACCGGTTCCTGTCCTTGCCAACCTTTCAGCGCGGCAGGCAAAGGACTTGGGTTTGATGACGAGCGGCATCTCTGGCCTGCGTGGTACTGGCTCATCGGCGAGCGCCGCCCTGCAATCATCCTTGGAGAGCAGGTTGCGAGCTCGGCTGTCGACCCTTGGATCGACCTTGTTCAAGCTGACGTGGAAGCCTTGGACTACGCCTATGGGTGTGTCCCGTTCCCGTCTGCGGGCGTCGGTGCTCCGCACATCCGGGATCGCGCGTACTGGATGGCCTACGCCAACCACGCGCGATCACAAGGACGGCGCGGAATGCGCGAACGTGCCGCTGAACGCGCTGCTCGGTCGAGTGGCTTGGCTAGCCGGATGGGGCACGCCGAACGCCTCGGCACCGGGCGGCACGCCGGAGCAAGCGCTTGCGAGGAAAGTGGGCCTGTCGTGCGGGCAATCGGTGACGACGCTCGATCACCAAGTTCAACTTGCCGGGTGGCCGACCCCGACGGTGGGCAACGCGATGGGCTCGCAATCGTTCGAGGGGCTGAGTTCGACAGGCAAGACACCAGACGGCCGCAAGGTCGCGGTGAGCCTGAATCACGTGGCGCAATTCGCGGGTTGGCCGACACCGACAGCGGCACTCGCGGACAAGGGCGTGCGGTCAACGGAAGGCGGCATTCGCGAAGCGATGCGCTCGCACGGAGCGGATCTAGCGGCGATGGCCTACCTGACGGCTTCGAGCGAATCGAGCCAGCCGGCCCGACTAACGGCTTCTGGCGAGATGCTGACTGGCTCCTCTGCCGGGATGGAAAGTGGCGGCCAGTTGAACCCGGCACACAGCCGCTGGCTCATGGGGCTCCCGCGCGAGTGGGACGACTGCGCGCCTACGGCAACGCGATCAACGCGGAAGCGGCGGTCGCGTGGATTGAAGCGTGTCGAGGGGTGATCGGATGAGCTGGCTCGACAAATCCCACCGCGGCGACTGTCGCGACCTCATGCGCGCAATGATTGCCGACGGCGTGAAGGTGCAGACGATCGTTACGTCGCCGCCGTACTGGGGCCTCCGCTCGTATCTACCGGACGGCCATCCGGACAAGCATCGCGAGATCGGCAGCGAGCCGACGCTGCGTGAGTTCATTGACACGCTCGTCGAGGTGTTCGACCTCGCGCGCGAGCTGCTCGTCGACGACGGCACGCTCTGGCTGAACATGGGTGACAGTTACGCGTCGTCAGGCGGACAAACGCCAATGCGCGGCGAACTGTTCGCCGGACGCACTCGCGCGAAAGAGAACGTCTGCCTGAGCAACCGGAAGGCGGGCGTCGATGGCCTGAAGGTGAAAGACCTGATGGGGCAGCCGTGGCGACTCGCGTTCGCGCTTCAGGACGCCGGCTGGTATCTCCGGCAGGACATCATCTGGCACAAGCCGAACCCGATGCCCGAGAGCGTGCGGGATCGTTGCACGAAGGCGCACGAGTACCTGTTCCTGCTCAGCAAGAGCGAGCGGTACTACTTCGATCATGAGGCGATCCGCGAGCCGTCTGCGTGGAATCCCGATGCGTCCAAGATGCCGGACGGCTGGGATACCGGCGCCGGCGCGCATGGCTCATTTCACCGCGAAGGTCGTGAGAAGGGTCGTCGATCGAACTTGCCTGGCAACAAGGCGTACAAAGGTACGGCCGCGTATCACGACGGCGCATATGAGCACCGAACGAAAGCCGGGCTCGTCGACTTCTCGCAGCGGGTCAATTCTGACGAGTCGATGGCGCAGACGCGGACGAAGCGCAGCGTCTGGACGATCGCCACACAACCATATGCGGCTGCACATTTTGCGACTTTTCCGGAGGCGCTTGTCGAGCCGTGCGTGCTGGCCGGCAGCCGACCGGGCGACGTCGTCTTCGACCCATTCTTCGGCAGCGGCACGACCGGGCAGGTTGCGCAGCGCCTTGGTCGCCGATTCGTCGGCTGCGAACTCAACCCCGATTACGAGCTGCTGCAGCGCGATCGTCTGCGGCAGCCAGCATTCATTTTCGAAAGCGCTTGAATGCGCACACAAGTTAGCGAGGACCAGAGATGGCAAAGAACTCGATCGATGTCTACGGGGCATCAGGCAAGGGCAACGTCCTTTCGATGGACCCGGACAAGCTGACGCTCGTCACGGACCCGAAGCATCCGCTGTACGACCGCCGCGTACATCAGGCGCCGAACTCGAAGACGGTTCGGAACTACCGCGCGCAAGGCGTGCTCGAGCCGGTGCTCTTCTACAAAGACCCGGAGACGGGCGAGAACCTCGTGATCGACGGCCGCCGCCGCGTGATCAACGCGCGCGAACTGAATCGCCTGCTGATCGAGACCGGCGAAGAGCCGATCACGATCCCGGCGATCCCGAAACGCGTCATGCGCGACAGCGACAAGTCGTTCGTCGGAATGATGGTCAGCACGAACGAGATCCGCGAAGAGGACTCGCCGATCAACCGGGCCGAGAAGATGGCCCGCATGCTCGACGTCGGCCATACCGAGGACGCAATCGCTGTCGCGTTCGGTGTCGAGGTGCCGACTGTGCGTGCCGCGTTGAAGTTGCTCGACTGCTGCATGGCGGTGCGCGACGCCGTCGAAGCGGAACAGATCACGGTGTCGCACGCGCTGAAGCTCGCGAAGCTGCCTCCGGACGAGCAACGCGCGAAGGTTCAGGCGCTGATCGACGCGGCGGAAGGCAAGGAAGGGCACGCGCGTTCGCGTGCGCAGAAGGCCGTGCTCGGCGGTACGGCGGCACGCGTGCGCTCGCGTAAGCAGATCGAGGCGGCGCTCACGGAGGCGACGGGCGAGCGCTTGGCGGCGCTGCGGTGGGTGCTCGGCATCGATGACGCGGAAAGCGCACAGGAGGCCGCCGAATGAGTTTCGAGTACCTCAACCGCGCTATGCGCGAGCAGCTCCCGCCGACGGCCAAGGTGATCCTGATCTTTCTGGCGCGGTTGGCCGATGAGAAGGGGAATTGCGATCCGTCAATCGACGACATTGCCGAGTTTGCGAGCGTTACGCGCGTCACGGTGTCGTCCGCCCTCCGCGCATTGGAGGAAGCCGGCGTGCTGCGCGTTACGCGCCGGCCCGGCCAGCCGAGCGCCTATCGCTTGACTCTCGGGAGGACGTCTTGAATCCGGCCGACGTCCAAGAAGCAGGCCCGGCGCACGCCGGCGAAATGACGCCCGACGCAGTAACGGCTCGCGTGGCTAGCGAGCGCATGTGTTTGTCGTGTGGCGCAAAGACTGACGCTCGCGGCGAGCTGCCGTGCGGGCACTGAGGAGCCTATGAGCGTCAAGGTTATGAGCGCGGTGTTCGAGCGCTATCCCGAGGGCGGCGGCGAGATGATTCTCGCGCTGGCACTCGCGGACCATTCGCACGACGACGGCACACACATCTATCCGAGCGTCGACAAGCTGGCTGCGAAGACGCGCCAATCGCCGCGTGCGGTGCAGTACCAGCTTCGCCGGATGCAGCAGTCCGGCTGGCTGATTCTCGTGAGCGAATCGAAGGGCGGGCGTGGGAACACGCGCGAATACCGAATCAATCCGGACTGGATAAACGGTGCAGAACTTGCGCCCATTTCGTCGGGTTCAAAGGGTGCAAAAAATGCACCCAATGGAAAGGGTGCAAACGACGACGTAAAGGGTGCAACTGGCGACATAAAGGGTGCAAATCACAGCACTAAAGGGTGCAAAGCTTTTGCACCCGAATCATCAGGAACCGTCATAGAACCATCAGAGAACCATCAACCCGCGCGGCGTGCGCCGCGAGTTGCGTTGCATGGCGAGCTGCGATCGATCGAACTGCCCGAGTGGTTGCCCGTTGACGCGTGGCTCGACTGGTGCGAGCACCGCGAGGCGAAGGCGTCGGAGAAGTCGGCGCCGTGGACGCGCCCGGCGGCGAAGGTGTCGCTGCGCCGCCTCGAGAAGCTGAGAGAGCTTGGGCATGCCCCGGCGGACTGCATCGACGAAGCGGTGCTACGCGGCTGGACGGGGCTGTTCCCGGTGAAGCCGGACGGCACGGCGACGAGCGGGCAGGACGTTCCTTCCGATTGGCACAAGAGCGCACAAGGCGTCACTGACCGCGGTAAGCAACTCGGTATCGAGCAGCGCGACGGCGAAGTGTTCATGCGCTTCAAGGCGCGCGTCGTCAAGGCGGCCGGCCCCGGCGAGGCGATGGAGGAAATGCTGCGCGAGGCCGCCCGCTTCGGGAATGAGACATACGAGCAGTTGTACCGGTACTTCAACGACATCCCGCGAGATCAGGAGGCGACGTGACGAAGCGCACCTCTTGGCCGCTCGTTGTCCCCGAGGGAACGGCGATGGTTGGCACGGCACGCGTGCGTGACGAGCGGACCATTGGCCGAAGCTTCGCCGAGCGCGAGCTGGCGCGCCGCACGGGCAAGCAGCCGAACTCTGAGTTCGACGAAATCGCGTCCGGCGACCTCGACCGGCCGCTGTTCACGCCGGTAATGACGGCGAAGCGCTCGAAGTACCGCAACACCAAGTGCGAGCACGACGGCATCAAGTTCGACAGCAAGCGCGAGCGCTCGCGATGGTTCGAGCTGATCAAGCAACAAGACGTCGGGCTGATCAGCGGTCTTCGGCGTCAGGTGGCGTTTGAACTGATCGCGCGTCAGCAGCGCTCCGACGGTTCGATCGAGCGAGCGGTCGAGTACGTCGCCGACTTTACCTATCGCAATTCGGAGGGGGAGTTTGTGGTTGAAGACGTGAAGTCAGCGGTGACACGGAAGAACAAAGACTACGTCATTAAACGAAAGCTGATGCTCCGAGAGCACGGCATCACGATTCAGGAGGTCGAGTGAAGAAGACGGTGAGCTTGAGCACGGGTAACTGGCTGATCTGTGATTGCTTGAAGCGGAAGGCAGGCCGCCGCGGGCTGACGATCGAGCAGATCGGATACGAAGCATCGATGACCACCGATACGGTGAAGGGACGCATACGAAACCTCCTCGGCAAGACGTACGTTGAACGGATCGAAGGTTCGCGGCCCGTTACGTACCGCTGCGCGCTCAAGGAACTTCCGCCGCCGACCGAGTCTCCGCAAGAGCGCTTTTTGAAGCGAGCAGCCGAACAGCATCGAGAGCGCAACGCGGCGATCGCGCACGCGGCATTCGCCATGGACAAGATGATTCGTTCCTGCGTGGTCGTTGCGCAACGCGATCGGCGCCAATGAAGCGAACGGGATTCAAGCGGAAGCCGCATTCGCCGTTCAGCAGCCTGACGCGAACGGTGACGCTGAAGAGGCAGAAGGCGATCGTGGCGCGGATCAAGCGGCCGACGGTCGCCGAGGGCTCAGAGTATTTGGCGGCCTGCCGTGGCGAGGAATGCTATCTGCGCGTGCCGGGCGTCTGCTGCTCGGTCGGGTGGTCGCATGAATCGGTCGTTGATTGTCACTCGAACCAGTCGAAGCATGGGAAGGGCGCCGGTATCAAGGCAAAGCACGAGTACACCGTGCCCGGATGTGGGCCTTGCCATTACTGGCTTGACTTTGGCCCGGCGGCACGTGTGACGAAGGTCGCAACATGGGACCGGGCATATATGGAATGGGAGCCGGTACGGGCTCGAAAGATGGGAGATGCAGATTGACAGTAAGGATGTGGGTTGAGATTCCCGACGGCTCGTATAGCGTGCCGAGACATCGCGGACGTGGCGGAATTATCGTCTGTGAGCGGAAGCGTGAGATCGACGCGACAGTATTTCGAATCGCTCGAATCGCAACCGTTAAGCGCCAGTTGGTCGCGGCCGTCGAGGTGGATGCGTTTATTCCCGAGATGTACCGATCGCGCATCCCGCAGTGCGACGGTCGGTGGGTGGAGCCGGGCGTCTTCCGGACGAAGGCATACGTGCATCGCAATCGGCACTCGCGCGTGCTCGGCGCATTCATCAAGAGCGGAGATAGCGCATGGGACGTGCGGGGGATGTCTTGAGCGCCTATCTCTACTTCGACTTGGGTGAGATTGCGGAGCCCGTGGCAAAGATGGCGGTGCGTCGCAATGAAGCGGCGTCCGGCGCTCGCTTCATTGCCTTTCCCGGCTGCCCGCTCGAAGGCGCCGAGCTCGAAGACGGACAAATCGAAATGCGGTTTCCGCGCAGCGAGGAGATACGCACCGTCCTGATCAACTGGCTGATGTACTGGGGCATTCCTTTCCGCGTTCTTCCATGAGACAACAGATGGATTTCATTTTCGACAGCACTCGCCAAGCGCTGCACGTGTCGTTTCTGATTCTGGCGAGCGAGCCACGCGCGAAGAACGTGCTCCGAACGGCGCTCATTCGGGCGATGGAGCTCGAGCCCGAACTGTCGGAAGATCAGCGCAAGTGGCTCGGGCAATTGACCGGCTCGGCCGCCGAATCGACCGTGAATTTCAGCGGGCTGGACATGGCGGAAGTGCGGGCGCAATGTGCCGCCGTGGTGAGCGCGGTCCGCACGAAGCTGATGTACGTCGAGCGATGGGCGGTGATCGCGCGTTTTGGGCAAATGGGGGACACGCGGGACGGCGATGGCGTGAAGCGCTACTACTTCCTCGCCGAGCGTGCGGAAGCGATCCAGAGCCTTTCGCGTTGGCTGCAGCCGTCGTTCCCCGGCATATCGAATCTCGCGCTCGACTGCCTGCTCGCTCGGCTGTATGCGAATCACGCGCGGGCGACGATCAGCTTCCGCGACCTCGAACGCAGCTTCGGCGCGAGCCATATGACGTACAAGCGCGCATATCAAAAGATTGAGCAGCGCTTGCGAGAAGTGGAGGCGCTAGCGGTGGGGCGGCTTACGGCATATTTTGAAGAGACAGGGCTGATAAGCGGTATAGCGGAATCCGCGTGAAACGCGCTTTCGGTGGGCCGCCGATGCGACGTTTCAGTGCCAGTGTTGCGCAGGAGGCCGCTGCGGTCAGCGTCACTTCAAGAGTAGTGAATCGTGTTTCGACCGTTACCGACCCATTACAGCCATTCGGGTTTCGTTGGGCAATTTCTGCTTGCGATTGCAGTCCTTCACCTACCACCTCATCTGCGGTCGCTCTACTGCCGATAGCTGTCGCGAACTCTGACGCGGCGTTGATGGAAGTCCGTCGAGTAGCGTGGGCCTCCCCCGCGCAAGCGCGGCGAGATAACCCCGCAACAGGCGAATGACGGACTTCAAACCGCCGCAGTCTTGATGAGCTTGCGCGCGGCTACTGCCAACATCTCTGCGCGCATCTGGATGAAGTCAGCGTAGGTCATCGAACCGTCCATCGCGGCGACCGGAAGCAGTGACGAAGCAGCAATCGAGGGGCGACGCGCGGTGTCGATTTTGGGCATGTAGTCCGCGGGTGACGAGTCGCTGATCGCGCGGTTGTCGGCCTGATTTAGGAAGCAGACGTTGGCGATGATGTTGGACTCGCTGAACTTGATACCCTGGGAGTTCAGAAATGCCTTCGGATAGACGTGGTGGAACTCGCGCGCGTTGTACGCGGACATGGCCGTGCTCAGGTCTACCAAACTGTTCGAAAGGAAGCTGCGTGGCGCGTACTGCGCAAGGAGACAAATCGTGGCCTTGGCCGCGGTCGAATTGATCCGCCACGTCTTCATGAAGAGGCTGGGCGAAACCTCAGCATCGATCGCGTCGAATACCGGATCACCGTTCGCCAGGTCGTGCATCGCGCGGATATCTTCCATGACAGCGACATTGGTACCCGCCTTGTAGCGCTGCGTGAAGGCAACAAACCAGAACCAGCGCTTGAGTCCCGCCAGTTGTGCTGCGTTAGGCTTCAGCGTCAGGGAAAAGAATTTCACAAGCGGAACGAACATGATTGGAAACGGGATGAAGACCACGTTCTTGATGTGCAGTTCCTTCTCCAGAAAATCCACGGTGGCGTAGATTGCCTGCTTCAAACGCAGCATGCCGTCGATCAAGTTCTCCGGCGGCAAATCGACTAAAGCATCGGCGTCGATACTGTTCAGCACCACAGCCGCGAGGCTGCGCAGGAGCAACCCCTCATCAAGCTGGTCGTACCCTTTGTCCGCGAGCTTGTCGAGAACCCCCTCGATTTCCTTCCTGAGATCAAACTGATCCGACCACGTCCAGGCCGCAAGCAGTTCGAGCGTGCTGAGGCTCGTCCCTGACGAGTTGATGCGCTGGAAGACGCGACAGACCTCTTGGTTGGTGCGATCCCTGATGGTAACGACCGGGAACTCGTAGTCCTTGAAGCGCTCGGTGAGGTTTGCAATCACCGTCTTCATGTCGTCGTCGAAGCGCGTTATCTCGGGAAGGAGCTTCGTCGTGTCGAGAATGACACGAAGGTTGATCGAACTTTTCGGATCAGCCTCAGCGTAGTGGATGAACTCCTCGGTGGAAGGCACGAAGCACACGCTGAACCGGTCGGCCAGCTCCGGGTCAGATGTCTTCGCGTCCGAGTTGAAAACACCGTAGAGCGTGGTCAGACGCTGCTGACCGTCGAGGACATAGTTGACCGGGAAATCCTCCGGCGTCTTCGGCAGCTCGAAGCCTCCTACGTTGCGCTCATGCTCGAGCGCCTCCTTGGTGGACCAAAGTAGCAGCGAACCAACTGGGAAACCTCGGTAGATCGAGTCGAGCAAGCTCATGATCTGCTCGTCATCCCAGACGTACTCACGCTGGAAGACGGGAATCTTGATGTTCCCCCTCGCCACGTCGGTGAGCAGCGACGAAAGTCGTGGGTTTGACGGTGTGATCTTGTGGGCCCCTGCCATGTGCGTCCCTCGTTGTGAGATGTTGGTCCGCAGAGTTTAGCGGAAAGGTTCCTCTTGCCAAGGTGGGGTAAGCCGCCCACTCTTGGAGTGGTGCCCGCTCGCCCCTGCAGCGGTCATCTACGCGGTCAGCACGAATGTCCGCAAACAGAAAGCACTGCTGGTCAAATTCTATCTTTCAATGGCGGTTCTTGGCCGCTTCCGGCCGCGGTCTTCGTACGAAGGTTCCGACCCCTGTTAGACTTCCGAGCGGCGAAGATCGATCCACAAACGATATTTGATCCACCCCATTGGAGTCACTCAAAGTCAAAGATCCGTAGCCAGAACGTTGCCGTCGTATCGCCACGGCGTGACGTTCTCGGAGAGGGCTGCGAGGCGCGAAGGCCATGCCGCCTTGCGATCTATGCGTGCGGGGATACCCATATTTGATCTACAAGACCTGCTCAATCTCGATGCCTTGAGCCTGCAAGAAGTCGCGCAAGGCCAAGTATTTCTCACGGTACTTGGCCACACTTACTTTCGCCGGACTGAACCAGAAGCTGATCAGGTCGACTGCCTTCGTATTGCCAGGTGGCTTGCCTTCGCGGAAGAACAAGGGGGACAGCTGATTCAAGATCGCGCCAGCCGAGTCCATGTGCTCTTCCTTGCCCTGCGTGAAGGCGTTAATAGCGAACCGAAGCGATCCAATTACGACATCTACCAAGCTACAGAAGTGCGACTGTCCGATGGACGAGAGGTGATAGCCGATTATGTACTTTAGCGTTTTCTCACCAGAATAGGCAATGGGCCCGGTTAAACCAACCGCCGCTTTCTCCTTCAATTGATCGTCTAGTTTCTTGTCGTTGAAGCGATCAATCAAAACAAGTCCCGGTGCTTTTGGTCTGTGCAGGTAGCAATCGAAGTGGTAGCAAAGCGTATTGATCCCGAATCGTCTCGCATCGTCAGATGATTTTGCGATGTCATGTAGCAAAAGGTTCACGAGCAACAAGACATCGTTCTCGGCGGCGGCAGCAATATAAGCCTGTTTCAGGCCGATGAAATCCATATGGGATAGATGCTGCGGCCCAGGGTTGAACTTCACTAAGAACTCGTTCGGCACGCCATAGGACTTTCGAATCTTTGAAAGTGTGTCAGCAAGCATGCCTGCCTTCGCGCCATCAATAACGATTCCTCCGTAGACGAAGAAGTCACCCGAGAGCTTCTGAAAGTTCGTCTCATCGCAATACAGTAGATACATAGCTCGGCCTGTCGTAAGCGGCCGGGCAACCCGTCTTGAGTTGGGGTAAAGCTCTTGGGAGTATCGTGTCCACCTAACGAATAAGCGGACACGTGAACACTATCGAATCGGAAGCACTCCCCGAGCGTCGTCGCCGGCAACGGTACAGCGAGGAGTTCAAGGCGCAGGTGGTAGCTGCGTGCCAGGGAATCGGCGTATCGGTTGCTGCGGTCGCGCTGGAACACCGGCTCAACGCGAATCTGCTGCGGCGCTGGATCGATCAGGCGGAGGGGCGACTTCCCAAGAGACCGCTGGGTCGTCCACCGGCCACGCCACCGTCGCTGCCAGCCTTTGTGTCGGTGCCATTGGGAGCGCCGAGTCCGCACTCGGCAGAGATCCGCATCGAGGTGCGCCGGGGCGATCAGTCGATCACGGTCAGTTGGCCCGTGTCCGAAGCCGCCCAGTGTGCCGCCTGGCTGCGCGAGTGGATGCGGTGATCCGCGTCGACGAGATCTGGCTGGCGACCGATCCGCTGGACATGCGTGCCGGTTTCGACACGGCCTTGGCGCGCGTGGTCAAGGTATTCGGTGCCGCGCACCCACACCATGCTTATCTGTTCGCCAATCGCCGCGCCAACCGCATGAAGGTCCTGATCCACGACGGGATCGGCATTTGGTTGGCAGCACGACGTCTGAATCAGGGGCAATTTGCCTGGCCGCACGCCGGCAGCGAACCGAAGCAGCATGAACTGACGCACGAACAACTGGCCGGCCTGGTGCTGGGCCTGCCGTGGCAACGCATTGGCGGGAGTGGCGTGATCCGTGTCGTCTGAGTACGACGGAGGCGTAAACAGTTCAGCTTCCACCGCCTACAGCGTTCTGGCAGACTGGCCTGCATGAATCCCGCTGACCTCGACGCACTCACCCCGGAGCAGTTGCGCGCCCTGACTGCGCAACTGATTGCAGAGGTCCAGTCGAAGGACCAGGCGATCCACGAGAAGGAGCGGGAAGCCAGTGAACGAGATCGGGAACTCCGCTACAAGCAGACCCGCATCGACCAGCTTACCCATGAGATCTCGATCCTCAAGCGCCAGCAGTTCGGCCGGCGCAGCGAACAGCTCAACAGCGAGCAGATGAACCTGCTCGACGAGGCGATCGATGGCGACTTGGTTGCCATCGAGATGGAGCTTGAGCAACTTGAGCCGACGCGAGCTGAACGGCAACGCGAGCAGCCGAAACGGGCACCACTGCCGCCGCAACTGCCACGCACCGACGTCCATCACGAACCGGACAGCACAACGTGCCAGTGCGGTTGCGAACGCATACGGATCGGCGAGGACGTGAGCGAGAAGCTGGACTACACGCCGGGTGTGTTTACGGTGGAACGGCACATCCGCGGCAAGTGGGTGTGCAAAGCGTGCGAGACGCTGATCCAAGCGCCGGTTCCACCGCATGTGATCGACAAGGGCATGCCCACCGCCAGGTTGCTCGCGCAGGTGCTGGTCGCCAAGTACGGCGACCACCTGCCCCTGTATCGCCAGGAACAGATCTTTGGTCGTGCGGGACTGGCCATCCCGAGATCCACGCTGGGTGCCTGGGTGGGCCGGTGTGGCGTGCAGTTGCAGCCGTTGGTCGACGCACTCGGCCAGGCCATCCGGCAACAGGCGGTGTTGCACGCCGACGAGACGCCGGTGCAAATGCTCAGTCCCGGCAAGGGCAAAACGCACCGGGCATACCTGTGGGCGTATACGTCGACTCAGTTCAGCGAACTGCGCGCGGTGGTCTACGACTTCGCCGAGAGCCGCGCCGGTGCGCACGCTCGCACGTTCCTGACGGGCTGGCACGGCAAACTGGTATGCGACGACTACAGCGGGTACAAGGCCTCGTTCCAGCACGGCATCACCGAGATCGGATGCGCGGCCCATGCTCGACGCAAGTTCTTTGAATTGCATGCCAACCACAGCAGCCATGTTGCGGGGCAGGCCCTGCCGTTCTTTACCGCGCTCTACGACATCGAACGCGAGGCCGCAGCACTGGATGTCGACGAACGGCAGCGGCTTCGACAGCGTCGGGCCAAGCCGGTGTGCGACGCCCTCTATGAATGGTTGATGGCGCAGCGCAAACTCGTTGCGGACGGCTCGGCGATTGCGAAGGCGCTGGACTACAGCCTGAAACGATGGGACGCACTCACGCGCTATCTCGATGACGGCAATGTGCCGATCGACAACAACTGGGTCGAAAACCAGATCCGACCGTGGGCAGTCGGTCGGTCCAATTGGTTGTTCGCCGGATCACTGCGTGCGGGTCAGCGCGCGGCCGCCATCATGAGCTTGATTCGATCGGCGCAACTGAACGGGCTCGATCCGCTCGCCTATCTGAAGGACGTCCTCACACGCTTGCCGACCCACAAGGCCAACGACATCGACGCGCTACTGCCGCATCGTTGGCAACCTCTCTCGACTGCCGCTTAAACTCGCTCGTCAAGACGGGTTGGCTGGTCGCTTACGGCCTGTCGAGGTATCGGCCACTCGTATGTCGACGATTCCCATCAAGAAGTCGATTGACCGTTCATGGTCGATATCGGCGTTCGTGACTATCGGGACCGACAGCGAATCGCGAGTGAGTCGAGTGAAATGTCAGGGCATCCGGTTGTCCGGTGGCGTTCTATCCCGTGACGGTCTCGATTCCGATCACGGCATAGTTTTCCAAGAATGTCTCGGCCTCGATGTGTTGCCCGACCGTCAGCACCCCATCCTCCTTCGTGCGGTATTGCGGCTTGAAGTCGAGTGACAAGTGATAACTGGGGCTGTTTGGGAATTTGCTGGCGAAGAAGTAGTGCAACCCATCCGCTACGACCGTTGCGGGGAACACGTAGACATCCGGCTCTTTGCCCTTGATTGCCAGATCCACACAGCAAACAAATCGGCGGTTCGCTGGTATTTTGTCCGCGCGCGGGTTCGCGTATTTCTGTTGGAGCAGCCAGCGGCGAGAGTTTGACGCGGACGATTTGATTTCAAGGAAGGCCGAGTTGCCGCTCTTGTCGAACACGAGAACGTCGTAGCCGATAGTCGTACCCCATTGCAGTGCCACCATGTAGCCACGCTGAGTCAGGCGTGAGGCGACCAGAAACTCGCCTGCCAGCCGGTTGAGGTTCTTCTTTTCGTTGCTGACCTTCGCGTTCGCCGCCATTCCCCAGTTCTCCGCTGAACCGCGTGGGCGTGCCACATACCTACTTGACGCTCCTGTTACAGCAGTATATGATTTTCACCACGCTGCACAAGTTGCATGCGAGAAGCCCCGCCGGTTCGCCGCGCGGGGCTTTTTCATTTCCGCGCCCGGAGTTGCTATGGCCGTTCTGATGTTTCGCCGTCGTCCGCACTGGGTGCGTGCGGCTGTGGCGGTCATCGCGTTCATGCGACTGCATTACGCAGGCCGACGAGACGAGCGACATTGCGTTACGACTGTGCGGGCGGCGGCTCGATCAAGTCGTCGACGGGCACTGCAAGTGCGCTGGCGATCTTAGACAGCACGTCGGTAGTGCCGACGCGCTGCCGGGTTTCGATCTGGCTGAGATACGGTTTGCTGATGCCGGCTGCTGCGGCGAGCGCATCTTGCGTCATGCGCAGATGATTGCGCCAAGCTCGAACAGGGTGATCGCCCGCCAGTTCAGCATCGAGCACAGCGGCCGGGATGCGGCGGCCGTCGTCGTTTGCCTTGGCCTGCGCGTAGAGCGCTTCATCTTCGAGATCTTCGATTAGGTCCTTCACGCGGTCCCACAGTTCGATGGGGACCACGGCAAAGGCCCGGTGGCCGTCCTGCTCGATAAATTGAACTTCGGTCATTTGTAGGCACCTCCACGGGGTTTGACGGCCAGCACAACGATCACGACGCGGCCATCTTCGATTTCGTACAACACACGCCAATCGCCAACTCGGAGCCGGTAGCCGGGCTGGCCCGCTAACTTCTTCGCGTTCGGATTCGGTGCGTAGGGGTCAACTGCCAGTGCATCGATCTTTGCCCGAATCGTCGCCGAAATGTTGCGCGGCATTGCCTTGAGGGCTTGGGCGGCTTGTTTGGTGAATTCGATTGAGTGCATAAACGCATGTTAGCAAAGTGCTAACAAAAATGCAAACAAAGTTAGCGAGATTTTGGCGAGATGGCACGACGACCGATGAAGCCCTGCAAGCACCGAGGATGCGGCGCGCTCGTTGCGGACGGCAAGTCGTACTGCGAGCAGCACACTCATGAGGCGGTGAAGTGGAAGCCCGACGCGGTGCGCGGCAATCGCCATGCGCGGGGATACGGAACCGCGTGGGACAAGATCAGGCAGCGCATCTTGCGTCGCGACAGCGGCCTGTGTCAGCCCTGCCTGCAAGCCGGGCGCGTGACGCCGGCAACTGCTGTCGATCACGTTATCTCGAAGGCGCGCGGCGGGACAGACCGCGACGAGAACCTGCAAGCGATCTGCCGTGACTGTCACGCGGCGAAAACGGCGCGCGAGCGGTTGCGGTGACGTGGTGGCGGCTGCGCCCGTCGTTGCCCGCCCGGCGAATGTACCGGGCGGGGAGGGGGGGTGAAAAAGTCTGAGAGGCATCGCCTTCGGGACCGCCCGCTTCGTCGAATTTTCACGCCCGCGAAATTAAATATTCAGGAGTTGGCCAGTGGGGGGTATTGCGACAGTGCCGGGCCGGGGCAGAAAACCCAAGCCGACGGCACGGAAAATCGCGGCGGGAAATCCCGGCAAACGCGCGCTGAATAAGGACGAGCCAGATTTCGGCTTGGTCACGAACATCGAGCCGCCGGGCTGGATTGCCGGCGAGGCGCGGGACATGTGGGAGCGTGTCGTTCCGCGCTTGTGTGAGCAGAAAATTCTGCAAGAGACCGACCTACACATCGTCGAAATCTTCTGTTCGGCCTACGGCAATTGGCGAGCCGCCCAGGTTGATTTGACTCGCAACGGCCCTGTCGTCGACAGCTCCCAAGGCAGTCCGATGAAGAATCCGGCCGCGACCGTTGTGAAGGAAGCAGCAGCGCAAATGGCGAGCTTCGGCGCAATGCTGGGGCTCGACCCAGCGAGCCGGCAGCGCCTGGTCGGCGCAAAGCCGAAAACACCCGACAACCCTTTCGCGAAGCTGCTCGGCAAATGATTGGAAGACATGGCGACGAATTTCCCGCGCGTAGAGCAGGGGCTCAAGTTCGCGCGAGACGTCGTTCGTGGCGAGCGCCCCGCTTGCCGGTATGTGCAACTTGCGTGCAAGCGCCACCTTGACGACCTTGCGGCGAGCCGCAAGAAGGATTTCCGATGGAAGTTCGATTCGGAGGCGGCCGAGCGAAAGCTCGCACTCATTGAACTGCTGCCGCACACGAAGGGCGAGTGGGCGTTCAAGGGGCAACTGGTAACGCTGGAGCCTTGGCAGAAGTTCGGCCTGATGGCGACCTTCGGATGGCTCAACAAGCGCACCGGCAAGCGCCGGTTTCGAGAAAGCTACTGGGAGGTCCCAAGAAAGAACGGCAAATCGGTGATCGCAGCGGGGGTCGGCATCGGCATGTTCGTCCTCGACGACGAGTTCGGTGCGGAGGTGTATGCGGGGGCGACGACCGAAAAGCAGGCGTGGGAGGTTTTCCGCCCAGCACAGTTGATGGTCAAGCGCTCACCCATGCTGATCGAGTCAGCGGGAATTGAGGTGAATGCCTCGAACATGAACAAGCCGGCCGACGGCAGCCGGTTCGAGCCGATCATCGGCAACCCGGGCGATGGCGCGTCGCCGTCGTGTGCGATCGTGGACGAGTATCACGAACACGACAGCGCCGCTCTATACGAAACGATGTTGACTGGCATGGGCGCGCGTCAACAGCCGCTCATGTTCATCATCACGACCGCGGGCGCGAACATCGAGGGACCGTGCTTCGACAAGCGCCGACAGGTGATCGAAATGCTCGAAGGGACAGTGCCCGACGACGAGCTTTTCGGCTGGATCTGGACGATAGACGAAGGGGACGATTGGACCGATCCGCGCGTGCTGGCGAAAGCCAATCCGAACATCGGAATCTCAGTCTACCAGGAGTATCTGGAAAGCCAGCAGCAGCGCGCGATCAAGTCAGCGCGCTTCACGAACACGTTCAAGACGAAGCACTTGAACGTCTGGACGTCGGCAAAGGCGGGCTACTTCAATCTCGAAGACTGGAAAGCGTGTGAAGACCGCACGCTGACGCTTGAGCAGTTCGCGGGGCGAGACTGCGTGCTCGCGCTCGACATGGCGCGCAAGCTCGACTTGAACAGCATGGCCCGCCTTTTCTGGCGCGACATCGAGGGGCGCCGGCATTACTTCTGCGTCGCACCGCGATTCTGGGTGCCAGAAGACACCGTTCGCAACACCGAGAATCGGCGTATGGCGGAGCGGTATCAGGCGTGGGTCAATCAGGGCTTTCTACTCGAAACGGACGGTGCGGAGATCGACTATCGCGACATTCTGGAGGAGGCGAAAGATGCGAACCGGTTGTGCCCGGTGCAATGCACTCCGCTCGACCCGCACGGCGCAACGAACCTGTCCCACCAGCTCGAGGATGAAGGACTGACGCCGGTCACGATCGTGCAGAACTACACGAACATGTCGGACCCGATGAAGGAGGTCGAGGCAGCGATTACGGCGGGTCGGTTCCATCACGACGGAAACCCGATCATGACGTGGTGCGTGAGCAACGTCATCGGCAAGAACCTGCCGGGAAATGACGACGTGGTGCGACCGATCAAACAGGGCAACGACAACAAAATCGACGGCGCTGTGGCGCTCATCATGGCGGTGGGGCGCGCAATGCTGGCGGATCGCGTTGATGCCGAGTCGATCTACGATCAAGGAGTTGGTGTTTGAATTCAATTGGCATTGCGGCCTGGGTGGCCGGCCTGCTCGGGTTTGCGCTGCTGGTGGCGGGCGTCTTGCTGATCAGCCTGCCGATCGGGCTCATCGTTGCGGGTGTCCTGCTGCTGTTGTGGGCATTTTTGGCGGATCTGGCGTCGGCTCGCGCTGTGCGTGCCGGTCAGCTGAAGGAGTAGCCCCATGTTCTTCAGTAGGCAATTGCTGACCAACCTCGGTCAGACGCAGATGGGGGCCGGTGGGTGGGTGTCGGCGCTGCTTGGTAGCTCGCGATCGGACGCCGGGCAGGTCGTGACTCCGGCAAGTGCACTGTCGCTGACGGTCCTGCAAAACTGCGTCACGCTGCTTTCGGAGAGCATCGCGCAGTTACCGATTGAGCTGTATGAGCGTTCCGGCGACGACAGAAAGCCAGCGACCGATCACCCTCTGTATTCGATCCTGAAGTACCAGCCGAACCCGTGGCAGACGCCGTTCGAGTATCAGGAGCAGTCGCAGGTAGCCGTCGGACTTCGCGGCAACAGCTACAGCTTCATTGATCGCGATCAGGGCGGAGTCATTCAAGGGTTGTATCCGCTGGATAACGAGGCAGTGACAGTCATGAAAGGCCCGGACCTGATGCCGGTCTATCGGGTCTACGGATCTGAGCCGATGCCGAGACGGCTGGTCCATCACGTTCGCTGGACGTCGATCAATGGCTACACGGGGCTATCGCCGGTCCTGCTCCATGCGAATGCGATCGGGCATGCGCAGGCGATCCAGCAATATGCCGGGAAGTCATTTATGAATGGCACGGCGCTGTCGGGTGTGATCGAACGTCCGAAGGACAGTCCGGCGCTCAAGGATCAGGCCAGCGTGGATCGAATCACGGACGGCTGGAATTCGAAGTTCGGCGGATCAGGTAACGCGAAGAAGGTCGCGCTGTTGCAGGAAGGCATGACCTTTAAGCCGCTGTCGATGACGAACGTCGACGCAGCGCTGATTGATGCATTGCGCCTCTCGGCGCTCGACATCGCGCGGATCTACAAGATCCCGGCTCATATGGTGAACGAGCTAGAGCGAGCCACGTTCAGCAACATCGAGCACCAGTCGCTCCAGTTCGTCATCTACACGCTGTTGCCGTGGGTCAAGCGGCATGAGCAGGCGAAGACGCGTGATCTGCTACTGCCTTCCGAACGAAAACAGTATTTCATCGAATACAACCTTTCCGGGCTGCTGAGAGGCGATCAGGCGTCGCGCTACGCCGCGTATGCGGTCGGGCGCCAGTGGGGCTGGCTGTCGATCAATGACATCCGGCGGTTGGAAAACATGCCGCCGGTCAAGGGTGGCGACATCTACCTGAGCCCGATGAACATGGTTGATGCCTCGAAGCCGCAGCAACTTCCCGTCGCGAAGTCTGAGCCGACGAAAGCGGCAATCGACGAAATTGGGAGAATCCTATCTTGAAACCGCACCTCAGACTGGCAAGTCTGATTTTCAATCAGCCGCAACTCGTCACGGACCCGATTATGTCGCTCGCCGTGCAATGGGCGAATCACGCGCTCAATCTGAACATCGTCAATCTGACCGTGAACGGCGCGCAGCCGAAGATCATGGACGACGACGAATTCGGCAGCGGCGCGCAGATGGCTGCGGCGTCGGAGCGCCGGCGCGCTCTGGTCGCCGATACCGGCATGGACATCATTCCGGTGTCGGGAATCCTGGTATCGCGATCCGCACACATGAGCCCGTGCGAGCCGATGACCAGCTACGAGGGTCTGCGCACTTCCGTGAATCAGGCTATCGCAGACCCGGCCGTCGAACACATTGTTCTCGACATCGACAGCAACGGTGGGAGCGCGACTGGTGCCTTCGAGCTGGCGGACGACATCCGCGCCGCGTCGCTGGTGAAGCCGATCACGGCGATCGTCAACTTTTCGGCCTTCTCGGGCGGCTATCTGATTGCCGCTGCGGCATCGCAGGTGATCGTCAGCCGTACTTCAGGCGTCGGATCGATCGGAGTGATCGCCAACCATCTCGACGTCTCGAAGCGGGATGAGCAGCATGGGATCAAGGTGACGTCGGTGTTTGCCGGAGATCACAAGAACGATCTCACGCCGCATGAGCCGCTGAGCGACCAGTCGCTGACATTCCTGACGAGCATGGTGCAAAACAGCTACAAGCAGTTCGTCGACGCAATCGCTAATTTTCGTGGTTTGAGCACGCAAGCGGTAAAGGACACGCAGGCGGGAATCTTCTTCGGTCAGAAAGGCGTTGATGCTGGACTCGCGGATAGCGTCGAGACGCCACAAGCAGCGATCAACCGCATCGCTGCCGAAGTCCGCGCCTCACGAGCCGATCGTCAAGGTGCGAATACGCGCCGTAGCGTTTCGGCTCGCGCGGCCGCGATGGACATGCAGGCCATGATGTAACCAGTCGTCAGAAATCGGATTTTCGTCATTCAACACTGGAGCGCGTTCGCGTCTCAGTCAAGCACTGCCGCCTTTGGGCGGCATTTTTTTTGGAGAAGAGTAGTGAACGTCAATGAACTTCGCCGCGAACGCGCAGCCATCAATCAGCGGGTGCAAGCGCTGGCACAGATCGAGGTGAGCGGCACGGCGCTGTCGGTCGAGCAACAGACCGAATTCAACCAACTCAGCTCGAAGTTCAACGAACTGACCGCCCAGATCGAGCGCGCGGAAGCCGCCGAACGCATGGCCGCTGCGGCAGCCGTTCCGGTCGGCCCGAATCCGGCCGCCGTCGCAGCACCGGCCGCCGCGGCCGTGCATGCACAGCCGAAGGCGCCGGAAGTGAAGGGCGCGAAGATGGCGCGCATGGTGCGCGCACTCGCGGCGGCGCGCGGCGACGCGCAGCTCGCGGCGAAACTGGCGATCGAGCGCGGTTTCGGCGAGGAAGTCGCGATGTCGCTTAACACCCTTTCGCCGGGCGCGGGCGGCGTCCTGGTGCCAGAGAACCTGTCGAGCGAGGTCATCGAACTGCTGCGTCCGAAGTCCGTCGTTCGCAAGCTCGGCGCGCGTACGCTGCCGCTATCGAACGGCAACATCACCATCCCGCGCCTGAAGGGCGGCGCGATCGTCGGCTACATCGGCGCCGACACTGATATCCCGACGACGCAGCAACAGTTCGGCGACCTGAAACTGACGGCGAAGAAGATGGCCGCGCTGGTGCCGATCGCGAACGATCTCATCAAGTATGCCGGCGTGAATCCGAACGTCGATCAGATCGTGGTCGGCGACCTTACCGCTGCAATTGGCGCACGCGAGGACAAGGCATTCATCCGCGACGACGGTACGGCAAATACGCCGAAGGGCCTGCGCTTCTGGGCGCTCGACGGCAACGTCCTCAAGGCAAGCGACGGTTCGACGCTGCAGAAGATCGAGACGGATCTCGGTAAGGCCATTCTCGCGCTCGAAAACGCCGACGCCAATCTGACGCAGCCCGGCTGGATCATGGCCCCGCGCACGTTCCGCTACCTTGAGGGCCTGCGCGACGGGAACGGCAACAAGGTCTATCCGGAACTCGCCAACGGCATGCTGAAGGGCTACCCGGTTGGGAAAACGACGCAAGTGCCGATCAATCTCGGTGAATCCGGCAAGGAGTCGGAGATCTACTTCACCGACTTCGGCGACGTCTTCATCGGCGAGGATGAAACGCTGGAGATCGACTACAGCAAGGAAGCCACCTACAAGGACGCCGATGGCAACGTGGTGAGCGCTTTCCAGCGCGATCAGACGCTGATCCGCGTGATCGCGAAGAACGATTTCGGCCCGCGTCACGTCGAGTCGATCGCGGTGCTGGCTGGCGTGGCGTGGGGCGCGTAAGCGACGCTGTAACCGCGCGGCCGGTTCATTCGTGAGCGGGCCGCGTATCGGAGAAAAGCATGAAAGTGATCAGGATCGAGCGGCATTACGGGAAGTACACGCCCGGCGACATCGCAGGGTTCGACGACGAGTACGCGGACAAACTTGTCGACGCCGAGATTGCCGCGACTCACGAGGCGGATGCGAAGGGCGCGAAAGCGCCGACGAAGGGTGAAAGCGCCAAGCCCATCGCAGCGAAGGGGTAACGCGGTATGGCTGCTGTTCTCGTCGAATATCTGGACGACGCGGAGCCGCTAACGTTCGAGGATGTCGCTTTTCAGTGCCGCATCGATGACAACGATGAACGGGATTTCGTCGAGCGAATCGTGATCCCCGGCGCGCGGCAAGCGGCCGAGAGCAAGTCCGGCGCCGCGATACGCAAGGCGCGCTACGTGGAGCGCCTGCCGGCATTTCCGCCGAGCGAGTTCCCATTGTCCGTCGGGCAGGTTATCGGTGTCGACAGCGTTGAGATCCGCGATGCGTCCGGAGCGACAACGACGCTCGGCACCGACGCCTTCGAGCTTGTTCAGTTGGGGCGAGAGACGCTTCTTGTTCCTTCGGGGCAAGCGCGTTGGCCTTTCGCGCGCGCCGTGACGATCACGTACCAGGCAGGCGTCGACCTTGCGCGATATCCGTCGGTGCGATCTTGGATGCTGCTCGCGGCCGCATGGGCCTACGACCATCGAGAGATCTTCTCGGAGGGGCAGCCCATAGGAGACATGCCGGGCGGATATGCGGACGTCCTGCTCAATCCGATCACTGTTCCGCCGAGGTTCTGATGGAAGCTGGGAAATTGAAGGAGCGGATCGTCATCGAGCGGCCGAGCGGTGAGATGAATGAGAACGATGAGCCGATTCCGGGGGCATGGGTCGTGCATGCGCGACCGTGGGCCGATGTGCGTTTCCTGAACGGAAAAGAACATGTCATTTCCGGTGCGGTTCGCGGGGCAACGGTCGCGAGCATGCGCATTCGCTGTCGGGCTGGCATCGACGAACAGATGCGTGTCCGCTACGACGGCAGGCTCTACGACATCACGGCGGTACTGCCCTCGCGCAAACGCGGGTATCTCGACCTGTCGGTGAAGGTGGGAGAAAAGTATGTCTAGTGTGCAGATCGTTGGCTTGAACGACCTTCGGGTCGACTTCGAACGGCTCGCGAAATCGCAGTCGCGCGCTGCGTTGCGGAAAGCGACGCTCGCGGGTGCAGCCATCATCCGCGACGAGGCGCGTAAGCGCGCACCGAAGAAAACCGGGAAGCTGCGCCGAAACATCGTCTCGGCCGCACTTCGACAGAAAGACGCTTCGGGCTTGGCGACCGCAGGCGTGCGTGTCCGGACGAAGGGCAAGGCCGATTCGCCGAACAACGCGTTTTACTGGCGCTTCGACGAGTTCGGCACGCAGTACATGAAGGCACAGCCGTTTATGCGGCCGGCGTTCGATGCGTCGATCGCGGACGCCGAAGGAGCGATTCGCACTGAGCTGGCGCACGCGATCGATCGTGCGCTCGGAGGGCGGCGGTGAGCACGATCGTTATCCGTGACGCCCTACAGGGCATAGGCGGCGCGAAGGGATATATCGGCGTCGCACCGCCGAAAGCGCAGGCGCCGTACTTCGTCGTGACGCGCGTACATGGTGAGCTCGACATGTCGCTCTTCGGGCCGACGGGTGGTCGCTCGGGTTCCTTTCAGGTCGACTGCTACGCGCCGACGTTCACTGACGCCGATCGGCTTGCCGACTTGGCGGTCGATCGCGCGATGTCGGTGCAGGATCAGTTTTCAGTCGGCGGCGTCGATGAATTGCCGGACGACTACTTGGCGGACACGGGATTGTTCCGTATCAGCTTGGAACTGTCGGTCGCGTTCTGACCGACGACACGACGGTTCTTTTGGCCCGCCGCGCGCGGGCCTTTTTTCATTTGTGAGGGGCTTATGGCTGACAAGAGCAAGCGCACCAAGGCACAGGGGACCAAGGTGGAGGTCTCGAAATTGGCGTCGACCGATCTCGACGCGGCCGATCTGGTGTTCGTCGATCTGAGCGCGACGGGCAAACAGATCCAGTGGCAGGGCGGGCAGTCGGAAGAAATCGACGCGACGACGTTCGCGAGCGACGAAAAGGAATCCGAGCTCGGCTTGCCCGATCCGGGCGAATTCTCGGTCGACGGCAATTACCAGTCGAGCGACGAAGGGCAGAACATTCTGCGTGCCGCGCGTGCGACGGGCGAAAAGCACGTGTTCCGCGTCACGTTCGCCGACAAATCGCAGTTTCTGTTCGCCGGCATGGTGCGTCAGTACACGTGGGCGGCGTCGGTCAATGGGCTGATCTCGGCGACGTACAGCGTTCGCGTGAGCGGCGCGCCGAAGCTCGTGCCGCCGCCGGCGGCGTAATTCCGAAACGCAGATAGGAGATGAGCATGGAAAGCGAAAACCAAGGCGTCGCGAATTTGCGCGCGGCGGTGCTGAACCCGCTGATCGGTTGGCGGCACGAACTGATGAGCGTACCGGAATGGAACAACGAAAGGATCGCTGTGCGCGAGCCGACCGTCGGCGACCGCATGTTCTGGATCGAAGCGCTTCGGGACATCGCCGGGGTGACGGAGGGCGACGACGAGATGGCTGTTCGCGAGAAGTTCACGCGCGCAAGCGACGACGCGCACATGCAGGCGAATGCGCGACTGTTCGTTCGCGTCGTGTTCGGTGAAACGCTGGACGGCTGGCGACGGCTGTTCTCGGACGGCGACGCGACCGCAGTCGCGACGGCGTTCGGCCCCGTGCACAACCGCATTGTCGTGAAGGCGCTCGAATTCGGCAAGCTCGACGTCGATCCGGTTGAAGACGCAAAAAAGCCTTCCGCCGAACCCCAGGCCTCCGCTTCCTGATGTCGCTCGCGCTGCGGCTCGGCAAGACGTTGGCCGAGCTGCGCGAGCAGATGTCGTCTGCCGAGCTGAGTCTCTGGATCGGGTTCGACGCGGAATCGCCGGTTGCAGACGATCGTGCGGATCTGCATGCGGCGATGATCGCGGCGGCGGCGTTTCAGTCGCAGGGTGCCAAGGTCAAGGTGTCGGACATGATGCCGAAATGGTCCGGTGAGCACGCGACGGCAGAGGAAGGGGGCGGTGATTCGTTTCAAGCCGCCCTGATGCGCATGGCAAAGTAGGCGAGAAAACACTATGGCAACGAGCCTTCGCGAGCTGATCGTCAGCGTCACGGCGAATACGACCGAATACGACCGCCGCATGCGCGGTCTCTCGTCGACGGCCGGCTCGTATTTCAATGCAGTGCGCGACGGCGGGCGCACGGCAGACGCGGCATTTGCTTCGAATGCGGCGAGTGTGCAGGTCACGGTGCGCGCGCTCGACGCGGCACGCGGCTCGATCCGTGAATACGCGCAAGCCGCCGCGGCAGCGTTCGGCGTGCATCAGTTGATCGAGTACGCCGACGAGTGGACGAACTTGAGCAACCGGCTCCGGATCGTCACGCGGGATCAGATCGATTTCGCGGTCGCGCAGAACGATGTGCTGCGCATCGCGCGCGATACTCGGCAGCCGCTCGACGCGACGGCCGAGCTGTATCAGCGGATCGCGAACAACGCGTCGCATCTCGGGTTGTCTATCAAACAGGTCGGCCCGCTTGTCACCACGATCAGCAAGGCGGTCGCGTTGTCGGGTGTCTCGGCAGATACTGCCCGCATGGGGCTCGTGCAGCTTGGGCAAGCATTCGCGGCGGGGCAGTTGCGCGGTCAGGATCTGAATAGCGTGCTCGAAGAGTTGCCGGGCGTCGCGGATGCTATCGCGCGCGGCATGGGCAAGAGTTCGGCGCAGCTCAAGTCGATGGCCGAAGAGGGAAAGCTGACCGTCGGTAATCTCGTCGAGGCGCTGAAGCGCGCGGCGGGCGGCACGGATGCGCTGTTCGAGAAAATGCAGGCGACGGTCGGGCAGACGATGACGCGCCTGCAGACGGAGATCGTCAAGTATATCGGCGAGTCGGATCAAGCGACGGGCGCGAGCGCGAGGCTTGCGGAGGGGATCACGTACGTCGCGGATCACCTCGACGGTATCGTGAAGCTCGGCGTATCGCTCGCGGCCGGGCGGATCGCCGTGTACTTCGGGCAATCCGCAGTCGCGGCGACACAGGCGGCGACAGCGTGGGTCGGCGCCCGGCGAGCGCTCGTCGAGGAGACGATCAAGCAGCATGAGGCGGCGCAGGCGGCGCTCGCCAAAGCGCAGGGCGATCGAGCTGCTGCTGCGGCGAAGCTTCAAAACGCGCAGGCAGCGGAGGCGGCAGCACAGGCCGAACTCGCGGGCATGCGCGCGATGCGCGAAAGCCTCGCGATGCAGTCGGCGTTGACGGCCGGTTCGATCAAGTACACCGAAGCGAAGCTTGCCGAAGCGCGTGCCGTCGAGGCGGCGGCGCAAGCGCACGTCGCGACGGCGCGTGCGAACGTTGCCAGCAGTCAGGAAATCGGCGCGCGCATCGTGGGCATGCCCTATGCGGCGATCATCGCTCGCGAGACCGCCGCCGCGCAGCAGGAACTCGAGCGCGCCGAGGCGTCGCTCGCGCTCGCGCAGCAGCGACGGACGGCGCTTGAGGCGGCGGCGAAGCAAGGCACGATCGACAAAGCGCGTTATACGGCGTCGCTGGCCGAGACGGATCGCGGCCTCGCGCAAGCCGAGCGCGATGTTGCGCTTGCCACGCAGGCTCGCGAGCGGGCAGAACGCGCGGCGACCGCGAGCGCGGCGGGGCTGAAGACGGCGACCGAAAGCGCGGCGACGGCGCAGACGGCGCTCGCGCGTACGGGCACGATGATGCGCTCGGTCGGCTCGGGCTTGCTGGCGGCAGTCGGCGGCTTGCCGGGGATTCTGGCGACCGTGGGCTCGGTCGCGCTCGGCGCCGCCGCGAACTGGTTGCTGTTCCGCGACAACGCGAGCAGTGCGACGTCGAGCCTGATCGACATGCAGGCACCGCTCGATCAGATCATCGACAAATATCGGCAACTGACGCCACTGTTACAGGAATCTGAGCGGCTTCGTGTTGAAAAGGTTGGGCGGCGCGCAAATACCGATGCCGCGGCGGGCTATCAGACGCTTGCTTTCAAGGCGACGCAGGCGGTTATGCCGGCGTCAATGGACGGCGGGATAGCTGTCATCTCGCCGGAAGCGCAGGAAGCGGTCGACAAATTCAACGTGTCTCTTCGCGCGGTCGAGGCATCGACCGACAGTGTTGTCGAGAAATCGAAAACCCGGCTGGGGCTTATCGATGAATTTGTGAAGGCGTCCGGCGGTGGAGCTGAGCTTCGCGAGTCTCTGATTTCCGCAGCCGAAGCGATCGACAAGGCAGAAGGGGCGGCACGGAAAAACTCCGAGGCCCTTTCTGCGATGGGGGCATCCGGACGCGATGCGGCTGCAGGAATTCGCTTGCTTGCGGAGGAAAGCAACTTCTTTGCCGGCGGCATGGCATCGGAGGCTTGGGAGAAATACGTCCACAAGCTCAGGGAGGAATCCGACGTCATCGGTATGACGGCCCGCCAGAAGGCCGAGTACGAAGCGCGGACAAAGGGCGCAAATGACGCGCAGGCCCGTATGGCTGGCCTCGTCGCCGGACGGGCGGATGCGTACAAGTCCCTCGAAAAGGCGATCGCCGACAAGGACGCGAAGGCTGCGGCTGGGGCGCGAACCAACATCGACAATCTGACGCGCGAGCTCGCGCTGATGAATCAGCAGATGGTGGTCGCGAAGGCGCTTGAGGAGTTCCAGGCCGACCTGTCGAGCAAGAAATTCGAGAAATTCGGCTTCAATGCCGACGCGGCACGCGCCGCGGCAGCCGCGCGCGGGCAACAGGCTTTCGACGAGACGGTCGCGTCTGCGGCTGCGCAGACGTCGCGTGTCTCAACTAACGCTGCCGCGGCTCGCGCCACGAAGGCCGGCGGTGTTCATTCGCTGGAAAGCGAGCGCATGCTCGACAACATCCGGCAGCGGATTGCGCAACTGCGCGTCGAGGCGGTTGCAACCGACAAGCTGACGCAGTCGCAAAAGGATCTCCTCGCGTTCGATCAGAAGGTGACGGATCTACGCGGCAAGCGCAAGAAGCTGTCGGACGACGACAAGAGCCTGCTTCGTGATCAGCAGGCGATTCGCGGAATGTACGAGCAAGCGGCGCAGTTGGAAAAGGAGGTGCGCTATCGAGACGCGATCAACAAGCTGAAGGAGCGCAGCGCCCAGATCGACGCGGAGCTCGGCGACTACGCGGCAGAACGTCAGCGTGACGTGAAGCGCGAGCTTGCGGCAATGTCGATGGGTGACAACGCGCGCGAGCTGAATCAGGCGGTCAATCGTGTGAGCGACGAGTTTCGCCGTCGGCGGGACGAATTGACGAAGGGCGCGCGAAAAGACGGCACGCTCGGGTCGCCCGAGTACCTCGCCGAGATCGAGCGCATCAACACGGCCGAGGCGGAGCAGGTCGCGCGCGAGCGCGGGTATCTCGAGCAGCGGCTCGCGTTGCAGGCGGACTGGCGCGTTGGCGTGAAGCGGGCACTGGCGGTTTATCAGGAATCGGCGCAGAACGCTGCGCAGTTGGCCGAGGACGCGCTGACGAGTTCGTTCCGCAATGCCGAGGATGCGCTCGTGTCGTTCGCGACGTCGGGCAAGCTCAATTTCCGCGGGCTGGTCGACAGCATGATCGCCGATCTTGCGCGGTTTTCGGCGCGCGCGGCGATGTCTCAGGTGTTCGGGACGATCGGCTCCGCGTTGGGTTTTGGCGGTGTTTCCGATGCTGTTGGCGCGCTTGGTGGCGCCGCAAGCGCGGCTGTCGGTTCGAACGTGTACGGCTTTCATCTCGCGACGGGCGGTGCGGTGTGGGGGCCGGGAACGTCTACGAGCGACAGCATCCCGGCGCAGCTATCGAACGGAGAGTTCGTGGTCCGCGCCGCGGTGGTGTCGCAGCCGGGCGTGCGCGCACACCTCGAACGATTGAACGCGGGCGGACGATCCGGCTTCGCGCGATTCGCCGCGGGTGGGCTCGTTGGCGGGAGCGCGGGAGAAGGGGATTCGCCGGCGCGCGACGGCGGGATCTCGGTCAGCGCGCCAGTTTCGATCGAGGGCGGATCGTCGAACCCTGCGAGCCTAATTGCGGTTGGCGAGTTCCGAAAGAGACTGGAACAGATGATACGCGAGCTCATACAACGGGAACGCCGGCAGGGCGGAACCTTGTGGAGAGCGCAAAACGGGATGGCAGGATGAAAGACACATTCGAATGGCCGTCGACGGTGCAGGGGCACGGCGGCGATACGACGTTGCGCGTACGCAAAGCCCAGTTCGGCGACGGCTACACGCAGCGGGCCGCGGACGGCCTGAACAATCGCGAGTCGACATTCAACCTGCGGTTTGTCGGCAATGCGGCGAAGATCTCGGAAATTATCGATTTCCTCGATCGGCATGCGGGCGCGGAGTCGTTCTATTGGACCCCGCCGCTTCGCGCGCGCGGGTTGTTCGTCTGCGAGAAGTACTCCGAGCCGATCAAGAACGGCGCCGCGTACACGATGACGGCGCAGTTCGAACAGACGTTTTCTGCGTAGGAGATCAGATGTCGGTTCTTCAAAAAATCATCTTGGGCGAGCCGCCCGGCGGAAGCGGCGGCGACAACAATCGTGTCGCGCACATCAAGACGAACGAGAATTTCGACGTGGTCGAGCGTTCGACCCCGCTCGATCTCGGATTTCTGAACGACAGCGCGGATCTCAGGCCCGAAGACGTCGGAAAGCGATATGGGCTGTGGATGGCTGATGCAGGCAAGGTAATCGGTATGCCGCTCGCGGCGTCTGTGAGGCCGAATTCGTGCATCCACCTGTTCAACGTGCAGCAGAAGGTATCGATCAAACTGCAGGCAGGCGACATGTCACAGCTAACGTCGCTGAATACCGGCGACTGGGTGAAGTACGTCTCCGACGGCGTGAAGATCTGGCACGCCGCTGAGCGCGGCAAGATGATGCCGGATGAAGTTATCAGCGGAAATCTCACTGTAGGTGGAGATATCCGGGCCGGGCAATCGAGCGACGAAGGCCATTTGTACCTCGGCAAGATGCCCGGCTATTTCTACGGGAATAGTGGGTCGGTGGGTTGGTGGTCTCCGGACGCAGGGGGATCGTACCAATACCTACTCAACGACCATACGTTTCGCGTCAACGACGAGGTTGTCACGGTATGCGCCAAGGGGAGCGCCCTCCGATTCGACTGGGGGAAGAAGACGGCCGGCCAGCTTGGGGCAACGGTTGACGGCAAATACCTCGGCTATCTCTGGCACAGCGGCAATCTTGCGCAACCGATGACGCTCGACACGCCGCAATACGTCGGGACGAAGAAGACGTTCACGCAGGCGCAGGAAATCGCCGTCGGTGCAACAGGGCTTCATACGCAAGCGTCGCTGTACCTGAACGGAATGGGCGGCCTCAGCTACCTCGGATTTTCCGGGCTGAACAACACCGTCGGCGCGCAGCTTCGGATCTCCAACAACACCTCGGTCGCCGAGTTGCAGTGCGTCAACTACAACGCCACGACATTCGGCGTGTTGACCGCATCGAACTTCAATCAGGCGTCCGACCGTGCTTTCAAATCCGATATCCGGACGCTTGAGAACGTGATGGCGCGGCTGCGCGGTAAGCGGGGGGTGACGTATCTGCCAAAGAGCAGCCCGGAGGCAGGGCGACAGGCGGGCGTCATCGCGAACGAGTGGTGGGACTTCCCGGAGCTGCTCGGCGAGGGGCCGGAGATCGATGAGGACGGCGATTTCATCGTGCGTCAGTACGACGAGAGCGGCAAGGAAATCTTTGGTGAGAGCGGGCCGCCAAACGGGCGCCCGTCGCTGACCTTCCGTTACACGAATGCCGTCGGCGTGCTGTTGGCCGGATTGATTGAGACGGATGCGGCGTTACAGGACGCGCTCAGACGGATTGAGAAACTGGAGGCGGCGAAGTGAGCATCACGGCTGACATCCAGCAACTCGAGCCGGGTCGTCTGATTGAGTTTTTCGAAGTCGACTGCACGGAAATTGGCGCCGACGCGCTGCGCTTTCATCGGCATCTTCAGTCTACGTCGATCGTATGGCAGGGGCGCGAGTACAGGTCGTGGCCGATTCAGGCCACCGGCTTCGAGCAGACATCCGACGCGCAGCAGCCATCGCCGACGCTGCGGGTGGGCGACATCAATGGAACGATATCGGCGCTATGCGTTGCGCTTGGCGATCTCGTCGGCGCGAAAGTGTTTCGGCGCCGAACACTCGCGCGCTACCTCGACGCCGTGAATTTCCCGGCCGGCAATCCGACGGCGGACCCGAACGAAGAAATGCCGACGCAGCAGTGGCGGATCGAACAGAAGAGCGACGAGCAGCCGGGTTTGCACGTTGAATTCACGCTCTCGTCGCCGCTCGACTTCGGTGGCCAGCAATTGCCGAAACGGCAGATTATTTCGATCTGTCAATGTGAATATCGCAGCGCCGAATGCGGGTATACAGGGGCGGCGTGCTTTGACAAGGACGACAACCCCGTGAGCGATCCGGCGCTCGATCGATGCAGCAGGAAGATCAGCGGTTGTGAACGTCGATTCGGCGTGAACAACCCGTTGCCGTTCGACGGCTTCCTGTGCGACACGATGGCATGACGCACGAATCAATTTCGATATGAGGACCCGCCGCACGGCGGGTTTTTTTATGGACGAACAGATCAAGAAGGCGATTGAGGCGCATGCGCTCGACGAGTATCCGCGCGAGTGCTGTGGGCTCGTCGTGAAGACCGAGAGCGGGGAGATGTACGTACGCTGCCGCAACCTCGCTGCCGCACCAACCGACCAATTCGCGCTCGCCGCGGAGGACTACGCAGCGGCCGAAGACATGGGCGAGATTGTCGCGCTGGTGCATTCGCATCCGGGAGCGTCGGCGCAGCCGAGCGACGCGGATCGCACGATGTGCGAGCGCAGCGGCATCGCGAAATGGGTGATCGTGTCGCTCGGCGTGCAGGCCGACGGCTCGATCGGCGTCGACGACTGGTGCGCGTTCGAGCCAGACGGCTACGTCGCGCGATTGGTGGGCCGGCAGTTCGTACATGGCGTGCACGACTGCTACGCGATCGTGCGCGACTGGTATCTCGGCGAGCGCGGCGTCGCGTTACCCGATTTCGAGCGCGAGGACGATTGGTGGAACGATGGCAGGTCGAATCTCTACCTCAACCACTATCAGGACGCCGGTTTCCTTGATGTCGGCCGTGGCGTGACGTTGCAGGTCGGTGACGTGTTGCTGATGCAGATCCGCAGCAAGAACGACGTGCCGAATCACGCGGGCGTGTATCTCGGCGACGGGCAGTTTCTGCACCACATGCACGGGCGTTTGTCCGCGCGCGCGGTATGGGGCGGGATGTGGGCCGACTGCTGCACGACGGTACTGCGCTATGTGGGAGATCGGAAGTGAGCGAGACGCTTCGCACGATAAAGTTGTATGGGGTGCTCGGTGGGCGTTTCGGAAGAGTTCATCGTCTGGCGGTTTCGTCGACCGCGGAGGCGGTGCGCGCGTTGTCCGTGCTGATTCCCGGCTTCCGCGTGTTCCTGACGTCGGCGCGCGACGTCGGCCTGACGTTCGCCGTGTTCAACGGCAGGCGCAATCTCGACGAGGACGAGCTCGAGCACCCGGTGGGGCGCGACGAAATTCGCATTGCGCCGGTAATCGTCGGCAGCAAGCGCGGCGGGCTCTTCAATACGATCTTCGGCGCGGCACTCGTTGCAGTCGGTGCGATCGCGACGTTCGGTTTCGCGCAGCCGTGGGGCGCGTCGCTGATGGGGCTCGGTGCGTCGATGGCGCTGGGCGGCATTGTGCAGATGCTGAGTCCGCAACAGGCCGGCCTCGCGGGCGCGGCCAACAACGGCTCGTCGTACTACTTCAACGGACCCGTGAACAGCGCCGCACAGGGCGAGCCGGTGCCGCTCGTTATTGGGGAAATGATCGTCGGCTCGAAGGTGGTCAGTTCCGGAATCTATGCGGAGGATCAGGTTTGAAGAAGCTCCATGCTGAAGGCGGGTTTAAGCGGATCTACGGGGCGAAGGGAAGCGGTGGCGGCGGTAGTGGCAGCGAATCGCCCGACAGCCTGCATTCGATCGCACGCGCGAAGGTGCTCGATGTGATCTCGGAGGGGCCGGTCGTGGGCTTGGTGAACGGCTTGCAGTCGGTCTATCTCGACGGCACGCCGATCCAGAACGCGGACGGCTCACTGAATTTCCAGAGCTACACCGTCGACGTGCGAACCGGCACGCAGGATCAGGACTATATCCCGGGCTTTCCGGCCGTCGAGCGCGAGGCCGGCGTCGGCGTGCCACTGACGTCCGACGCGCCGTGGGTGCGGCAGATCCAGAATACGCAGTTGACCGCGGTGCGTGTGCGTTTCGGCGTGCCCGCGTTACAGCGTCAGGACACGTCGAACGGCAATGTCACAGGCTATCGCGTCGACTACGCAATTGATCTGTCGGTCGACGGCGGGTCGTATGCGCAAGTGCTGGCCGGCGCGTTCGACGGTAAGACGACGTCGCTCTACGAGCGCTCGCATCGCATTGAGCTGCCGCGCGCGAAAAACGGCTGGCTGGTTCGCGTGCGTCGCATCACGCCGAACGCGCACACGGCGACGATCGCTGACGTGATCAACATCGAAGCGATCACCGAGATCATCGATCGGAAGCTCCGCTATCCGATGACGGCGCTGGTCGGCATGACGTTCGACGCGCGCTCGTTCTCGAGCGTGCCGGTGCGCTCGTATCACGTGCGGGGGCTGATTATCCGCGTCCCGACAAACTACGACCCTGAGACGCGGACGTATTCGGGCACGTGGGACGGCACGTTCAAGATGGCGTGGACGAACAATCCGGCTTGGGTCTATTACGACCTGCTGCTGAACAAGCGCTACGGGTTGGGCGATCGCGTTGATGCATCGATGGTCGACAAGTGGGCACTGTACGAAATCGCGCGCCACTGCGACGAGCTGGTGTCGGATGGGAAGGGCGGCAAGGAGCCGCGCTTTACCTGCAACTGCGTGATTCAGACGCGCGCGGACGCGTTCAAGGTGGTGCAGGACATCGCAAGCGTGTTTCGCGGCATTTCGTACTGGGGCGCCGGGTCGGTCGTCGCGTCGGCCGATATGCCGTCCGATCCAGTCTACCTGTACACGGCTGCGAACGTCGTCGGCGGCTCATTCAAGTACGTCGGTAGCGAGCGAAAGACGCGTTACACGGTCGCGCTCGTCAGCTACAACGATCCGACGAACCAGTACAAGCAGGCTGTCGAAGCCGTGCAGGACGACGACGGGATCGCGCGGTATGGCGTCATCAAAACAGAGGTCACGGCGTTCGGCTGCACGTCGCAGGCGCAGGCGCACCGCCTCGGGCGCTGGCTGCTGCTGACGTCGCGGTACGAGACCGGGACAGTGTCGTTTCAGGTCGGACTCGACGGGACGCTTTGTGCGCCGGGACAGGTGATCGCGGTTGCCGATCCGAAGAAGGCCGGCCGCCGGATCGGCGGGCGTATCCGCGCCGCAGCCGGCGAGACGATCACGCTCGACAAGGCGCCGACCATCGCGGCCGGCGATCGCTTCACGGCGATTCTGCCGTCGGGCATTGCGCAGGCGCGGGTGGTGAGGGCCGTCAACGGTGACACGGTGACGCTCGCCGCGCGCTTCGATGCCGATCCGGTGCCGGGCGCTGTGTGGATGGTCGAGAGCAACGAGCTCGCGGCGCAGCAGTATCGCGTGGTGAGCGTGCAGGAGAGCGACGACGACGGCCAGATCGTTTATACGATCAACGCGACGCAGTACGAGCCGGGGAAGTACGCGGCAATCGACGACGGCGCGCAGATCCAGCAACGGCCGATCACGATCGTTCCGCCGTCGGTGCAGCCGCCGCCGTCGAACGTCCGCCTCTCGACATACTCGGTGGTCGATCAGGGCATCTCGAAGACGACGATGGTGATCGCGTGGGACGCAGCGAATCACGCGACGAGCTACCTCGTGGAATGGCGGAAGGACAACGGCGAGTGGGTCCGGGTACCGTCGACGGGCGGCCTGCAGGTCGAGGTACCGGGTATCTATCAGGGGAAGTACCTCGCACGCGTGCGAGCGGAGAATGCGCTCGGCGTGACGTCGATTCCGGCGTACGGCGTCGATACGGTGCTCACGGGGAAGACCACTCCGCCGCCGTCAGTGGTGTCGCTGACCGCGACGGGCATCGTATATGGGATCTACCTGAAGTGGGCGTTCCCGGGCGACGGGTCCGCCGGCGACACGCAGCGTACGGAGATCTGGTACAGCCGCACGCCGAGCCGCGATGACGCGATCAAGTTCTCGGATTTCGCGTTCCCGCAGGCGTCGACGTCGTATCAGGGGCTCGCGGTCGGACAGGTGTTTTATTTCTGGGCGCGCCTGGTCGACACGTCCGGCAACGTCGGGCCGTGGTTCCCGGCGAAGGGACCGGGCGTGCAGGGGCAGCCGAGCACGGATCAAAGCGACTACGAGAAGTATTTCGCCGGTCAGATCGGGAAGTCGGCGCTCGGCACGGATCTGCGCGCGCCGATTGACCTGATTACCCCGCCGATGGCGGGCGATGCGACGATTTACGCTGGCGACGAGACACTCAATGCGGGCGTGTGGTCGTTGCAGTCGGCGATTTCAGAGGGCGACATGGCGGTCGCGAAGAAGGTCGACACGGTCGCGGCACAGATGCGCTCGAGCTCGCATTTGTTGAACGCCGCGGTGCAGAAAGAGACGATCGCGCGTGTTGAAGCCGATCGTGCGATGGCGCAGGACATCACGACCGTGCAGGCGCAGGTGAACGACAACGCGGCTGCGGTGCAAACCGTGGCGCAGTCCTACGCCGATCTGAACGGGCGCGTCGCGGCGTCGTATCAGATCAAGACGCAGATCACGGCGGATGGGCGCACGTACATCGCGGGAATTGGTGTGGGCGTCGACAACAACAACGGTGTTGTCGAATCACAGGTGCTGGTGTCGGCGAGTCGGTTTGCGGTGATCGATCCGAATTCGGGGGGCGTGATCGGCGTGCCGTTCGTGGTGCAAGGCGGGCAGGTGTTTTTGCGGCAGGCGCTGATCGGTGCGGGCTGGATCACGAACGCGATGATCGGCAGCTACATCCAGTCCGACGACTACATCGCGGGGCGGCAAGGCTGGCGATGGGACAAGTCCGGTTGGATGGAAATCAACTCCGTGAACGGAAGCGGCATTCGGACGGTTATCGACGGAAACGGAGTGCGGGTGTACGACGGCAACGGCGTGCTCCGCGTGCGAATGGGGATGTGGTGAGCATGGATGCGGGATTGTGGATTTGGGACGGAGCGGGGCGCCTCATGCTCGACGGAACGACACGCTGTGGCCGGATCGTTGGAATGCAGCGTATTCAAGAGGGCTTGGACGGCAGCGCGGCGGCAGATCTTTCGCGTGGGGAACCGTTCTGGGCATTCATGCCCGATTGGTTGTTCCGGCACATTTCGATGAACGCCCCGGTGCCCAACGTGGAAATCAATGCGGGTGGGGTGCGATGGTGGTTTAGCCGCGACGGCAATACCAGTAATCGAACGCCGGTGCCGGGCTGGCTCGTCTACGGGGTTTTCTGATGGATGGCAGATTCCAAGCCTTTACGGAAGGGGGCGTGTTTCAGATCGACGGTTCGACGCCGAACTATCAACTCGTTCAGTCGATGGTGGCGATATCGCAACTGATTCGTATTGAGACGGTCAGGAATGACAAAAATATTCCCTACGAAGGGCAATTTTGGGTGTGCTCGTTCACATTCTCTGCCGAAGTTCCGCTATATGCGTTCTCCGCAGACCCGGGAGTGGGGATATCGATTTGGGACGCCTATAGCAACGACGGGCGGACCTACACGGTGCGCTTCATTACCGAAACTCAGGCCACCGTGCGCTTCTTTGTGTTTTCCAACGTCCCGCCGGCGGACCGGGGATTCGGACTGCAGGTGTTCAACGAGCGCAGTCAATTGATTGCAGATGCGTTGACGCCGTTTTACCGTGTGCTCGACGTGATTCAGGATGTCTACATGAATGGAACGGGCTGGACGGTGGAGGGTGCTCCGAGTCCTCAATGGCAGCAGCGATCGTATGGTCGTCCGGTGTTGATTTCGGGAATGTGGCCTGCGCATTTCATTTGGGGATCGTCGAACAGCAATCAGCGGCTGTGGGACATCCTTGAGATAAGCGCCGTGCGGGTGAGCGGCGGCAACGTATCTTGGGGGACGCTGCTATACAACGGCGGCCGACATCCCAATGTCGCAACGTTTCGCGAATGTTGGCACTATCGATTCATGGTGTTGGACGGAACCGGGATCATTTAATGCGCCGCCTTTGGGCGGCTTTTTCATTTCTGCGAGGAGTGGATGCGAGCTAGTCCTACGGAAGCCGTGAGCTATGCGGGAAGCATAGCGTCGGTCGCGTCGTCGCTTACGTTGACCGATATCGGCGTCATCGTCGGTATTCTCACGGCGATCGCGACTTTCGGTTTGAATTTTTACTTCGCACGGCGCAAGGACCGTCGAGAGCAAGTCGAACTGGCCGCACGCCTGCGTGAACTGGAGCATCACGATGGCTGAGAAGAAGACGCTGATTGGATTGGTAGGGGCCGCGACAGCGGCCCTTTTGCTTTCTATCGTCCCTGCATTTGAGGGCGAGGTCCTCGTCGCACGACCAGACCCGATCGGCATCATCACGGCGTGCAATGGCGATACGAAAGACGTGTACGTCGGCCAGCGCTTCACGCGTGATGAATGCCGCGCTCGGCTCGAGCAACGGCTCATTGAGCACGCGAAGCCGGTGCTGACGTGCACGCCAGGCTTGAGGGGGCGCACATATCAGCTCGCGGCTGCAGTGAGCTTCGCCTACAACATCGGGCCGCGAGCCTACTGCGGAAGCACAACCGCGAGGCGGTTCAATTCTGGCGACTGGCGGGGCGCGTGCCGCGCGATCAACGAGTCGGACAACGGTCGGCCGCAGTGGGTGACTGCCGGCGGTCGAGTGCTGCCGGGTCTCGTGAAACGCCGCGCTACGGAGCGCGCAATTTGCGAACGGGGGCTGTGATGCCGAAAGCAACACCCTATCTGATGGCCGCGCTGCTTGGCATGGCGGCCGGCGCTGGCGTCGATCACCTGGTCGGCGTACGTCGGCTTGCCGATGAGCAGGCCGCGCGCGCTCGCGCCGCGCAACGGCACGCCGAAGCGTTGGGCGCGATCTCGCGTGCCGCGCTCGACGCCGAGCAGCGGGCGATCGCCGCGCACGATGCCGCCGCGTCGGCGGTGGCCGCCGTCGACCAACGAACCACGAAGGAGAGGAACGAGCATGAAGCAGAGAATCGCAGCCTGCGGGCTGCTCTTGCCGCTGGCACTGAGCGGCTGCGCGTCGCCGTCCGAAACTGCACGGCAGCCGGTCGCGACGGCGTGCCCGGCGCTTCCAGCGCCGCCGGCATGGGCGATGGTGCCGCCACCTACGCAGACGTCGACGCAGCGGTTGCGGAACGCGTTTTCGGCGTCGCCGGCGACGATCAGCGCGAGATCGACAAACTGACGGCCCTACAGGGCTATGTATGCGCGGTGCGGCCCGAGACGCCGGACTGCGCGCGGAAGTAACGAGAAACAGGGCGGCCGGCGTGCGTGCGGGAACACGCATGCCGGCCGCCTTTCCACTGATAGCGCCAGTGAAAGAGGCCAAGGCCCTGCTTACCTACGTAGGCGGGCCGGATTCTACATCAAGTTTAAAAACGGCTTTCACAATGGCAAATCCCATCATCCCTTGGATCGGCGGCAAGCGTCGTCTCGCGGATCACATCATCCCGCGCTTTCCGAAGCACGACTGCTACGTCGAGGTGTTCGCGGGCGGGGCGGCGCTGTACTTCATGCGACCGCCGGCCAAGGTCGAGGTGATCAACGATATCAACGGCGAGCTGGTGAACCTGTATCGCGTTGTTCAGCACCATCTCGAAGAGTTCGTGCGTCAGTTCAAATGGGCGCTGACGAGCCGGCAGGTGTTCGAATGGCTCAAGCACATGGCCCCGGAAACCCTCACCGATATCCAGCGCGCGGCACGCTTCTACTACCTTCAGAAAAGTTGCTTTGGCGGCAAGCTCGAAGGGCAGACGTTCGGAACGGCGACAACGTCGGTGCCCGGCCTCAACCTGTTGCGCATCGAGGAGGAGCTATCGGCGGCGCATATTCGCCTCGCGAACGCGTACATCGAGCGGCTTGATTGGGCGACCTGCATCGATCGCTACGATCGGCCGCACACGCTGTTCTACCTCGACCCGCCGTATTTCGAGACCGAAGGCTACGGCGTTGCGTTTCCGTTCGCGGAATACGAGAAGATGGCCGAGCGGCTGCGGTCGATCAAGGGGCGGGCGATCGTCAGCCTCAACGACCATCCCGAGATCCGGCGCGTGTTCGCCGGCTTCCATATCGAGAGTGTGCCGATTCAGTACACGATAGGCGGCGGGAAGGGCGTCGAGCGCCGCGAGCTGATCATTTTCAGCTGGGACGATGCGGCGCAGCCAGTCGGGCTGTTCTGATCGATTGGCTGCGCGCGTTGCTCGTCTATGTCTGCGGAAGGGTTTCGTAATTGTTGTGTAATATTTCGTCCGCGGGGCATGGAATATCAATAAGAACCTGAGATCAAAATGAAGAAAACGATCATTGCGGTAGTGGTGGCGGCGACGCTGGTAGCGTGTGGGGGCGGGAACGACGGGCCGACAGCGTCCAGTCCAGCGATCAAGTTGACGTATTCAGGGGCACCGATCGTCGCGGCGCATTCCGCTCGTGTGATGGCTGCAGCTGCGTCGACGACGGGCGGTGGAGTCGTGTCGAGTACGCAAGCAACTATCGATGCGCTACAGAACGCGTTTAAGGCGCGCGGTGCCGATATCGGCGTGTATCCCGGCGTCGTCGACGGAACTGCATTGCATCAACTGGTGATGGCGGAGAACGGCGGCGTTGGTCCTACGCACGACGAGGTATTCAACGCGAATATCAACGTCAGCGAATGGGTGTTGATGAATTTCGAGTTCGACGACATGACGGGCTACATCGACACACCCGAGAAGCAGGCAGCGGTCGATCAGTTCAAGCAAGATCTCGCTGTGTACGGCGCGCGCGAGTATCTGAAAGGGCGCGTTGTGCATGCTGTTTTGCCCATCGTGTCATGCCAGCCGGAGCGGGTCGAGCGGTTCATCGACGCGGCGGGTTTTGCTCATGAGCGCCGATATCCGACCGCGTCACGGGCACTGTACGGGGCGATCAACTCTGCATCTCGTAGTGGAGCGGTATCGTTCTTGACGGTCGGCGGAGTCTATCAGTCGAATCCCGGGCACATGGGCGATGACTGTTCCACTCCGGACCAGTCAGCGCAAGACGAGCAGATCAGCCGCATCGTCGATCCGCTCGTGATCAATTACCATACGGCGCTCGATACTATTGACAAGTGCAAACATAATCCCGAGGCAATTCCTGAGTATGAGCGAGCGGGGCAGTGCTGGGGGATCGAGCCGGAAAAGAAATAGTTCGTTCAGTTGCCCCGGTCGCTCGACCGGGGCTTTGCATCCAAAATCGGGTGCATTGTTTTGATCCAATTCCGGTGTTCGCGGAATTACGGATTTGGATTCCTGTCATGTCTGACAGGGTGGTTCCGGCAATTTCCCCCGTGCTACATTCCACCGAAAATTTCCTTGTGGAGACTTCGACATGGGGTTTGCGTTTATTTGCGAGGGAGACACGACCACGCATGGGGGGCGTGTGGTCGGCTGTAATGTCGCCAACACGGTTCATGGAAGGGCAATCGCATTGCTTGGCGACATGGTGACGTGTCCGCGATGTGGTGGGATTTACCCGATCGTCAGCGTAAAGCGCGAGTTGAACATGACGTTTGGTGACAGGCCGATTGCTACAGACGGAGACAAGACCGCGTGTGGGGCAACGCTTATCGCGTCGCAAGGCTTCGCCACGGTGGCCCCTACATCAGGGGCCGCTGGCGGCAATTCGATCGGCGGTGGGAAGAGCGTCGTTCCGCAGTCGATGCCACGAGGGCCGGACAATCTATACCGTGGGCGCTTCCAGGTATTTGACGAGACGACTGGAAAACCGATCGCGAACCATCCCTACGTTCTGCAAACAGCGGACGGCCGGACAATATCTGGCCAGACCGACGCCGACGGCTACACGCAGTGGCACGAGGCAAACACGGCTGGATCGTTGCAATTTTCAGCCGAGTCGACTCAGGGGCCCGGCGAAGGCGGTGTTTTATGAGTGGTCGTGCCTACGGAGCCAACTCCGGTCAAGGTGGCATGTCGCCGAAGGGCGAAACGACGCCCGTGCGTCTTCGGCCCGCTACGCCCGACCCGGTCGATAAAAAGGTCATCTGCAAGGCCGTTTGTGTATGCAGTCGAGAGCCAGACACTGGTGCATCGCGCCAAAGCCTCAAGCAGCAGTGCGTTTCGCGCAACCTGCGCGACGTGGATCGGTCTATGGGGTGGAAGAGCCCGTACAAGTCGGAAGTCAACTACGACATGACGCAGATCCCTCCGTCGCCGATCATGCGCTCCGCGTCTCCCTTGGAGCCGCACCCTTACTTGCCAGGCTGGATTCAAAAATACTGGCCTGGCGGGAAAGATGCGTATCCCGCGGGCGCCGGTGCTGTTCGGCGCCCCGACGTGGTGATTGTCAAGGACGGATCTCTGCCGCCAACTCAGGACAACATCAAGAGCGTGGTGGAGATTAAATTCCCGCCTCAAGAAAGGGATCGCGAGCAAGAGGACGACTACGCACGGATTGCGGGTTCGCCCGAAAAGGTTGCGACTATGGGCCCCGGCGACTGTGACTGCTCCGACGATGACGCCAATGAAAGTCCGCTCCGAGCGGTTTCTGAGGCGCTCTCCGAACTCGGGCGTTCCCTGCGTCAGCTACTTAACCGCAGTCCTGCTATCCCGCCTGGCATGGGTGGCTTGCCGTTGCCGCCGCCCCCCATAGTCGTTCCATAATTGAGCCTTCCTAGCATCGACGCGAATATGGATCAGAATTTTCTCGAATGGGCGAAGGCCAATCAGGGCAAAGCGCTGGTGCCCAATGGTCTTTTGGAACCTCGCTACGCAACCGGTGGAATCGGAGCGGCCGTCGTCGTGCGCGCGTCGCTTTATTTTGAGCGTGCATTCGATCCCGCCGTCCGCGCGGCGGTTGCCGACTGTTTCGACGACTACTGTGCTGTACCCGAATGCAAATTGACGTTCCTATGGAGTAACGGGAAGGTGGCGCAGGCGTTCGCGCGGGCCAAGCCTCTGCGTGCCGCCGCCAGTAAGCTCGGTCCTGAGGATCGTTTCGACTTCTGCTACGTTGGCGGGGAGCAAGCTTCGGACGCAAGTTTTTGGAGATTCGAGGTCGTGGGTCAGCGCCAGTGGCAAGAGAAGATGGGCAACCGCGGTCTCAACTCCCTAGCGTTCTCATGGCCGGTTGTGGCTGTCCAAGAGAACCCCGATGCCTTCGCAAAACTGTTCTTTGATGCTGCGCGCCGCTTAGATGCCGTTCAAGGTCAGGCGGGCTTCGCCGTCAACCTTTCCCCGACCGCTCCTCACGAGAATGAGGCGACGGAATACTGGATCGCGCAAATTATGCCGGGGCTCGATGTCGGCGACCCCGGATCGACTTCAGCCCGCGATCTGAAGGGCAAAATTAAATCCGTCAATTGGCTGACAGCTATCGGCAAGCCCATGTTGGACACTGTCGGCGGCGTTCGCGCGCTGACGTCGGAACTTCCCCCGAATTGGTTTGCCATTGGTGATTATGGTGCCGGCGTTATCATCCGTGCGGGCGTGTTGCCTGAGTCGGGGCTCTCTGAGCGCGAGGAGCAACCCCCGTTCTTGCCACCAGCCTACGTCGTCCTCGATAAGGCACTGCGGCGTGTGCGAGCGGAAAGCATGGACATTCTTCAGCGCGGCACGGTCAACGCCGGCGCGCCGGTCTACAACACGCGCGAATCAACGGCAGCGTGGCTGCGCCGCTTCGAGGTGGGCGACGACGAATTGCTCAGTGCGAAAGCTGCGGTCCTCAAAACGCCACGTTTGCCCAAAGGCTCGATTCCGATCGATAGTGGCGATCCAGTTTGACGCGTCGGCAGTTCGCCACGCCGCTTCCGTTTTTGGTGGGCAGTACGGAAGCCGGCGAGAGTGGTGTTCGCCGCAGTCAAGCTGGCCTTTGCATCTCATCGAGTGAGCCCTGGTCGTTCATCGTATCGTCCCTGCTACGTGATGCGGTAGAACGCCTCTTCGTCGCGCTCGACTTCGAGAAGGCGTTTCAGATGGTCTAGCGCGAACAACTCCACACCGCTTTTCTCTGCTTCAACCCGGGCTGCATCGACGAGCTTTCGCGACTTTCCGACAATGTGGCTTCGCAAATACGCGATCTCGAGCGCCATGCGTTGCTCGAGCGTGTGCCGGCCGACATTCTTGCCTTCCTCGAAACGCCATTTCTCGCGCAATTCTTCCCACGTTACCCGCTGAAACTCTGGGATTGATTTCGGAGATGCGCCGGGTGGCGTGTCGTCCGGCGACTCCCAGCGCTTTGACCTGATTTCTTGCCGTGCACGCCACTCGTCGGAAAACGGCGCGACCGGTTCCCGCATGCGAGCGAACGGGGCGGCACGACCAATTTCCTTGTCGACGATGTAGCCGAGCCTCCGTAGCGGCGCGCCATACTCAAGCAACGATGGGTCGATCGCGCGTACCCGCCGCGACGCATCGGCAATGCAGCTGCGAAGCTCCCACAAAGTGAGGCGCTGGTGCTGAACTTCGAGAATCAGACGCTGGACGTCCGCATATGTGCAGCGCGTCCACCACTCAGTCATCTCGGGTAGCTTGGGTGGATTGAACGGTGGCAGGATCATTTCGTAATACGGGAAGGCCTGTAATTTTATACAGTATATCTTGGACTATGATGAAGTGATCCATCCCCTGAAAAGAGGTGCCGCCGTGTGCACCAATTACCGCGCGCCGGACGAAGATCCGGGGATCAGCGAGCTACGGCTTGGCCTAATCGACCTATGGAAGAGAACGCCTTGGGAGCCTGAGATTTACCCGGACTATCTCGCGCCCACCGTGGCGATGGTCAATGGGCGCGTCGAGGCGATTCTCGCTGGGTTCGGCTACTGGCCGCGCGCCTTGCAGAAGGCGAACATCGAGAAGGCGAAAGAGGAGGGCAAGAAGCCGCCGATCATGCGTAGCACGATGAACGTGCGCGATGACAATCTTGGGCGATCGCCGCTATACGGGCCGGCGTGGCGCGCAGGTCGCCGCTGCCTGATTCCGGTGCGATGGATTTACGAGCCGTGCTACGAGACCGGCCGAAACGTCTGGCATCGAATCGGCCTGACGGGCTGGCGGCCCTACTGCGTCGCGGGGATCTGGCGCACGTTGACGGGCACGGACGGGAACGAATCGCACGCGATGTCGATGATCACGGTGAATGCCGAAGGGCATGCCATCATGTCGCGCATGCACAAGCCGGGCGACGAAAAGCGGTCGATCGTCATACTTCGGCCGGACGATTGGGGAGAATGGCTCACGACGTCGAACGTCGAGGCCGCTCGCGCGATGTTGCAACTCTATTCCGCTGACGGGATGGTCGCCGACCTTGACTCAGGAGCACGCCTCAAGGAATGATCGGACCTCAAGGCGAGGTGAGGCTTACGGAAAATGGTTCCGGGTTCTTTTCGGGCGCGGAACGGCGCTCGGTGCGTCAATTTGTCGCATCCGTTTTTATACATTCGTGCCGCCCCTATCTTGAGTTCAGGCGTCTGCTGCCGATAATTGAACTTGATTGGAGTTTTTTTGCCTTGTCAAGTACGCGGTTTTAGTTTCGAGGGTACAATGCAAGCACCCCCTAGCTTTTTGTCATATGTTTGAGAGGCGCTTGTGCGCCTAGCTTGGGGCTTCCTGTCGACCGATTGGAGAAAGCAATGAAGCACTTGCTCGAAGCCTTGGCTGGCATGGGTTTGTCGCTGAACGCATTTGGTAGTTTTCCACAATACGAAATCCCCCGCAGAGGCGACCAAGCGAGAGACTTTGAGGCTGCCGGGGCAGATATGCGGCGCGTAATGGCGCGCGTTGAACGGCAGTCTTACTACTGTCTCACGGGAAAAAATGGGGCGACAAACAACGGCACAGGTGAAGGATAAAGACCGGAGTCTCACTGTATCGCATCACGAAACTGACGCGCCCCTCCTTCCGATGGCGCAGATCGAGCGCCTGAAGGAAATTGCTCCTGATAAGGTCGAATGGGTATTTGAGCAGGCGCGCGTCGAAGGCGAATTTCGCCGGTCGGAGGCGCACCGGGTCAATACTTTCCGATTTGTTGAGCGCATGGCGGGCATTCTGTCCGGATTCGTTATCGGCGTAATTGGGCTCGGTATTGCCGCGTTACTTGCGGTCATGGGCCATGATTGGGCGGCAGTTGGAATTGGCGGCGCAACACTTGTTAGCCTGGTTTCAGTGTTTGTCATCGGGAAGACTGTACGAACTCCGCCTAAACCTGGCGCAAGCGGCAGGTAGTCTAGAAGCCCCGTAAAGACGGGGCTTCAGTTTTTTGTGGCGCCAACAATCAATGGGCAAGAACTCGATGTTCGGAGTGAGCGTGAAGTGCGCCGTGTCGTTACTGTGAAGTGGCAGTAGACGCTGGTATTCGAGCGGCGAAGGCTGAGATCGGGATGGCGAACAATGACAGGAATTGGGATCGCACCGCCCGCGAACCCTTAATTTTCAGATGGCCCTCGGGGGTTCGAATCCCCCTCTCTCCGCCAGAAATATCGAAAAAGCCCCGCAAAATCAATGATCTGCGGGGCTTTTTGTTTTTTGACCCATCATGCACCCCATCATCAGACGCGAATTCGCCCCTTCGCCGATTTTCGCTCTCCCTCTGAACGCGGCAGCGCTCGGACACCAAGCCAACGTGTCCCGTTGTTAAAGTTGATCTTGTTCGACCATAAAGGTAAGACGCACCGCCCTTGCTCACGATAGCTATGAAGCCCCGCCCGAAATCCTCAACCCGCCGAAGCAAGGCACCGATGACCAAGGACATGTTGCTGCCCCTACCAGCGGCCATAGTCCGCAAAAAGTCACTGGAACATCACCTTGCCCTTGCCTCATTGCAGAGCGGCAATAACGGTACCACCGATGCCGTCAGCAAGATATTTCAGACGATCTACGTCGCCTACTTCATCCATGAGGCGACAGTAGGTCGTCACGACCTAGAACAGTTCCGGGTCGCCGAAACCGCAGTGGTCGAATGTGCGGTTGCCGCGAAGAAAACCGGGGCCTTTGAAATTCCCTCCAGTGGTCGCACCGCTGTCGAGCACATCCTGCTGATGCACGATCGACAGTTGACGAATGTACCAGCCCATCTGATCGCGACGGCTCGCACCCGTCTTGCTCAATTCGTCGCGACCGAAAAACTGTCTCCGATCGCAGACCTGTAAAGTTCGGTTGGCAATCTCCGTCGACTCCATACGAAGGCTTTAGGGAGTCTGTGGACGCTGAGCGGTTCGCATTGGCAAACGGGCTTCACCGCGAGAGACCCGGCCGGAGCGGAGCCACCAGAGCCGACACAGCAGCGTTAGTTGAAGCGTGAGACCCAGAGGCTGGCGTTACCTGAACCGTTGTGGCAAGGGTCAGCAGCTTCGGATCGAAAATCAAACCCGTCGTAAGAACTATGGTTGCTGCCGCAGCCAAGATAAGAGCCTGCTGTGAGCGATGAACCCAGTTTGCTTTAGTAGCCGCGACCTTCGTCACTGACTCGTTCGCCTTGTTCAGCTTATCGATGATGAAGTCCAGCAATTCGATTTCCGCAGTCGCAAAATTGCCAATGGAAGCCTGTGAGATCAACTTCAAGTAACCTGACTCACATTCGCCACCGGTCGCAGGAACGTGTGAATCACGCGCATACAGCGCCCACAGCGCCGAAAGGACGCTACACCCGAGGGCGCCAGTGATCAAAAGCAGGATAACGATTGCTAGAGCGCTCGGTGTATCTGTAAGCTTGGCGACAAAGCCTAAGTCAGCAGCCAGCAATGCCCCAGCAATAGTTGTCGTTCCCTGTGCCTTCCGGTCGGCAGAATCAAAGACATCACATTGCAGCTTGTATTCTTTTTCGGCCCTTTCGATAGCGGAGCGTCGCGCCTCGGCCATCAACAACTGCAAGTCTGTATCCATTCGATCTACCTCATTATTTATGAGCCGCCGATGGCAATGGCTTCCGTATTAAGACGGAGCCGTCGCGCCCGCCGCTCGCCGCTCGCTTGGCTTTGACTTCTGCGCCTTGCGCAGCCGTCAACATGCGTCGCTCGGCATGTCACGCCTGCAAGCGCCTAACGGATCGGATAGAAACGCGTTGCGATAGCGCGGGCATCGGTCTCGACCATGGCATCGTGCACGAATTTCCTCTTTGCGACATACCGTATGCAGCGCAGCCCCGATTCGTCATACGTCGTGAGTTGTGCAAGCCAATCCTCGCCAAAATCGATGTAGACCGGGCATGCGGCATCAAGCCAAGTGCCGCGTGGTCGAACCCAATCGTATTGATGGTGCCCGCTATACACGCGCCCTAGCTCCTCTTCGATTTCATCTATCCAGTGAACTCGATGCAAACCGTCGCCCAAGTCCGCCTTGGTAGCGTTCGGATTGTGTACGTGGCACTCGGTTAGTCTAAAAAACATCCCGCCAGCTGCACCCCGCAACCCTCGCCGTGCTTTCGCCCAAACCAGATCGCGCGCCAACTCCGACGCCGGGTCCGGCAGCGCGTGGTAAATGTCGAAGTTCTGCCGGAATCCGCGCCCGTCAATGACCCATACGAGATTCCGGTAGAACACTTCGCGGGAAGTCCGCTCGACATCGGTCATGGCGGAATGTTGCATTTCGACAACGATGCCTGTCGGCGTCTTGATGTCCGCTCGGTGGATTTCGCCGTCAGGCGCAACGTGCGAAATTTCTCGGCAAGCCGCTGGAAATAGGTTTTTCCACTCTCGATGCCACGGCGTTTCGTTCTCCCACCACGGATCACAGTCGCGGCGGCTAGCATGCGCCCAATGATGCATGACGCGCGGGCCACATTTCGCAATGGTGGCCGCGCCGCATGTCGGGCAAACACCTTGGCCGCCCGGAAACGCCTCGCTGCGCTGATTTTCAACAATAGCGAACTGCACCTGTCGCCCCCTTCGTGCCTAATTCGTGAAACATGCGTCTCGACAGCGGACTTTTCATAACTGCGGGGGCCGTTGATACGGACGATCGAACCGTATGTGCTCGGCACCCTTCATGTCGGGATTGCCGTCCCTGAATTCATTCCAGACCGATTCCGCTGTCTTGTTCGGCCACAGATGGTTGATAAGGTGCATGTGTGGTCCACCCTTGAAGTGATTTTTGTGCTGCCACACGTCGCGATTGTCGAAATAGAAGAATTGCCAGTTCGAGTGATCCGGTAGATAGAAGATGTGTCCGACGAGATACCTGCGCTCTTCGAGAAGCTGATACCACTTGCGCATCGCCTTCGTTTGCATCTCGGTCAACGGGCCGTTGTCCATGTCCCCGACTTTCTTCGCGTCATCGTCGGTCCACCGCCAGTTCGGCAGGAAATCCCGATACGAAATGTGGTGTATCCAAGGGCGCAGCAGTCCCGAATCGCAAGCCATGATGAAGTCGGCGAAGGCTGCTTCAGTAATCACCGCCCGCCTGCAAATCTTCCTCAGGTCGCTGAGCTTTTTTGCATTCACCAAGTTCTCGATGGCTTGCATCGCGGCCCTGTCCTGCGGTGTGGGATTAAGATTGATTGGCATTCGGCAGAATGATCAGGAGCGTGCTGGCAGGTATCAGCCACGAATGTTAAGAGCGCGATAGCTCACGACGCGGGGACTTCCAAATCAATCGTCCTCAAGAAAAATAGCGACGGCGAACAGGATTCCAGCGACAACCGCTCCCTGTGCCGCCCAAAGATTCTCTTGCAACGAAAGGGTTTGAAGCGACCGGATTGCCTTGTCTGCGGTTGCCGGTAAGGTTGAAGCCGCGATGCTCGCCTTCGCTGAGACGTGCCACATGGTGGCAGAAAACGCCGTCGCTACGGCGCCAATAGTCGCAGCGGTTCGACGCATCGATTTTTTGATCATAACGATGGCTTGTAGACTTGAAGTATCAAGTGGCCGAGTCAGCTTCCGAGGCTGAATCAGACGGTGAAATTTTCACACGGCTTACCGCGACTGCTTTCGCCGTTACCGCTCCAAGCATCTGCTCAACCCAATTTGGGTCCGCTAGAAGAGGGGCAATCCGCTGCTCCGTCAGCAGTCGTCGGTATTCAACTAGATTCGCGAGTGCCGAAATCTCCTTGCGCAAAGCCGGTAGATGCTCGGAAATTATTCCGTAGCGGTATTTTGCATACGACTCTAGTGCAGCCTCAACGATGTCGCTCGGGATTTCGCCGCAAGCCAGAATTTCAGCGGCAACGTCGGCCAGCGGGTCCGGCGGAAACAACCGCCCGCCACCTTCGAACATTTCCAAGAAGTGCTGGCCGACATGCCGATCGTGCTCGAACGGCAATAATTCGACACCCGGCCATCCCTCGAACGAATGACAAAATGGAAGCGCGGTGACCCACGCGCACTGTTCACTTGGTCGAGGTAGGCGCTGCGGCCCAAGCGGTATGTAGTTGTCGAAGGGGGACTTCAGTTTTCGCAGATGAACCCGATACATCACCCCCACACCCGCTTCGACCGGCTTCCAGCCATCCTTCGTTTCGTGACAAGTCGCAAAGAACGCGCTGACGTTGAAATCGTCCGAAAGGTCGAGGTACCCGGTCGGAATACCGTAATGCTGAGCGAGCGCGATCGGGTCAAAATCGAGGCGCTGGCCTGCCGCATGGTACGAAATGGGATGGTGCGTCAGTTCGCGGGAAAACCACCAAGCCTGAGCAACCCGAAGAATTATCTTCGCCTGATCCGCAATCGAGCCTTGGTGTATTTTTTCGATATCGTGAGACTGCAAGCCCCGACCGATCGACGGAAGCATGGGCGTGTGGTGTGCGTTCTGCCCTCGATAGAGTTTCGAGACAGCAAATGGTATTGCGCCGCCAACGTCCCTTTCTTCGTACCAGTACCAGCTGGCATCGCGGCGCGACCGATGCCCCTCATTCCGCTTCGACATTTCGATGAGCGCAGAGGCCGGAGCTATTTCCATACCGAGACTTCCCCTGTGAATCGTCGGCACGCAGCGCCCACGAGGCCAGACCAGATCAAGGATCAGTCGATCTACTTCATTTCCATCAATGACACAAAGGTCACCGTGGAATCGCAATAGCAGCAATCATTCTGATCACAGTTTCGACGGCGACCGATGCCAACGCGGTACGGACGATGGTTGCAAATAATCAGCTGCCCGTGGGAAACGGCCAAGCAGCCGCAGGATTCATGGCCGTCTTGACTCCCGATGAGCGAACCGTGGACACTGCATTTTGCTGTTCGACAGTGTTATTCGTTTCCGACACGGCTTGGTCGTCCTGTGCCAACTTGTCAGATTGAACGGATTGGGCGATCAACTGCACGATATCCTCGTTTGTCCCTTGGACAAACTCGGCGACCTTCATCCACGGAACCTTGCCTTTGCTCAGCAGTGACTGCCCGCTGTAATCAAGGATGCTCAACCGAAATGCGTGCGCTTCGCTCTGTACAAGAGCCTTCGCCTTTTCAGAGGAAGCCAGCCGTCGAAGGGCGACGATACGAATGGATTCAGCCATCAGCCACGGTCCAAGCCATTCCTGCTTACCTTCCGCGATTCGATTTTTCGCGTAGGCGATCAACTCCATGATCCGTGTGACTGCTGGCCCAAGCATTCCATCGTTCTCAAACTCGATGGCAAAGTGAACCGATTTCGCTTGAGCGGTCAGCAACTCTAGTTGGTCACGTTCAATCTTGTCGACAACGTTCCCGACGATGCTTTGCACGGCAGTCTCAAGCCTCTTCGCGACATCATCGACCGCGCTGGCAAGCTTTTCGTTCGAACGTGACGCGGCCACTGCGACCGCCATGTCCGGCTCGCTGCTACGCGCCCCTTCCTCACGAACGAACGAGAGGAATTCCCCGGCCAGTGTCAGCCCTTTGTCCAGCAACCCCGCATACCAAACCATGCATCCCCCGTATGATCTTTGTTGTGCAATAGTCTTGAGCACACCCGACCAGAATATTACCTCGTTCAATGTATTACGGTTGACAATATGCCGGACATCGGCACAGGTAGTCATGTAACCTCAGACTGCTCGCGTCTGTCGGTGGGCTGTCGGGTTCCTGTCGTGTTGCGTCGGCGCTTCGCTCCCCATACTTTGCAACATCGATCAACCCGATGGAGCTACGAAATGAACGGTACCGGCAATTCTCAACAAAGCCGCTTGCTCACCCCGGCCGAACTGGCCGTGTGCATCAAGTTGTTCCGGGAAACACGACAATGGTCACAAGAACAACTGGCGGCAATTTCGGGGCTGAGCGTGCGCACGGTCCAGCGTGTCGAGCAAGGCTTGTCCGCCAGTCTCGATACCCGGCGCGCGCTCGCCAGTGCATTCGAATTCGAAGATATCGATGCGCTCAACAAGCCGTTCTCGATCCCTTCCGAAGAAGAATTCAAGGCAGAGAAGGAAAAGTTTGACCGGGAGCATGTCACATTGACGGCACTTCCGCTGATCACGGGCAAACAATTGGCGAAGCTCGCGGAAGCCTGCCACGCGGACTTATCTGAACCGGCTTTCGAGTTGAGCCGCGAAGCAGATGAGACTTTTGCCATGTTGGTGGACTATTTACGAGACTTCCGGGATTGCGCCGATGCTTTCAGCGAAAGCCAAAAATTCGATGTGTACGACGAGTTGCAGTCTCACATCGACGCGCTCAAGGCACTCGGCGTCTCGCTACGCTATGCAGAACGGAAGATGCAGGTGAAGCTGGGGACGGACGAAAACAGCAAGCCGATGCCCATCAATGTACTTTATGTAGTCGCCTTTCCGCTCGGCAAGGAGCCGGAGCAATTTGCGACGCCAAGGTCCGGGGGCCTTGGCTTGTAAGGGGCACTGTTGCATCTAACCGAGTCTGCAGCGAGCCGCTCTTGTTTTGTTCACCTCTGATGGCGCTCACCATTGATATTGCGCTACATTTACGAATACGCTTCGGGAAGCGACTCGGCAGGTACGAACAACAAGGGGAACCAGATGCTTGACATTAGCTCGGCACGCATTGTGCACTGCGTAGTTCATCGTGTAGGAAATCGCTTGAGAGAAGAAGGTTGCGAACTGTCATCGCAAGAAGTTCATGGGACAGCAGAGTTACATGGAACTTTACTCAAGCATTACCTAGCCCCACTCGCAAAGGGAGCAGATGAGTTTGATTTTTACCACGAGTCGGACATCGCCCTCAACGCAGTGAGACAATTTTCCTCACGAATTTTTGAAAATCCCGATAATTTTCTTCGACTCAGTCAAAATATCGCAAAGCACTTATACTCAGCCTCCTCGCATCCCAGCATAACTGGCGGAGAGTTCATCGAAATTCTATTTCATGACATTCGGGTGGACGGAGAATCCAGATTGGCAATAGGGGTTTACAAAATCGAACAAAGAGAGCCGTTTCTGGACGTCGAAAAATCAGGGGACGCCTTAAATCTAATTGAGTTAAGCGGAATTCCGGTTAGCAACATCCAAAAAGGCGCCCTTATTATCGACAGCGATTTCCATTTGTATGCTAAAGAATCTGGCGGACAGCAAGCCAAATATTGGGTTGACTCATTTTTAAAGGCTAGACCGAGGCAAACAGAGAAATCTACGGCCAAAGTAGCCGCAGAATTTGTTAAGCAAGTTTGCTCGAGAATCGATGTCGACGCTGGCGTGGCTTTGCGCCGTGATTTAGTAGACGTTTTCTCGAAAAACGAAACACTCCTCTACAAAGACATTGAGGACACGTCTCGACAATACCTGGACTCAGAAGAAATTGAGCGCCTAACAAATCAATTAGAAGAACAATCAGGATTCCATTCTCTACAAAAAAGCCCAGTTGAATCTGCTTTGCTCATGAAGCAAGCAAGAAATACGCTTCGCCGGTACCCGCTAGCACATGGCGTCGGGATAACCATTGAAAATCCTCATGCTCATCTAGAGAAGTGCGTTGTGAGCAAAACGAAAAATGGCTACAAAGCCATCATTGACATCAATATTGCGGGGGCGTAATGTCAGGAGAGAAATCAAAAACATCGGGTGAGATTGGTGAGAAAATTGCGAAAGGATTGCTGGATCGTATCGGTTGGGGAAGTGGACTAAAAAACATACCGATCAAATGCAACACCCCGGCGCATGTCAATGATAAAGGGAACCAACGCACCTCACACGGGGAAGATCGAATATTTTTATATAACAATCCATTTCATGACGAACGAACCGATGTTGTCCATGTTTCGGTGAAAAACAAGATTGGCTCATACTCTCTAACCGACTCAACGTTGCGACGAGAATTCAAGGAGCATATTGCCGAACTTCATGAGGTTATTGAGTGCGCCAGATACAGCGAAGAAATTTCGCAAGCAACGAGTGACTTTAAGTCTCGCAAATCGATATTCCATTCCGGCCTACTCGTTTGGGTTCACAATGACACCGACGACATTGAAAGGGATATTAAACCTATACTTTCGAAAATTAGATTGGAGCAGGAATCGGACGTTCCAGTATATTTGATCGATAGTGGCCGTGCGAGCTTTATTATTAAGGTCACCGACGATCTTGAGCGACGCGCAAAGCCGTGGAGTTTTTTTTACCCTTCCATCGGAACAGCCGTCACAGTCGACGAACCTCGAACGGGATCATCGCTACCGTTGGAACTCATCGCATCAGATATCTTGCCAGTGGTGGTTCGGGAAGGTGACAAGGCGGAGATGATTATTTACGCCAACCAGCCATTTAGCGCTGACGCGTACAAGAAGTTGATGGCATATGGCTTGAAGTTTTGCTCCAGTCTCATAACAACGATAAAGATTGGAATGCCAGATTACAATGCGGCAACTGATGTCGCGGAGGCTGACCGGGCAAGATTGGCCTTTTCCGAAAGGCCAGAGACAATCGAGCCATTTTCATATAATCGCTCCATTTTGACCCTTTTGTCGGATAATTGACCATGACCAGCGCTCATGCAATTGACCTCAAGTCAACCATTGTTACCGGCTCCGACCTGCGAGTCCTGCTTGGAAGTGATCATTTAAGTTACGGCGAGGTTTATTCTGCCCTCAAGGAGAAGGGGGTATTTGTCGGAAACGCGGACAAATCGATTACTGTCCCACTTCTTTCAGCAACGCTCCTAACCCCGGACGATTTCACTCGATTGATCGAGGGCAGCGTAAATCGAGAATCTCAACCCAAAATTAAGGTTGCTGGAATAAATCTTGTCTCAGACGACAAAGATTGGATCGGCCCGCTAAAGAAAAACCTTTTCGATGCCTCCTTTGATGCATTAGGCAGCGCATCTGGAATCGATTTTTCAAAAAATCCATCTCTTGTTGTCTACGGCCCCAATAAAATATCAATACCGTATCAAATACGTCGACAAGACTATAGCAAGGATTGGATTCAGCGAGAACTCAACTTTGACGGGCATGTTGTTGTTGAAAAGCAAGGAAACAACTTAAAGCTTGAATTTACATCCACGCACTCGTCAAAAGAAACGGAGCTAGTAAACAAGCGAATCACCAATCGTATTGCCAAAGTTTTGCACGATGAAAAACTAGTTTCCACAGATGAACCCATGTCAATCACATTTGGGTCCCTAAGTAACGAGGAGCGAGTCCGCTACTTTAAGCGATTAACCTCTGGTTATAACAATATCTTGTCGACTGGACGCGTTAACGATATCGAAATTTGTCTCGATCCAAACGCCCCCGCACTTCCAAACGATCCGGAAATATCGTGGATGAAGCAGACAGTAAGAAAGCTCAACGTGGATGGCGATAGATTGAATGATATATTTCTGATTAATGATGAAAAATACTACAAACATTATCATATTCAGAGAATGGATGTCACATTTCCATTCAGTGTAGACGCGAATTCCGGAGAATGCCGAGTCAGCTTCTCATTCAGTGGCGGAAGTAGGTCAACGCAAGAAAACTCGGAGTTAATTTTCGAGTGCTCAAAATGGACTCACAACGAACAGCCAAATTTAGATGCTAAAAAGAAAATCTCTTCAGAAATCCAATATGCCATAAGGTGTATTATCGAGCAAAAATACAATATCGCCATTCAGGAGCGAACTCAAAACGCATCGTCAGCCACGGTTACCTGAAAATCGGCGGCATCGCTCAGCAATATTTTTCTTCGATAACTGAATTGATGTGGCGATTATCACTTCACCCGTGCACCACATCAACAATATTCGGGGAATTTCTAGAAGCAATGCCGCCTCTTTTCTCAGTTAGCGAAAATTTCAGCACAGCACTGTTTCCCAAATACACTCAGGTCGAACTGAACGAGCGGGACAACTCTCCGGTCGCTTGACAACAATCACACATCAACCGACATGACATGCTGCGACGCGACGAGCAATGGCGGCACCGGACACTTGCAAACGCACAAATCATCACTCAGTGCTACGCGGCGACCGTCCGGCCCCGTCATTGGCAATCTCGGGCCGACGCATTGAATCTTGCCGATGGTCTTGCACACCGGGCAAAACACGTCGTCGTTCTCGTGCGCGATGTGCCTGCCGTCGAGCGCGAACGGCGTAGCCTTGGCTTGAACCGTTCCCGCCACTGTCGTGTGGTCACCGTCGAGAATCAGGTATCTCGTCATTGTCGCCTTACCCGCCCTGCTTGTCGTTCGGCGACCAGTGCCAGTTTGTTGTGCCCCACGAACTGCCCTCGATCACCGGCATGATTTCGCCAGCTTCGAAGTAGCGGCGACTTCCCGCCTTTGCTGGCGTGTGCCACCAACCAGCTTCGGGGCACGGGTTACCGCCACGCACACTCTGGCGGGCCGGTTCGCGACTCACAGGCGGCGGAACGATCGTCGGCGGCTCAGGAATCGGCGGAGCACCGGGCAAATCGAACCGCGCTTGCCATGTTCGAGCGTTCTTGTTGTCGGCATTTTCTAGTTGCGGATCGTACAGATGCAAACCATCCGGCTTCGGGTTGCGCAGCGTGCGTAACACGCTGTTGACGAACACGTACGGCTCCGGCAACCCCTCTTCGGGTGCTCCCAAGCGCGGAAATGGTCCGGCTCGGACGAGAACACAATGATTGATGCGCTCGATTTGAATGTCGTCGCGGTCAAGGGCCGCACGCAACGCATCCTCACCGCCGAGCCGTTCAACGAAAACGTCGCTGAGCAACGTATACCAATTAACGCCTTTGATGAAACCCCACCGATGAACCTTTTTTCCCGGCTTCAGAAAGTTATATATTTCTGTCAAGGCGCCTTCTTCGCCTTCATATGAGACGGGATCGTACTCGTCCCGACCAAAGTGAGCGCAGGCATCAACCTCAATTCCACTGAATCGCTCGGCAATGGCCCACTCCTGCGCCTGCCATTTGTGGTAGTCGTACGCGGTCACTGCCGACAAGCCACCGTAACCACCACGCACATCGAGTTGTTCACAGACGTAATGTAGGAAATACTCGTATTGCGCTTGCCCCTCCGGTTTCGTGACTAACTCCATCGGCACGCTGAACTTCAAAAACGACAGTTCCATTTCCTCCCCTTTCGGAACCTTGTAGCCGGACGGGGCTTCGTAGTCGAATGGGTTTGCACTGCCTGTCAACGTAACGATTTGATAGTCAGGCGCGACAGCGGAAGTCGGCGCGCTCGATCGCATGACACTGACTTGGACGAAGTCTGCGCTATCGCTGATCGCCTTCCGGATTTTCTCAACACCCTTCGCAGTTTTTTTACTGAACTTCGCTAGGTCCTCATCTTTCCCGGTGATGAGGTGTTTGCCGAACATTTCGTCAAACTTGTCGAAGCAAGCGAGCAAGCCGCGCCGTCCCTCCGGTTTCGAGCCGCCAGCGAAATACACCGTCCCGATGACCCCCGGCTTGACCGCAAAGCTGTTGTCCGCCAAACGCACGCTCAACTCCTCGGCGTAGCGTGCATAGGCTGCGAACGGCGTCAGCACCACAGATTCATTGCTCATGTTGAATGTTCTGATTGAGATTCGACAGTAATTTTCCGTGCGATCACGATGCGGCTGCTGTCACGCCTAGCGCGAGCGCAAGCACGGCAAGCGTTTCCGCCGTGGCGGCTGCAACAATCGCGGCGAGCGCAAGCAGTATCGCCAGCAACGCTTCCGAAAGCACGATAATGATAACTACGCCCGCAACAACAGCGGCGACGACAGCCAACCCCTTGATGATCGACGTGCCAATCTGCGCCCAATCTATTTGTTTGAGCATTTCCCACGTCATGTCCGTCGAACGGACAATCGCGTCCCATCCCGCCTTCAGTTGCGCCGTCGTATAGCGGTAGATTTCGTGGCCTTTCTCATCCACCCATCGCCATGTAGCTGTCGCCTTATCCGCGACCCAACTGCCAGCGGTCAGCGCCCACGGCGCGTGCTGCTGCAACCAAGCGTGCGTTTCGGTAGATAGGTACGCCGCCCCATCATTCACCGCGTCCCACGCGGCTGCAACGGCCGCATGCCCCACTTCTCCCGCTTGCCGAATCCAAGCTTCGTACCAAGCAGGTTGGGGAATCGGATCGCTCGATCGAATCGGTGCGCGCAGTTGCCGTTCGCGACGCTTCTGACGCAATTCCGCTTCGCGTTGCTCCGGCGACATCGCAAGCGCACGTTGACGAGCTTTTTCCAGATCACCGTGACAGTCACTGACATCAATCACTGACATACGACGCGTGTACTCACCGGGCCTTCCTGCAATTTTGCGATACGCACTTTCTTGGCCTAAGCCCCAAGCGTCACCGGGAAATTTGACTTCCACCAGTCGCAGCGAATTATCGACATGCGGGCTGCCTTCGTGATCAACAAGGCTTCGCCCCGGCCAACGATCGGCCGGATTTTTCACGATGATCACGTCCGGCCTACGCGTCATGATGAGCTTCTCGCCATTGACGACGACATTTTTTCGGCCGGGTGGAAACGGATTCAATGTATGCCTCCGTCCGGCACCGCGTTCTTTCTCGCTACTCAGAAATGGTATCGGTGCTTCGATGCCTCTGGACGCATAGTCAGGAAACATGTCGAAACAGACCTCCGCTTTGTACTGCCATCGGAAGTCGGCCACGCTCTCATCAACGCGAATCGCTGCCGTCATCACGACCTGCTTGAGCGCCGAAATCGTGTTCGTCCCGTCCGGCAGCTTGATGTTGACGAAATCCGGAGCTTGCAGTGCGTATTCGATCTTCTCTTGTAAATAACCCTTCGTGTCCGGCGGTAGCTCGGCGTACGTAACCCTGTCCTCATTGACGGTCGTGCAGGTCGCGACCGGTTCCATCGTGGCCGCCATACGTCAGTCCTCCAAGTAGTCGCGTTGAATCATCGGTTTGTCCGAGCCAGCAAACTGCCACGATTCAACCTGAGCAGGCTTTGCCTTCAGAGCTTGCAGCGGCACATCTTGTGCATTCGGCGTGAACACGGGCACCGTCTCGCCAAGATCGTTCGTGTGGCTGAGCACGGTTCGTCCCGATGGCAGCTTCATTTCGTAGGCATGTCGAATCATCGGCGTGCCGTCTGCCTGATTTTTCAGGACATACCGCGCCTGATACGACGGCTTGAACTGCGGCATCGCGTAAGACTCGCTGACCGGTCCTGCGAAGCTGAACGACGCCCCCTTGAAGTCAACGCTACCCGGTGCGTGTATCGAGACGTTGCCGCCCTTGATGCGGATCGTGGCCCCGCCGCAATACAGGACGAGTTCCTGATCGGCAGCGATTTCCATCCGTCCGGCCACTGACAGCAGCTTCACAAGCTGCTGCGCGATCATTTCAAGATCGCTGTTCTGCGCCTGTATTTCGACCTTGCCGCTGCCAGCAACAGCCTTAATGCCCTGATTGCGGGCGAACAGGCTCAGATGATTTACCGCAGCCGCGTGCATCGAGCCGCCCGCCGCGAGATACGAATCCTGACCACTGATCCAGTTCGCCTGTTGGTCTGCACTTGCGTGAAGCGACTGATGCGTGGACAGGCCAATCCCGGCCGGACTGCCAAACAACAACAGCGGTTCAGCGAATGCGTTGGCGTTACCTGTTCCACCGCCCGCCGTATGGCCGCCGGACGACTCGCCCGTGGCCGACTGCTTCGTTGCGTCGGTGAACGCCGTCAGCGCGTCAACGCCGGGTTTCAGGCTCTCTGCTTGATGCTGTTCGCTCGCATCCGAAATGCTGCCGAGTAGGTTTTTCGAGCGCGTAAGTTGTTCGCGTGCCTCGTCAACGTCTAACTGATCACTGTCGCGCGACACAGGATGCGCGCTAATCGATACGCCGCGCCCCCCGCGCATCGACGCGTAATGGTCAGCGTGCAGCAGCAACCCCGACCCGAGATACCGCCCACGCGTGTTGCCGCTCTGCTGAATCAAATAGCCCTGCGCGATCGATGCGTAGCTACTGCCCGTGTAGCTGACGAGCCGCGTACCGCCTTGGTTCGTGGCGTCATCGTGGACGAACGCGTTGAACGCGCCCGTACCACCAAACCCCTGCGACTGAAAACCCGACAGCAGCACATTCGAATGCCACGGAGAAGGCGTCGTGCCGCCGTTGACGCGCCCCAAAATGAACGGTTTGTCGCAATCGTTTGCCCAATAGGCGACCAAAACCCATTCACCGGCACGTGGCACGTGTACCGATCCGTAACCGTTGCCGGTATCGGCCTGCATGGTCGACAGCAGCGGCGACGAAGCAAACGTGCCGTCCGGATTTTTCCGGTCCCATGCGAAATGAACGCGTACTTGGTTGCGCTCGTTCGTCCACGCTTCCGATCCTTGCTGCGTCACGACGATGGCGTGTTCGATCGTCATGTTCGGCTTCGGGTGCGCGAGCGGGCTACGATATTCGACGCTCGCCTCTTGCGCCTCAACCTCAATGACGAAAAATCCCGCCGTTCCATCTTGCGGGTGCTCCGGTGTCTTGAAACGCGCCCCGTGTGCTGCCCGCTGTTCGGCCAGTGTGGCGCGTAGGCTGCGCGGATATTCGGTCACCTGTTGACCAATCGACACGTTATTTTCGATGTACCACCGCGTCTCGATGGTGAGAAATTCCCGTTTCTTCGGATCGCTGTCGGGATGACGGGGATGGTTGTTCAGCGTGAATCGCAACCCGGCATCAAGCCATCGCAGACCACCGATACCGAAGTAACGCCGAGCGCGCGAATCCCATCCCTCTACACGGCGACGTGCGCGCGCCGCACCGCTGTCTGAATTTGGGTATCCATATGCGGTCGGCTCGTAGACGGTCATGGGCGCAGCAGGAACACTGCGCGATTCCGACTGCCGCTCATTGCCCGCCTCGTAGACCGTGGATTGCAAGGCGCTGTCTGTCTGGAAATGCGAAGTCGGTCGTTTGTAGTCGAACGCGCGCGACATGTAGCGCAAACTCTGCATCGTCTGCACGACCGCCCATTGTGTAAATCCGTCCGCTTCGTGATCAGCGTTACCGCGATAGTATTCGGCTGATTTCGCGTCCGGCAGCGACGACACGCGATCAAGAATGACGAGCGTCGTTTTCGACGGCTCACCCTCTTTCGTCGGTTCGTGCACCCAATAGAAGTACCAGCCTTCATCTTCCAGAAGGCGGTGTACGAAATGCAGGTCGGATTCGCTTTGACGACACCATGAGCGCACAGCAGGCTCTCGCGTCAGGTCGAACCGGAACCGCCCTTGGAACTGCGGATAGCGATTGAGAACGTCGGAAATGATTTCGCGCGCGTCCTTTTCGAGCCAACCCTCGTCGTTGTGGGTCTTGCTCAGGAAAATCAGGGCGGAGGAAAATTCCAGCTGGTACGTTGATACGCTACCGTCGCCCCCCAAGTATCCAACCTGATGCACGAAGCCGTGCACGGGCCGATAGACCGAATCCACGTAAGGCGCTGTTCGCTGCTGAATCCACAGCGTGACGGGCTGATGCATCAGCGACAGCAAATCGGTGTCACTGCGCAGCGATGCAACGTCGATTGTCCAGTGGTAGCCACCACCGATCCCGGACGATCCGCGCGCCCGCAACGGGGTCAACGCGTTCTTGCCGAGTGGAGTATCCAGCGTCAACAGCCGGTCGTGCTGTAACAAGCCTCGATGAACGGCCTCGTACAGGTCGCGATTCTTCAGGTCCACGGTCGCGGGTGGTCTGAGTACCATCTTTGTCGTCCTTCTCTCAGGTTCGCCACCGTCACAAAAGCAACGCAAAGACGGTCGGCCAGCGGCGACGTAAGGTCGCTCTCGCGTGATTGTAGCTAAAGTCTGAGGAATATTTACCGACTTGACGAAAGTTGACGCCGACCCGTCGGATCAAAGTGCAGGGGCATGACTCGCGTTGTTTGACGTGCTTGGCGCACCCATACTTCCTGAGCCGCCGCAGATTGCGTGGGAATCAGTCGATGGACGGACAGCCCAACGGTGTCATCCCCCTCGTGTACCTCGTTTCTTTGATGATGCTTCGACCAATTCGAACGCGTCATTGATCAATTTTTCGAATACTTCCTGCTGCGCTGGCGACAGTTTTTCCAGTCGCTCCTGAATTCGGATCGCGCGATCCATTGCACCAGTTCCGCTAGCTCCCAACAAGTCGGCAAGACGGCAGTCGAGCTTTTCGGCAATCCCGGCCAATCGTTCGAGATTCGGAACCAACGTTCCTCGTTCGATTCGCGATAGCGACGATTGCTCGATCTGGATGAGTTCAGACAACTTTTCCTGAGTCATTCCAAGCGCCTTCCGGCGAGCGGAAATGGCGTCGCCAATGGATTTCGCAAGTTGTGCAGCGTTGCTCAAGACGAATGTCCTCCCCGGTAGTCGGGGAAGTGTCAATTCTCGTCTCCGCAGCGTGAAGGGCGTCACCACACATATTATTCGCTATAGAGTATATTATGTGCAGCAGCGAATTCCTAGGTCGTGTTACGGCCCGTGAACACATTCGATATACGCCTTCAGTTGGCTATACGTGCGACCTATCACGGTTTCCGCGCCGTGTTCGCACGCTATTTTTCCATCGACCGCACGTCGCAACGCTGGCCGAGGTCCGACAACAGAATTTTTTCGACGGGGAGCCATTGTTGCGATCGCGAACAAGATGGCTCGCGTAATCTGGTCGATGCTCGCAACCGGCCAGTCGTATCAGAAAGCAGGGTAGCAACTTCACCAACGATGCGTTGACGAATTGACGAGTGGCACACCGGTCGATCCGGGCGAGCAGGGAACCTGATTTTTATAACGGCCCTTGAGGTCTTCCAGTTGTTGAGGCCTGCACGTGCGGAATTCCAGTTGGGCGCTGGGCGATGCCCTGACGCCGGATATATGTACGCAATCGACTTCCGTGTCCGTCAACCTCCGTTTGCTATTGGGAGCAGTCCATATATGTAAAACGTCGCGTCGCTGATTCCCATCTTGCGGCAGACCTCCGCGACCGGCGTGCCCAGCTCGGCCTGCTTCAACGCATAGGCGATCTGTTCTTCGGTGAACTTGCTCTTCTTCACGGCATGACCTCCTGGTCTCGATGACAACGTCATGCCGAAATTTTCCACTTCCAAGTGGGACAGTTTTGTGGGCTAGGGTCAGTTTTGTGGGCTAGGGTCAAATGCAATCGAAACGCAACAGAAATCTTTCGGTGATATGTGCGCGATATCTTGGTGAAGGTATGCCAGCGTGACGAGGCGCGCGGTTCGAGCGACGCCCGTGACAATGCGAGCACGGCCGACTGGTCGCCGCTAGTGTATTGATGGCTTTTCGACAGTGACATCCATGCGACGACTCTCCCTGCGCGCCGCGTCCGCGTGCTTCGCTTCGCTTGCGGCGATCGCAGCGCTCGCAACCGTGAAACACATCGATATGCCCGCCGACCCGGCGAGCGCCACGATCAACGTGCAGGCCGCGTGGGTCGAGATCGGCGACGCGAACCAGGCGATCGCCCGCGTGATCACGAATTTCATCCCGGCGTCGGCCGGCGATCCGCTGTGCCCACAGCTCGTCATCGACGGCAAGCTATCGCGGATGACGCTGCGCGTCGCCGCCGGCACCGCCGCGCAACGCCCGACAGCAAGCGACCCCGCCGATTCGAAGCCGTCGAGCTTCCCCGTGTCCGTCTGCGAAACCACGCTGCCCGCGAACGCCAAGGACGTGAGTGTCGCCTCGCGCGCGTTGCCGCTGCCGAAGGCCGAGCCGCAGCGCGTCGCGATCGTCGCCGACACCGGCTGCCGGATGAAGAAGGCGGACAACGCGTTCCAGGCGTGCAGCGACGCGACCGCATGGCCGTTCGCGACGATCGCCGCGAGCATCGCGAAGCTGAATCCGGATCTCGTGCTGCACGTCGGCGACTATCACTACCGCGAGAACGCGTGCCCGCCCGACATCGCCGGCTGCAGGAACAGCCCGTGGGGCTACGGCTGGGACGCGTGGCGCGCGGATCTGTTCGAGCCCGCCGCGCCGCTGCTCGCGAAAGCGCCGTGGGTCGTCGTGCGCGGCAACCATGAGGAATGCGCGCGCGCGGGCCAGGGCTGGTTCCGCTTTCTCGATCCGCACCCGTATTCGGATGCGCGCTCGTGCAACGATGCCGCGAACGACGGCAACGCGAACTATTCGGAACCGTATGCGGTATCGCTCGGCAGCGGCTCGCAAGTGATCGTGTTCGATACCGCGAAGGTCGGCCGCGCGGCGCTCAAGACGACCGACACGCAGTTCCAGATCTACCAGAAGCAGTTCGAGACGGTGGCCGCGCTCGCGAGCAAGCCGGGTATGTCGACGACGATCTTCACGAACCATCACCCGATCCTCGCGTTCACGCCGATCGCGGGCAGCACGCCCGCGCCGGGCAACCTCGCGCTGCAATCGGTGATGTCGAGCCTCAACGCGCAGGCGTACTACCCGCCCGGCGTGCACGTCGCGCTGCACGGCCACGTGCACGACTTCCAGGCGATCAATTTCGCGTCCGGCCATCCGGCGACGATCGTGTCGGGCAACGGCGGCGACAACGTCGACGTCGCGTTGCCCGACCCGTTCCCGGCCGCGCTGACGCCCGCATCCGGCGCGGTCATCGACAAGCTGTCGCACAACAACAGCTTCGGTTTCCTGATGATGGAACGCCGCCCCGCGCCGGCGACGGGCTGGGTTTTTCGCGCGTACTCGGCCGCCGGCAAGCTGCTTGCATCGTGCATGCAGGCCGGCACGACGCTCGCGTGCGACAAGACGGGGTTCATCGCGCCGTGAGCACGGGTTCAATTGACCGCCGTGCGCTGCGCGCGCATCGCGTACGCGGGGTGTCGCGCGCCGGCCGCGCGCGCCGTGTCACCGCCCTTGCTCTCGCACTCGCGGCGCTTGCCGGTGCCGCCTCGCTCGCGGTATGTGCCGCGCCCGCCAGCACCACCATGCTGCTGCCCGGCGCGCCGCCCGCGCGTGTGGTCGATACGATCGGCAACGGCACGCCGCAGGTCTCGTCCAAGATCGATGCGTCCGCCGCGCGCTTCGTGCCGGACCCCACGCTCGTCGCGCTCGGACGCCGCATCTTCTTCGACACGCGCCTGTCCGAGCCGCGGGGGATGTCGTGCGCCGGCTGCCACGATCCCGGCCGCGCGTTTGCGCCGACGCTGTCCGCGGCCGCGCTCGCGGGCCCCGGCGTGCCGGAAGGCAGCCGGCCGGGACGCTTCAGCCGGCGCAACGCGCCGTCGCTGCTCTACGTGCGCTACGTGCCGCGCCGCCACTTCTACCAGGACGACGACGCGCCCGCACCGTCGCCGTTCGGCGGCCTGTTCAGCGATGGCCGCGCGGACACACTCGCCGAGCAGATCCGCGGGCCGCTGTTCGACCCGAACGAGATGAACAACCGGTCGCCCGCCGCGCTGCTGCGCAAGGTCGACGCGACCGAACTCGCACCGGCGCTCGCCGCGCGCTTCGGCGACGGCGTGCGGCTCGACCCCGCACAGCTCGTGCGCGCGCTCGGCGCTTCGGTCGAGGCGTACCTGCAGAGCGACGAGATGGCGCCGTTCACATCGCGCTTCGACGCATACCTGCGCCAGCACACGCCGCTTGACGCACAGCAGATGCGCGGCCTCGCGCTGTTCAAGAATCCCGACAAAGGCAACTGCGTGAGCTGCCACACGTTGTCGGATACGTCGAGCCGCCCGGAACGGTCGCTGTTCACCGATTTCGGTTACGACGCGATCGCCGTGCCGCGCAACCGCGCGCTGCCGGCCAATCGCGACCCGCGCCATTTCGACAACGGGCTGTGCGACACCGCGCGCCGGCTGCGCTGGCCCGAACCCGGCCAGTGGTGCGGCTACCTGCGCACGCCGAGCCTGCGCAACGTCGCGCTCAAGCAGACCTTCATGCACAACGGCGTGTTCACGTCGCTGCGCGACGCGGTGGCGTTCTACAACACGCGCTCGACCGATCCACGCCACTGGTATCACGGCGCCGCGACGTTCGACGACGTGCCGCCCGCGTACCGCGGCAACATCAACGTCAACTCGACGCCGATGAATCGCCGCCCCGGCACGCCGCCCGCGCTGACCGAAGCGGAAATCGACGACCTCGTCGCGTTCCTCGGCACGCTGACCGACGCACGCTATGCCGCCGGCGTCCCCCCTCATTTAAAGATTCATGATTCGCAAGCCTTTACGATTGCCCCATAACACTCAAGTACGATCTCAAGAAGCCGTAATCAGCACAATCTTCGATCCCTACATCCATGGAAATCATCAAACAATTTTGATTTAAAATTTAAATCCTATGGTGTTTTATGAATTTCTCAATAAACATCATTTTCAACAATTTTTATAGGTTACGACATGGGCCAAGAATTGAAAACTCGTAATATTTTCTGGCGAATTGTATTGCTGGGAATCGTATCGCTGTCGATGGTAACCATGACGTCAAATGTTTGTGTGGCCGCACCTGGATTTCCCGCCATCGTAGCTCACCGCGGCGGGACGGGGGACGCGCCGGAAAATACGGTATACGCGATCAGTAAGGCACTGCAAAATAGTGCGGATGCCGTATGGATTACGTTGCAACTCTCGTCGGATGGTGTCCCGGTGTTGTATCGACCGACCGATCTGAAAGTGCTAACTAGTGGATCCGGGCCGATTTCCGCCTTAAGTGCTGCCCAATTGGCACGGCTTGATGCAGCATACTATTATAATCCTAAGGACGGGTATCCGCTCCGAGGGAAGGGATATGGAATTCCTTCTTTGGAAGAGGTTCTCAAAACCTTTAAAGATACCTTCTTCTACCTGGATATTAAATCACCGGATGCTGATCCGAATCGGATGGCCACTGCGTTAAGCCAGGTTCTCGAACGGACTGGGGCTCTTTCACGCGTACGTATTTATTCCACAGAAGCAAAATATACGGCCGCAGTGCAGGCGATGCCGCACTTCGAGACACGGGACGAAACGCGTACGGCTTTGGCGAACGTTACGATGAATCATACTTGTCAACTCAGTCCTAAATTTGGGAGTTGGTATGGATATGAGCTGCGACGCGACGTAACGCTGATCGAGGAGACCACTCTCGGAGTGAGCCCGCCGTCCCCATCTCGACTGGTTTGGAATCTTGAGGCTAAGACCTGCTTCATCGACACGGGAAAGGGGAGCGTCCTCCTGATTGGAGTTAATTCCGCTGACGATTACGCAACAGCAGCTTCATTGGGAGCCGCCGCCGTCCTTGTTGATTCCCCAGCGCAAGCGCGACATTGGCCAACACAGGTTAGTATGCCCTGAACAATGAGGCCGGCCGGAAAAATGGAAGCCAACGTTTCGTAAAATCGAGAAACGGAGGCATGCATGAATCGAATTCCAAGAGCGGTCTATACGAAGGAGCTACGCTGTCGGGCGCAAAGTAATAATGAGCCACTTTGTGCGAAGTAAATCTGAGCCACCTTTCAGTGCAGTCAACCTTTTGCGCGCAAAGGCTGGCGATGCTCCAGAAGGAACAGTGGATGCAAATCCATGTGCTCAAAGCCCAAGGCGTATCGGAGGGAGCGCGAGATCACGCGGCGCCTGGGCATTTCTCGCAACACGGCGGGCGCGGTACCTGTCGGCCGAGGAAGTGCCGCGCTACAAACCGCGTGAACCGCGACCAACCAGGCTCGGAGCGTTCGAGGCGTACATCCGGCGTCTGATCCGCGAGACTCGAATGGAGCCGTTTGCGGTTATACAGATCGATGTATTCGCCGATGGAACGCCGGGCGCTGATTGAGGAGTCGCCGTCGTTCGGGTATCGGACGCTCGCGCATTTGCTTGGGTTCAACAAGAACACGGTGCAGCGAATCTTCCGATTGATGGGCTGGCAGGTTCGGATGCGGCCGATTGGCTTTCGGCCTCGCGTACAAGCCATGCCGTCGGTGGCGACTGCGCCGAACGAACGCGGGTCGACCGATATGCGCCGCGTTTGGGCGGGTCGTGATGGGTGGGTGACGCTGGCGCGGGTGATCGATTGCCATACACGTGAACTGCTTGGCTGGCATTTGTCACGTAGCGGTAGGGCCAGCACAGCCTCGAGCGCGTTGGAGCATGCGCTGATCGCCCGGTTCGGCACACTCGGGCGTGTGCCTAAGCCGTTCCTGCTGAGAAGCGACAACGGGCTAGTTTTCACCAGCCGCGACACACGGCTCTGGTACGCAGTTACGGTCTGCGGCAGGCGTTCATCACGCCGCACTGCCCGCAACAGAACGGAATGGTCGAGCGCGTGATCCGCACGCTCAAGGAGCAATGCGTACACCGACACCGCTTCGAGACGCTGCAGCATGCCAGCCGCGCCATTGCCGACTGGATCCAGTTTTACAACCATCGACGGCCTCATCAGGCGCTGAAGATGAAAGCGCCGGCTGAGGCATTCGCGTTAGCCGCTTAACCTGAGCAGGTTCCGTTGGATCATTACACCTCTACCTAGCCGGCGCGACGAAATTGAGCAGTACCGCAGCGGTCGTAAGCGGTTCGCCCATGAAGTAGATCGCCGTATAGATCTCGCCCGGCGACAGCGTTACGCCCTCCATCACCACGCTGTCGTCAGTGACGTCTGCCGCGATCTTCACGCGTGCTACCGAGGCGGCCGCATTGTAAGGACTCGCGCGTCCTCGCCACAGTCCGACCCAGTTGCCTGCGGTCGCGGGCAGATAGCCCGACAACGTGTGGTACCGAAACGTAAGCGATGTCGCGCCGACCGACGCGAGCTGAAGCGTAACGGTGTCCACAACGCCCGTCGAGCCGTCGGCGGCGAGCAACGCCGATGCGCAAACGTCGTCGACTTCCGGCCCGACCGCATAGCCTACCGTGTACGGCGTGGCGCTGATCGACACTCCGGTCATCACCACCGTTCCGAGTTCGGCGTCGGTCGGAATGCCGAGCCGTGCCGCGGGCGCGATCGACCACGGTACGACGCTGCTTTGCCACAGCGCGACGAAGTCTCCATAGAGCTTCGGCTGATTCCCAGGCAGCCCCGCATAACTGACGTCGACGGTCGTGCCGGACGAGCCGGTAATGACCGCGGCGCACACGGACACCGTGGACGCTGCCGGCTGCGCGAGCGCCTGCGCCGCGGCGACGCCGGCGAGCAGGCCCCACAGGAGCGGCGCCGCGACGAACGCGCACAACGCGCGGTCGCGGCGCGCTAGCGGCATGGCAGCGGCGGGACCACCTGCGCGATGGACAGCATCAATCGCCGCATCCGCAGCAACGGCATCGGCTGGCCGGTAAGATTCGACATCAGCGTCAGATCCATCCAGAGTGTTCCGCCGCCCGTCGGTTCGTATGTGGAGAACCACGTTTCGATCGCGGCAGTCCAGTCAGCGGTCATTTTCGCGATGGTGCCCGCGCCGGTTCCGGCGACGTCGACCGTCAGCGGCGCCTGCATCAACACCGGCAACACGATCTTATCGAGCGCGGCGTTCAGCGCATATCCGTATGTCACCTCCACCTGTGCGACGATCTGCGGCAGCGTGTCGCCGGCGAGCAGATAGGCAAAGAGCGCGTCGAAATGCTCCTGAAGCGAACGCGTCACCGGCGTACCGGACGGGATCGCCGCCACATCGATGATCGCATTGGCGTCGTTGGTCGGATACAGCGGGCTGGCGAAGCGCACTTCGGGCGTCGTGTAGACAAACGCGTCAGCCGACGGTTTGCCCGGAACGAGTTCGCGGTTGCGCTCCACCCAGACGGTAGACCACGCGTCCTGGCGCTGCAGGATGTCGAGCGCGGGCAGCCGCACCGTACGGCCCGGAATGTTCTGCCCGTTCGCGGCGCTCAGGTATGAACCCTCCGGCCCGGGGCCGGCCTTGCGCTTGTACACGTAGTGGAAGACATCGCCGGCCTTCTGCGTGTCGCCAGGCGGCTGCCAAGGCTGCGCGTCGTACAGCGCCGGATCGATTTCGACGACCGGCTGACCCATTCCTGCCGGGACGGCGCCGACCAGCGTCACCACTAGCGCGCCTTCGGTATCGCCAACCTCGGCCGAGCCTTCTTCCTCATAGAACGCGAAGGTAAGCGACGGGTCGCCGGTGAGCAGTCGCGCCGGGGCCTGGAACGTGAGACCCGTGCCGCCGCGGCGCTCGCCATTGCCTTGCGTATTTCCGCCTGCCGCGTCGACCAGTTCGTCGACCAGTTGGATGAACGATTGCAGAGCGATCGATGCGTCGTCGATCTTTTGCTGGTCCGTCATCGGGTCGACCGTCGCATCGATGCCGGCGAGGATGGTTTGCAGATCCGTGTTCACCTTCGGGAACACGGTAATGAACTCCGCGAGCTGCGCGAACGCATCCGGGAAGCTCGCGAACAAAGTCGGCGCGGTGCGTAGATTGAATTCGACCTCGCCGTAGATGCGGTCTTGCGGATAGTGGAACGGCAGCGAATAGGTGAACGCATAGTCCCACTGCTTGAGCAGGGGCAGGCTCGCGGTGTCGAGGTCATGGGTCGGGGTGCCGCTCTGCTCCGTCATCGCGGGGCTTGCCGGGAATGCGCGCAGCACCAGCGGCACCGCGAAGTTCCCGAGGTCCGCCGCGAGCGGCCCGTCAGTGTCCGGCACGACGAAGCTGAGCCAGGTCGATGCCTGGTAATCCTCGATACCCGGCAGCGCGCCGATCTGATGCTCGATCTGGCTGCCTTGGTACGTCATGTCCAGCTCGACATACGACACTATCTCGCCGCCCGCGCCGCGTACCGAATCCGGAGCGTTGACGAGATACGTGAGCGCGCGCGTATCGCCGGCCTGCAACGTAAGCTTCGGCGAACTGAACGCGAGCGTGCTGGCCGGCAGGCTCGCCGAGCCAGTCGTGACAGTGCGCGTGAGCGGCGGACGCACCGCACGTCCCGTCGCGTCCTTCAGATTGCTGACGGTGACCGTCGTCTGTCCCGGCTGCACGTCCGTCGCGAGCGTGAGCGTCACCGTGCCGCGGTCGACCGTCGCCGTCAGCACGCCGGCACCGCTGCTCAATGCGTAGTTTTCGATGTTGCCGGCGGTGACCGGGTCCATCGGGTCGCTGAACAGCAGGAACACGGTGGTCAGTGCCTGTCCGTCGACATTGGCGGCCTCGAACACCGGTCCGTTTCGCGTGACCGGCCCAAACAGCCGCGGCGGCTGATCCGCGGCGGGCTCGATCACGTCGGCGGTCACGTTCGCGTGGAACTCCACCGCGGCGCGCGTCGTGTATGCGGCTGACAATCGCACCAGCAGTTGCTGGTAAAACGCTTCGCGCGCGGCGGACGGGTCGGAGGTTTCCCCCGCGAAGACCGGAATCATCCACAGCTTCGCGACCGTCGCGAGTCCCTTCTTGCCGTCGAGGATCGACTGCAGATAATCAGCGGACTTCAACTCGCCGACGATCTGCATCGGCGCGGTGAATTGCGGTGTCAGCACGTCGTCGACGGCGGCGAACACCTGCGCGCACCACGTGTCGAGATCGACATCCGTGAAATCGGTGGTGCGTGACGGCGTCGACGAGATGCCCTTGCCGGTCGTGTAGTCGTAGATCGGTACTTGCGTGCGGCTGATTAACCGGTTGCTCGCCGGCTGCGGCGCGAACACGGCCGGGTTGCCCGCGTCGGCGATCGCATACGAGATCGCCTTGCCGGCAGCGAGCCCGACGCGTACCGCCCAGACCGTGCTGGCCGCTCCAGTGGCGGGCGGCGCGGTGCGATCGACGCCGGTCGCCACCTTCAGCCGGACACTGCCCGGCGTCGACAGCGCCTGTTCGAAACCGGTCGCGAACGTAACGAGCCCGAGCGTGCCGCCGGTGGCGCCGAGCGCATCCTGCAGCGGCGCGACGCGCGTGCTCGCGCTGCGAATGCCGGCGACCGTCTCCAGCCCCGGCAGCACCGGGCCGTGCGCGCGCGTCATCGTAAATGATGTCCACAGCGGGAAGATCTGCGCGGTGTTCACCTGCTGCGGTGGCACGTCCACGTCGAGCGGCAACCCGGCGGCGGGCGGCACGGCAACGCTCTGGAACTTCGAGCGGTCCAGCACGAACGCATAGACACTGGAGGCCGCGCCGGCTGTGCCGAACAGCCAGTCCATCAGCTTGTCGACGGCGGCCGGCGCATACGCGACGCTGCCCGGCGCTCCGTGCGCGTCCGCGAGCAACGAAGACTGCGCCGACAGATCGACTCCGGCGGGATCGGTGAGCTGGTAGTACAGCTGTGTATAGACGTGCAGGTCCTGCGACGCGTTCTGTTGCACGGTGCTGCTGCGCGTGACCGGATTGTCTGGCCAGTCGAACGACGCCTGCCCGCTGTAGCGCATGTCGCTCGCTTGCGCTTTGATATCAGTGGCGATCACTGTGTAGCGCAGGTTGTCGTCGAGCGCCGGCACCGTCAGCATGACGGTTTTTCCATCCGCGGCCAGCGACGCCGAATCGACGGTTCCCGGCACCAGTTGCCAGCGCGACAGTTCGCCGACCGATGCGGCGTCGAGCGCGTCCGTGAATACCACGGTGATCGTCGTCTGCGTCGCCGCCGATGCCTGCAGCAAGCCTTGGTAACGGCTCGGATCGAAGCTCAACTCGATATTCAGCCGCGGGTTCGCTCCGTCGCTGCCGGGCAGCACCTGCCAGTTCGAAGCAATCGACGGCCATTGCGACAGCGACACCAGCGGATCCGTGTAGCCGGTGAGCAGCGGCGCGTCGTTGTACGGCGCCGCATCGCCGGCCAGTGGGTCCGACAGCGGCGTCGACAGCACGTTGCCGTAGTAGTCCTGCCACGCAAACGAGATCTGCAGTATGCCGCCGACACCAAAATACGGACTGGCGCTTGCGGGCGGCAGCGCGACCGCCGCGCGCGGCGCTTGCGGCACGTGCTTCGCAAAGCGTGCGTAAGGCAGCGCCTGACTGAAGTTCCACGCTTCGACCTGATCTGCCGGAACGACGGTGCGAACCTTGTCGTTGCCGTTTTCTTCCGGAGCCTTGGTTGTCGGTCCGGCGGGCAGCCCCGGCGGATCGCTCGGCCGGAAGTCGACGTTGCCGTATACCTGCTGGTTCAACAGGCTGAAGTTGTTCAGCAGCAGTTCCGTTCCGTAGTCCGGCGATGTACCGTCCACTTGCGGCGGCGCCGGACGCAGCGCGGCGAGCGCCTGCACGCCCGGCTGCACCGCAGCCGAGCGCACGCGCGGGCCGCCGGGAATCACGAGCGGCACGCCGGCCGCGAACAGCTGGGCCACCCGCGCGTTATGGGAAGCAAGCGCGTCGACCGGCTCGCCGTACCAGCCCGCGATATCCGCGAGCGACGCCGTGTGCGCGCTCGTGCCGGCAGTGAGCGTGAGGTCCGGTACGCGGATCGCGGCCGGGAACGGCAGTGGGTCGGGCAAGCCGCCCCACAGCGGATTGGCGTCGTTCAGCGCCTGCACCGTGGTGCCGAAGCGGCTCGCGACCTGCGCGAGCGCGATGCCGCCCGGCGGCGCCTGGTAGACCCCTTCGCTCACGCGCACGAGCGCGCCTGCGCGAAGCGCGACGTTCGCGTTGGCTTCCGCGATATCCGCCTCGTCCGAATACCATTGCGCGGCGAGCGACGCGAGCGTCTCGCCAGCGCCGCTCGTGACGGTGGCTGGAATCGGCGCCGCTTCCGCGAACAGCACCGCGTTGCCGGTATCCAGCGCGTCGGTCGTCACCACCGCATTCATGTAATTCGTGACGCGGTCCTGATCGTCTACGGCCGCGGGCTTCGCGTACAGCACGATCAACGTCAGCGATGCCTCGTTGCGGTCGTTGAATATGCGATCGGGCAGCCCGCCTCCAGCGGCGCGATCGTAGTAGTACAGGAAGAAGCCGCCCGAGCGTGTGATGCTCGCTTCCCACAGCAGCCGCATGAACTCCGACGGCGAATTGAGCAGCGTGAGCTGCGGCGTTTCGCCGGCCGTTTCACGCAGTGCCGCGAATGCGGCGCCGGCAGGCGGACGGGTTTCCGTCGACAGGTTCACCTGCGCGATGCCGAACACGACGCTCGCCGCGCCGCCGGTCTGCACGCCTTCGCCGCCGCCCGTTGCGCTATCGGGTGCAAAACCGACGCTCAGGCCGAAGTAGGCCGAATCGTCCGCCTGCACCTGGCTCAACAGTTGTTCGAGCACCACGATTGCAGCGCCGCTCGCGCCGACCACCTCGTACGTGTCGACGGACGCGGGACTGCCCGCTACCGGCGGAATGCGCCGCACCGTGAAGCCGATGGTCGACGCCCATCCGTACGAGTCCACCCCGGTGGTTTCGGTGGCGCCCGTCGCATCGTCGTAGCGGGCCACCCGCAGTGCAAAGCGCGGATTCACCGCATGGGTGGCCGGATCGGGAAGCGCCGCGAGCGCGCCCGGCAGTTGCCACACGCGCAGCGACTGCACGCCGGCCGGCGGCTGGCCATAAGGCAGCGCGACGGTGTGCGTGCTCAGCCACTGCAACGCGGACGTGAACGGATAGGTCGCGAGGGCGGTATCGTACATCTTGCCCGCGCCGAGCATATCCATCGGCACGACGAGCCGTGTCTTCGCGGCGGCGGTCACCTGCGCGATACGCGTCGCGTCGGGCGTGCCGGGCGTGACCGACAGTGTCAGATGGTCGGTCGGGCCGCCGTTGCCGTCGACGAAGCGCAGCCACGACGAACCGGCGCCGGCCACGCTGTCGAAGGTCGCCGCGAACGGATCGGCGCCGAGTGCGGGCAGCGGGAATTGCTGACCGGTCAGCGCATAGAGCCCGGCTTGCGGCGGCAGCTTCAACGTGCCGTTCACGTCATGCACCCACATGCCCATCTCGTTGGGCACGATCGACCATTGCCCGCCCGTGCCGGTCGGGCCGGACGTCGGGAAGCGCAGCCCGTGCATCGTATAGCTGCTCGCGATGCCGGACAGGTGCTGCAGCATGCCCGAGCGTTGCGCTTCGGCGAGCAGTTCGGCCAACGGAAATTGCGGCAGGTGCGGCAAGTCGAGCGTGTCGCCGGTGTCGAACAACCCGGCTACCGTGCCGTTGGCGGGCTGGTCTGCCAGCACCGAGACGGTCACGCCGAAGCGCGCCGCGACCTGCGCGAGATCGTCGCCTTGCTGCGTCGTGTAGCGGAACGCCGGAACCGTAAGCGACGCGACCGGCGCGAGCAGGCCGGGTTGCGTCAGCACCGCGCTGGTCGCGAGCAGATCGGACACGGTTACGCCGAACGCGTTCGCAACGTCGCCAAGTGTGTCGCGCGGCTGCACGGTGTACGCGTCCTTGTCCGGATACTCGATCTTCACGCCTTCGAGCAGCACGCTGCGGCCCGCATTCGCGGTGGCCAGTGCGGCCGCGCCGAAACCGCCGGCGTATACGGGCAGCGCGGCGATCGACGCGAAGGTGTCGGTCGCGAGCGCCGTGTACGCCGTGTACGGCATGAGCGCGCTCGCGCCGATACGCAGCATGCCGGCCGCGTCGAGCACATCTGAGTCGGCCAGCAGATCGTTGAGCTTCGCCCGGTAATGCGCAGCGATGCTGACGAGCGTGTCGCCAGCAACGCTCGTGTACGGATCGAAGCCCGGGTAAGTGATCGTCGCGCCCGGCTGCAGCAGCGCAGCGTCGGCCGCATTGGCCGACGCGATCGCACTTGCGGGCAGCGCGTCGTCGAAGGCCTTGGCCAGCGATGTGAAGGTCTGGCCGGTCTTGGCCAGGCTGATCGAGCTCGTGACGCCGATCGTCAGTGTTTTTTCGGCGACGAGCGCGTGCAGCGCATTGGCACCGAACACGTCGTTCAGCGTGTACAGCCCGTTCAACTGACCGGTCGTGTTCACCCAGCTCACGACGTCGTCCGGTGTCTCGTTCGCGTCGAGCGCGTACTTGAAGTCGCGCAGTGCGTCTTGCGCGGCCTTGACCATCTGCCGGGCGAGCAGCAGAAAGTAGTCGGAGAACATCCATCCGGCCATCGACAGCGGCGCTTCTTCCACGAATGCCCGCGCCGCCGCGCCGTTCGCCGCTTGCTCGCGCTCCACCTGCACCGCGAGCTGGTCGAACCATGCGCGCAGTTCGGCCAGCGTGTTTTCGCCGAGCGCGTTATAGCTGCCGAGGGTGTACTGCACGCCCGGGTAGTCGTTGCCGTACGGCGGAATCATCACGCGCAGTTGCGGCGGCGCCGGGAAATACGCGGTATCGGCCGACGCATCCTGATCGGTCGGCGGCACGCGCAGATTGAATCGGAAATGCGTGTCGAGGAACGCCTGCACCGCGTCAAGCGGGATCGGCGTCGGATCGTCGCCGGTGCTGACGAGCACTTCGTCCGCGAGCCAGTCCAGTAGCGTCGCGGGAACCGGGCATCGATCGACCTCGTCCGGCGTCATCGGCCCCTGAACGGCCGCGATGGCCCAGCGCAGCACCATTTTCGCGAGCGCCTCGAACGAGCTGTCGGGCGCGCTTCCCGCCGCCTTGAGCTTGCTCGCGCCGGCATCCTGCCCAGCCGGCGGCACGGATTCGATCAGCAGCAGCGCGACCCAGCACGACAACTGGTTCGCCGGTTCGCCCTGCGGTGTCCATTCGTCGCGCGCCGCGGTGAGCCCCGGCACGAGGTAGCCCGACAGGTCCGTCACGCCGTCCGGCCGCAGGTTGCCCCAGTTCGGCGCGCTCACCAGCAGGCTGTCGCGCGCTTGCGCGCGCGCGAAGCCGGAGAGCCGATGCTCGACCGGCAGACGCAGCACGCCGCGCACGTTGCGGCCATCGCCGAGCCAGGGCGCGGCGCCCCGGTTATCGATCGTGAAGGTCTCCTTCAGTCGCATCGAGAACGAGAACGAGATGCTGATCTTGAACAACCCGAGGTTGATCTTCACGCTAACCGACACGTCGACCGAGGCGATCACTGTGATCGTGATCGACACATACGATTCGTACGTGAGTTGCAGCAGGAGCTTGACCGTGATGTCGACGTTCGCCTTCACGATCGCGAAGTCGACGCTGCCGTACACGCGGCCGACGATGCCGACCGTGCCGCGCAGCCAGAAGTAGTAGTCGCCCTGCAACTGGGTGGACGGCTCGCGCCCCGAGTGGGTGAGCTGATACGGGTTCCACTTCGCGAGGATGCCTTCGAGAATCCCGACCACGGTCACGCTGAAGCCGGCCGACAGGATGCCGTATTCGATCGACTTGCCGAAGCCCACCTGCATGCCGAAGCCGAATACGAGCACCGGATTGAACGTGCCGTACGACGACGCGGGCACGCGATTGGTGCTCGCGCTGGAGAGCTTGCCGAAATAGAAACCGGCCGAGCCCAGCACCGGAATGCCGGGCGGGATGATCGCCTCGATCGTGAACGAACGCGAAAAATTCTCGTTCCACGGGAAGCCGATGTCCACCTGGAAGTCGCCGTTCGTATAGACGGCGATGCCGAACACGGGCAGCGTGAGTGAATACGCGCCGACCGTCAGATGACGCATCAGGTCGGGCAGCGTGATCTCCGCCTGGTACACGCCGACGGTGTCGCTCACCTGACGGTACATGATCTGGAAGTCGAGGCCCTTGAATACCTTGGCCGCCGCGCCGTCGAGCGCAATTCGCAGCCCGTACAGATGCGGGTCGTTGAACACCGCCTGCAGCGTCAATACATAGCCGGACGATTCCGCCAGCGCGCTGCCGTCGTTTGTCACGCGCAGCGCGTTCGCGTTATTGCCGGTTTGCCCGCTGTCGATCTTCAGCACGCCGAAGTCGGTGCCGATCAGCCACGCGCTTTGCGCATCGAAGCGCACTGCCGGAATCTGGCCGGGCTTCGGATCGGGCAGCGTGGCCATGCAGGCGATGGCCTTTTGCACCGTATCGGCGGTCGCGAAGCAGGGCAGCGTGATGTGCTGGCCCATCGCCAGCAGCCGCAGGTCGAGATACTTGTTGCCGTTGCCGGGAGGCGCGGGCGCGGTGCCCGGCTTGCTCGCATCCCACTCGAGCGGCGTGCTCGGATCCGACTGCCAGAAGAAAGACCCATTGAGCGTCACCATCACGCCGCGATCTTCGCCGGTGGATTGATAGCCGACGTCGATGCTGTCGATGCGCGCGAAGCCCAGATTGATCGGGCCGATCGTCACGGCGAAGCTGACCTTGTTGCGACTCGGCGTGGTCTGGTTGAACGTGTATTTGAGCGCGAGGTTCGACAGCGGGATCGCGTTCAGGAAACTCCATGGCGACTCGAGCCCGAACTTCGAGCCGGTCGCCCACGACACCATCGTTTCGATCATCGAGCCGAGCGTCGTGTTCTGCTTGAAGCCGAGCGTCGCGGTCCAGTCCTGGGTCGTCGGGTCCGGTCCGTCGACCACACCTTCGAGAAGGCCCCACGTGATCCCGTATTGCTTGACCTTCGGGTTGTAGTCGAACCAGACGGTGAGGTCGATGTTCTGCCAGATCACTTCGAGGTCGAGCCTGCCGAATTTCCCCGGCACCTCTGCCTTCGCTCCCGCGTCGCCCATGCGCAGCTTCGCTGCGAGACTCACGTCCAGGAACGGCACAACCCAGTTGTCGGCGGTCTTGCCCGTGAACGCCCACGTCGAATCGGTGGGCGAGCTCGTGATCGTCAGCCCAAGCCCGTCGATCGCGTACTCCTGCCCTTGCGGGGCCTGCCACGTATTGCCGAGGTAATAAACGAGCAACGCGCCGAGGCTCACCACTCCGGACGTTTGCTGCGCGTCGAAGGTCCACGCCTTCGCGGCTGTCTTGTACGTAGCCGTGGTGGAGAGCCCGATCGGGCTCTCCGAGTTCGGCAGGACGATCAGCGAGCCGCCGAAGCTCCCTTCAATTTCAGTCTGCGTGCCGCCGGCGCCGTTGTTGCCGCCGGCATCCGCTTTCGGCGGATTGATATCGCGTGAAACGGCGTCGATCGCGAAGTTCAGGCCGGTGATCGTAAACAGCGCATTGGCGGCAGACGGCACCGGCCACTGCGCGGAGACGTCCATCGAGAAGCTGTACGCGCCCTGCGCCTGATCCACGATGAAGCTCAATTGCTCGATCGCGGTGCTCGATACGCTCGCCGGAATGGCCGCGGCGAAATCGGCGCCCAGATACTCGGTGACGATAGCGGCGAGCGTGATCGGCGGGCTGCCGTCGATCAAGCCGCCGGTCACGCGCAGCGCGGGCACGCGCGCCTCCAGTTGCGCGTGGCCGCCGGCGATGTCGAACCGGCCGCCGATCACGTAGCGCGTGCTGCGCCGCTGCAGATCGCCGGGATAATCGGTCAGCGCGCTGAAGCTGAGCCCGGTAACCGTCACGCCGGGCACCAGTTGCCAGCTTCGATTCTCGGGTGTGCCGAGCGTGACGCCGATGTACTCCATCACGCCGTTCGCGTAGCTGTAGCGCAGCGCAAGGTTCTGCACCTCGATGTCGCTGAAGAACTGGATTTGCGATGGCAGCAGCGCCTGGATGTTGATGCCCCCGAGCATCTGAAAGATATTCGTGATGCTCGGTCGCGGCGTGAGAAATTCCGCTTGCAGCAGCAGGCGCCCCGGTTCGGACGGCAGCGTCAGCGACGCCTTCGCGGCGATCCCGGCCGTAAACGTCGCACCGACCGTGCCCGTCACGGGAACGGCCGCGTTGCTGTCGATGGCAAGCGCAAGCGACGGGTTGGCGACGCTGAGCCACTGCGCGCCCGGGAACGCCCAGACCGTGTCCGTAAACGCGCCGGACATCTTGCCCGCGATCGTCCCGCCGTTGTCGGTAAACGAGAACGCGAGCGTCAGGTTGCCTGCGCCGAACGCCTTCGACTTGCCGGTCAACGTGACTTCGGTTTTATCGGCGTTGATTTCCGTCACCGTGTCGGTGATCGTGAACACGACGTCGATCACGACTTGCCTGAAGAACTCGTTCAGGATGCCGTCGGTAACCGCCAGCAGAAAATCGAGCACACCGTCGACCGTGTGACTCGTCAGATCTTCGTAGAACGCTTCGAGCAGCTCGCTTGCGCCGTTCGCGTCGCCGCCTGCGACACGTGTCGGCGGCTTGCGGTGCGCGATGCGCGCGGGCGCCCGTGCGGCGGCGCCGGCCTCGTGAACAGGCGCGTTCGCGTCGTCCAGCTCGGCATGCGCGAGCGCGAGTCGGTGCTCCTCGAGCGCCGCCGGCCCGATCAGATTGACGAACAGATCGAGGCCGCGCAGCAGCTTGTCGTTCAGCTCGTCGTGAAAAAACGTACGCTGCGCCGCGAAGTAAGTCGCACGGGCGTTTCCGGCCGGCTGCACATACGCGTTGATCATCGCCGGCAGTTGCGTCGGCGGATAGGTCGGGCGATCTCTGTACCAGTTGTCGGGACGCGTGAAGTAAATGCCGTTGAACGACTCGTCGAGCGAATTGGTCGCGTCGGTGCCCGCGCCGGTGGAACTGAGCGGCAGCGTCGCGTAGCTGAATCGCGCATCCGCTTCGCGACTGTTATTGCTCGTGATCTTGAAGTACGGCTTGCCGAGATTGAGCATCAGTTCGGCGGTATTCTGCCCTTCCAGCACCGGTGGCAAAGTCGCGCTCGCATAAAGCGCATCGAACAGCGGCGCCGGAATTTTGCCGATGTAGACCACCAGCAGTTGATCGTCCTCGAGATACGACAGCTCTTCGTCGAGCTGCTCAACTGTGGGTACGCTATTCGGGCTGCCGAGATCCTGGACCCGGTCTTTGACCTTATTCTCCTCGTTCCAGCCCCGGAAATCAGGCGTCGTCCTGATCTTGTTTACCATCTGGCCGGCCGGGTCCCGCATCAAAAACAGGAACGCTTCCCACTCGGAAGCCGTGAGGGTCGTGATCTGAACCATCACCGTCTTTTTGACGGCGGGATGTGTGTTCTGCGCGATCAACGCGCCGGTGACCGCGTTGTACAGCGACGTATAGGCGCTCCCTTTCGTCGTGACGCCGTAGACGGGAAAAAGCGTGATTTCGCCAGCTTCCCGTCGTTCGAGCAGACGCTCGATCACGCGCGCCTTGTTCGCGTACGGCGTTTGCGCAATCGCCTCTCGGTCAGACTGCGTCAGCTCGGGATCGGCGAGATAGAACGCGCGCCGCGCAAGCAGCGTGGTCGGATTCAGCTCATCGAGGTTGTATTCGCTCGCCGTGCCGCCGGGCGGCATGATCCGGACCATATTGGTCCCGCGATTCCACGCATACGGCTGAAGCTGAACGTAGTTGGTCACATTCAGCAGGTGATACGGCGGCGTCTTGTTCTCGAGATCGTCAAAACCGCCGCTGATCGCGAACTGCGCGGGCGCCAGCGCTTTATCGAGCCGCACGACGGTGACATCGGCGGTCCGCCCGCCGGCACCCAGTTCAAACGTGACGCCGACCTGCCGGAACTGCGGAATCAGCAAGCGGATCTTTTCTTCCAGGTCCGCGTAGTCGGCGGAGTTGGATGCGGACAGCGCGAATGTATACGGCCCCGGCGCACCCATGCGAATCAGGTTGCGCAGGATATTGACCGACGACGATTGATGTCCGAAGTTCTGACTGTTCGCGGTGAAAACGCGTATCTCGTCAAGCGCATTCAGATAGTCCCGGACTTTCGTGATGCGTGCACCGAGATGAACCGTGAGGACGTTCTGCGTTCCCTGCGACAACCGTTCGATGACGTCATTCAGTCCAGCCACGAGCTTTCCCCAGAAGTCGGGCCGACTTTGAGCGGGAAGCCGGCGTGTTGTTGTACATCGCGTACCACCCGAGCCCCGATGCCTTGCCTTCGCTTTGCGGATTGCCGAACAGATAGAAGAGCGTCGAGCCGCTCGGCGGAATCTTGAGCAGCCCCATGAACTTGAGCGCGATCTCGGTGAGCATCAGCAGAAACGAGCGCTTGTCGCGGTCATAGGTGAGCCACATCTGTCCGATCGAAAGCCGCAGCACGTTCTGCAGGCTGATCAGATTCGCGCCTCCGCCGGTACCCGGCAGTTGGATGCCCAGCGATGCGCGGTAGCGTCCCGCGTCAGCGCTCACGGGGGCCCATGCGGTGAGCAGGCCGGAGGTCAGCCCGATCGTTCCGGCCAGATTTCCGGGCGTGCCCATGTTCAACTGGTAGGCAAGTCCGTACCAGCGGTCGCCGTTGACGCCGGTCAACGTCGCGTCGGTGACGACGTTCAGGAATCCGTCGGCCTCCGGCGACGTTTGTGCGCTCCCTTGAACGAGTCCTTGCAGGCCGAGCGCGAAATTCACGAACAGGCTGTCCGGGCGCGGCGTGCTGGTCTGCATATCGAAGCGTATCTCCGACGCGGAGAAGGCGAACGCGATCGTCGCCGGGTCGGCCACAGGGAAGGTCATCCGCACGCCGAGGTTCGAGTACGCGAGTCCGCGCCGCAACTGGTCCTCGCCGGCATGACTGCCGAAGGAGAGGATGTCGAACGCGCCGCTGCTGTCGTTTGCCTGCACGACGGCGAAGTCGAGAAAGCCGGACAGCGCGAACCACGACACGATCTGACCGTTCGCGCCGCTGTCGCGCGTAGACATCTGCGCGCTGTCCACTTCGATTTTCGTGAACAGGTTGTTGTCGAAGTAGAACGTGCTCGTCGCGGTGGTGCCGAGGCTGTAGACCGCGCGACCGCCGTTGTCCTGGTAGCTGCCTCGCAGCACCAGCGTCGCGTACGGGTTGCCGCCTTCCCCCATGCTGACCACGGGCATATCGAACAGACTGTTGAGCGTGAGCTGCGCATAGCTCTGGAAGCGTTGCACGGCTGTGTTCTCGAACAGCGCCTTCAGCGTGAGCACGCGAAACTGGTAGTCGGTGCCCGCCGTCGGCGGCACCGGCCGCGGATCGATGCCGGGCGGCGGCGCTATATAAGCCGGGTCCACGTAGTAGATCAGCCCGAACATCGAACTGCTCGTCGTGAGCGCGATATCGGGCGCAGCGGGATCGTTTGCGATTTGGCTGATCTCGATGCCGAAGTGGTGCGCATTGAACAGCTCGGGTGCCTGCACGCCTGCGACGATGCCGACCAGATCGTCGGGAATCGAGCTGATCTTCATCCGCAGGAAGAGAATGCCGGTCCACGCGGGATCTTTTGCGATCGTGTTGAACTTCGCGAAATATTCGGGCTCCGCCTGATCCAGCGCATCCTGGAAGTAGCGCTGCAGCCAGTACGAAAGCGCGGTCAGCTCGTCCGGGTTCGGCGCGGCGACAGTTTCGTCGGGCGGCGGCGCAGGGTTCGGTACGAGGTCGCTCGGCGCGGCGAACACGTCTTTTTGCGTCCACATGTCGGGACTCGCGACGAGGCTGGCGGCCGGGTTCTGCGGGTCCCACAGCGGGCCGCGGCGTCCCTTCACGATCATCACATCGGCGTAGTCGCCGTAGCGGTTGTTCTGTCCGACCGCCGCTTCGAACGACCAGTCGCCGACGTTGATCCGGTTCGCGAATGTCGCGGACGGACCGCATGCGCCGCTGCCGTCCGCCGAGAACGCGCCGAGGTGCGCCGCATTGGCCGCGACAAGAAACAGATCGCTGGTCGCGAACGCCTGTTGCAGTTCGGCACCGGGGTTGCAAAAGCTCATTTGCCGAAGCGTCGGCGACAGGTTTTGCCCCAGCAGGATCTTGCTCCATTGGCCGGCGGCATCGACGGTGACGAGCAGGCCCGACGGAGTCGTCGTGTTGTACGGCGTGGCCGTGGCCATATCGGCAAGCTTCAGCGCATGCGCCTTCGATGAAGCCACGCCGGCGCCGCCGTCGGCAATGCGTCGGCGGCGCGTCGGCGAAACCACTTGGCGCTCGAAGTCCGCCATCCGCTCGGCGGTGAGCGCCGTCACGCCGTCTCCGGCCGATGCGCCCGCGTACGGGACCATCGGAAACGCGGACGACGGAAGCGTCACCGACGGGGTCATCGGCCCGAACAGTGTTTTCTCGCCGAGCGAATGGATTAACGCATCGCGACCGTATAGCGCGGCTCCCTTCGGCTGCGCCACGTAAGCGGCCGCACCCGGCGCGCCGGGTGCGCGCGCGACGGTTCCCCATGAGGACGTATAAGTCGCGTCGAGCAGCGGCGCGTTCACGTCCACCGGCGCGCCTACCGGCGACACCTCGGTGAACGGATAACGCGGCGCGTAGGCGGGCGAGCGCGCGGTAAACCGCAGCCGGTCGCCGGCATAGCCGCCATCGACAAAAGGCTGGAATGCGACGAACTCCGTGCCCTGCAGGCCGCAGATCAGATCATACGTTCCACCGTCGCTCGGCCCGTGCGCATGGATCACGAAGTCGCCTTCGGGCGCGATCTGGAAATCGTGATTGCCTTTGTCGTCGGGGGCGCCCGCATTGAAGAGAAAGCGCGCGGCATCGGGCTGCGTGTCCAGCGGGCCCGCAACCGGCGCGAGCGTCAGCAGTTCGCCGTAGGTGGTCGCGTAACATGACGAGAGCACCGTCGCGGAGCCGTCCTGATTCTGTCCGGTGAAGACGAGGACGCTGCGATCCGCCGCGATGGCGTGCGCATTCCACGGATCGCTCGGGTCGTAACTCGCATCGAAGCCGAGCATGTCGCCCGGATTCGGCAGATGACCGAATGCGAGCGGCAGCCACTCGCCGATCGCACTGCGTACCGGGTCGTCGTGCGGGATCTGGAACTGGAAGCCCCAGTTCCAGCCGTCATGAAGAAACTGGCGCTGCAAAAAGACCGGGAAGCGGATGCAACCGCGCGCCGCGCCGGACAATGGAAGCGTGCCGGCCGGGATCTGGCTTGCCTGGGGGGCGCCGGGTGCCGAAGCACCGCTGAAGAAAATGCCGTTAGCGGTTCCCAACCGAAAGGTGTCGCCGTCGAGCTGCAGCGTCACGCCGGCGCGCACATTGAGCGAGAGTGTCTCGAAGATCGGCGCTTGCAGCGCATTCGACACGTAGCTGCCGTCCGCGGCGATGCCCATCAACGGCACGCTGGAAATCGTCGGCGCGGTGGGGTCCATCAGCCACAGAAAACCGCGGTCGGCCGGCGAGCGGGCAATGACCTGATCCACGGCGCCGATGAACGCGTCGAGCAACGGCGTTGTCGAGAGCAAGGGCGCGGTGAAAGAAAACAGGAACGAGCCAGGCAACTGCTTCAACGCGAGATCGAGGTCGATTTCTTCGGTAGACGGCGACGGGCGCGGGAGCAGGTAGGCAAGCCATCCCGCATCGCCGGATGCGACCGGGCCGATATAGAGCCGCGATCCCTCAAACTGCGTGAAGAAGCTCAT